GCAATAGGCGGAATTCTTGTATTTGTGGGGATAATCGTAGGCCTATACGTTGGAGTTTGGTGGGCTTTTATTGGAGGCATAATTCAAATAATAAATGCCGTTAAAGCAACTCCAGTAGAGGCAATGCCGGTTGTCATAGGCATAGCCAAAATAGTGTTCTCAGGAACATTAGGCTTTATAGCTGGCGCTGTATTATGTATTCCAGGAATGTTTTTGACACAGTATAAATAGGAGGTGAAGTAAAGTGGGTGAGCTAGCGATATTGAGTTCTAACGGTGATGATAAGTTGATGTGGGACATTAATAACAAAGATGAAGTTGAAAAAGCTCATAAAGAGTTTGATAAGCTTAAGGATAAAGATTATACTTTCTTTGAAGTATTAAGAAATGGCGATCAAGGCAAAGAAATAAAAAAATTCGATCCTAAAGTAGAGTCTATAATCTGTATTCCTACAACTAGGAAAGGATAAAAATGATTTGTCCCAATTGCAAAGAAAAACAATGGTCTATTATGGACAAGAAATATCTAGAACTTTTTGGTCGTTGCTGGTCCTGTGATAAAAAAGATTGGGAAGCAGGTAAATTAACACTTGAAGAGTTTGAACAAAGAGAAATCGAGGCCTTGAAATGAAAATGTATGAAAATATTTTGATAATGACTGTAGGTTTGCCCAGAAGCGGAAAAAGCACTTGGGCGAAAAAACAAAATATTCCTATAGTCAATTGTGACAGTATCAGGTTGGCCTTACACGGTCGAGCTTTTATCAAAGAGGCAGAGAAAATGGTATGGACGATAGCTAAATATATGGTAATAGCTTTATTTTACGCAGGACATAAAAAAGTGATATTAGACGCGACTAATTTTTCACAAGCAAGAAGAGACGAATGGGTTGATGGAAGATGGTCATGTAAATATATTAATTTTAAAACTTCAAAAAAAGTTTGCTTAAAAAGAGCAGAAGATAATGAAGATTTAAAAGATATTATTGATTGGATGTCAGAGTTTATAAAATTTCCTACAAAAGATTTATATAATAGGAAAAGAACATGATAACTGAAATTTACTGTTCAATTTGTAAAGGCTATAATACAGTCGATATCCCGGAGCACGTGAATGGTTTACATATTATTATATGTGGCAAATGCAAACATGAGCATTATAGATGCATAAATGACGGGGTTATAACAGATAAAAGATATGAATGTGAAGTTTTGGAAAAATTCAAGATAAATTCTTTTAGATATGAAGGAGTATGGAGAGAGAAGCCTTGGGAAAGACCAAAAGAGAGCTTATTTTTAAATCAATTATGGGCAAGAGGTGAAGTATATGGTCACGCTAACTAATAATACCCGACTCTATATAGATACTTCAACCACAAATGTTTTTCGTGGTGAAGACGACACTACTGCTCATTGGCAACATGCAGATGCTGGATGGGTGACTTTAGATGGCACTCAAGCTACAGGTGGAACAATAACTAATATATATACTACAGGAACAACTTGTTATACATCACCTCAACATCTTCCAGCTAATATAGATATTGATTTAAGAATAAGACGAAATGAAATAGGAATGGCCGAATTGGAAAGTAGAGTTAATGTTGAAGGTCTTAAAACTCCATTTTCTAATCATGATTCTATAAGAAGAAGTTATGCTAGTAAAGGTGCTGTGGGATTATCTAATGCTGATTTATATTCTTTAAAAGAATTATTTGCTGCCCATTTAGTGCAATCAGCTCAACAACACGGTAAAGAAATAGCTAAAGATTTAGCTAAAAATGGATTAAAGTCTTTAGGAATTAGTAATAAAAAAGAGGCTATAGATACTGCAATAAAAGAGACGTCAATATCAATTCTTGTTAATGGTGAAATGGTAAAATTACCTCTTTCTCAATTAGTAAAAAGTAATAAAAATTTCGTTACTGATAGAGACGAATTAGTGTTTGATTTTGACGCAGTTAGATTGGCCATTAGAAAACATAAAAAAGGTATTTATTTAGATAAGGTAAAAACTATCAATATGAGTAATAATATCGTAAAGGCTCAGATTAAACTAGAAGATGCCTATAAATTCTGGGGCATAAAGACTGCAAAAGACCTTAAAAACTTCTCTGAAGAGATTATAAATAAAGAATTAAAAGCGTTAACATTATTAAGAAGACTAGTAAGAGATGAAGAGTTTACTAAATATATGATAGAGAAATTTATAGACGTTCCTGATATTATTAATAATAGGATTTATAGAATACATAGAGATAAAAGAATAGAAGTTATAAATTCAGTTAAAAGAGCAGAAAATTGTAAAGAAGGTCAGTCAACTGGAATAGAAGAATATTTATGTATTCATTTAGATAATCCAGGAGGGCCTATAACAGATGAAGTCATAGCTAAGTTAATGTTTGCTAAAACAAATCCTCAACAATTATTAGATAAAAGTAATAAATATAAAGCAGGACAAAATGAACCATTGCCTCAAGTTGAAGAATTAATAGTCGCAAGAGCATAATTTAACAAGAAGGAGGTTTTTGTTAATTAAGTAAAGTTCAAATAAAGTAAAGGAGTATTAAAATGATAAGTTTTTTAGGATTTTTAGCATTTTTAGTTTGTATATATTTGGGATATGAGCCGTTCATTAAGGCTGCACGGCATTTGTTCGAGGGTCAAGCACGCGTAACAGTTGCTTATTCATTGCCAAAAGTGATTATGTTAACTGTTTTAGGAGTATTCGTTTGGTATATGTTCGCTTCAATCATAATAATTCAGGCTGGAGACAGAGCCGTTATATTTAACGCTTTCAATGGAGTTCAGAATAAAGTGCTAAATGAAGGTATGCACATAGTACCAAGGTTAGTAAATTCTGTATCACACTATGATGTTTATACTAAAACATGGTCTGATATAATTCCTTGTTTATCATCAGACGGACTTCAAATGACTATGGATGTTTCTATTCGATATAGAATCAATGCTCTTAAAGTTGCTGACATAAAAAGGCGAGTTGGTGAAGATGAAGATATATTGAATAAAATTCTCATCCCGACAGCCAGATCTAAAATGAGAGATGTCACGACAACGTTTACAGCGCAAGAAGGTTACGCTAGCAAGAGAATGCAATTACAAGAAAGATACAGGGAATTGTTAGAAGAATTCTTCAAAGGGGAGGATTACATCATAGCCGAACAAATTCTTGTAAGACAGGTTACGCCTCCTCAAGCGGTAACAGATAAGATAACAGAAACTAAGGTTGCCGAACAAGACGTTGTAAAGCAAAAGAACATTTTAGAAGCACAAAAAATGATAAAAGAACAAACTATTGTAAAAGCTCAAGCCGAAGCCGAAGCACTAAGGATTAAAGGTAACGCAATAGCACAAAGCCCTAAAATTATTCAACTTGAATGGATAAAAGTTTGGGACGGTCACTTACCACAAATCATGACAGGTAGTGGTTCTAACTTATTGCTAAATGTAGGCGACATAAATAAAACTGCCAAGGAATAAAATGAAAAAAATATTATTGTTAACGTTTTTGTTAATTTTGTGTGCAGGCTGCATGAGTTATAAAGACTCAGAAATAAAAGAAGAGACGGCAGAAGTTATACAATTGTCCTATATACCAGAGCTTGTTAGCAGTGTCAGTGGAATGTCGATGGGAATGGACGGTAATATAGGTATTGTAGGTGGAACATCCAGACAAGACGAAGTATGGGCAGTTGTATTAAGATGTACAGCACATAGAAAAACCTTCGCTTTAAAATCTAAAGAGCTATATGACAAAGTAAAAGCCGGGGACATGGTCACATTAAAATATTATGAGACTATAAAATACGATAAGGACAATCCGGGCTTAGAAGAGGTCGTAGATGTTCACACAAAGCAAATCATATTTAATGATTACAGCGTAATAGATAGGAACAGGTAATGAAAAAAGAAATAAAACCTTGCGAATGTGGCGCAAATAGATGGAAGACAGTAAAAAAGAATAATAAGTATCAAAGAAAAAAATGTTGAAAACAGCCGAAATGTTTCTGGATGTTATGAACAAAGGAGGGTTGTCAGCTTGAAATCTGTAATATGTTTAAATCAGATTAAAATATTCAAAATTAGATCGCCCTTTGAAGGCTAGAGCTGGTACCTGTCCATGAGCAAATCTCTATTTGAGTTTAACGGTCATGTAATAGATTTAAACAAAATGGTCTTAATGACTAAAATCATAAGAGACAGACAAGAAAACATTTACGAATTTAATATAGTTTTTGAGGGCGGTTTTAAGCAAGGATTTACACATAGTGACAAAGAAGCAATTGAAGGAGCATTCGAAATAATTAAAGGCAGTTGGGAGACTTATAAAAAAGACAGGGAAACAGCAGAACTAATAGATGCACCTATATAACATTAAGTCTTCATTTTACATTGTTTAAATTACATGTTATAATATATATAGGAGAGGTATATTGAAACTCTATGAATGCGACAACGGGACTGTAATAGTTTTAGATAACGTAGAATTTATAAATGGCGTTAATACGGAAAGATCCAAAACAGGCCATATTTTCTACGCTTTTAAGGTTAGGTTTGTTAGTGGGGAAGAATGTCTAATGAAAGCAGATTCAAAGAAAGAAGTAGATGAGTTCAGAAAAGACTTTCTTGCAGAATTAAAGAAATATAACATAGATCAATCCATATGAACAGATTATATTTTTTAGAGGATGACAGCTCGTTTATACTATCTGAAGTGCTCGGGGTCAGTGAGATTTATAAGTATAAAGGGATATACAAATATGACATTTATTGCAGAAGTAAAAGCTTAAATAATTTTCAATTTAATGATACTGAAAAAGAGAACGTAAAGAGATCAAGGGAAAAGTTGATAAAGGCTGTTGACAATTATTTAAGAGATGAAAAAATAGACCAAAGTATATAAACAAATAACAAGCAAAAAGCAGTTATTTCGGGCGGAATCCTGGAGTGACTGTTTTTTTGTTTTTAGAAAGGAGCAAAACGTGTTAAAGGAAAAATTAAAAGACGAAAATTACTTAAAACAACAGATTAATAGCATTAGAAAAAAATGTGATAATCAAGACTATCAGAAATACAGCAAGAATGTCACATCTGAATTGGACGCGATATTGAGAAAATGTTACAGGGAAGACCACCCCGAAGAGATAGCCAAAATAGAGGAAGACCTAAAGAAGCAATATAGGGGCGTTCAATACAATCAAGAGTTCTTGAATAAATTGGTCGATCAAGAAATATTAGCCGATATTCTATTAGAGAGTGAGAGAGCCGCAGGGCAGAATCACTCTTCATATGAATGCTTATTAGATAAAATAAACATAGTCACGATGCAGGAATTATCAACTAAATCGAAAGGAGGGGTATTAATGTATGAGTTATTAGAAGAATTTCTGGATGAACTTTCAATGGAGGACCGAGACCTTATACAAAAAATCTTAGGATTACCCCCATACGATAATCCAATAACTATGGGTGATATAGCAACAGAAATGAAGGTAAGCAAAATGACAATATCTAACAAATATAAGCAAATAAAAGACAAATTAAAGCAGAGCTTAATGGAAAAATATGGTAATAAGCCTTGCCCATAGTTTTAGTGTAAAGTATGCTTTTTGTTAACATTATAACAAAAATCAATAAAACAGCTTTACAGTCATTACATTAGGATATATATTAGCAGGACAATTAAAGTTTTTGTTGCAACGAGTGAAAAAAACATATGAAGCAAAAAGCATATAGAATACAATGGTAAGAATATCTAAGGTAATAGAATTAGGCTTGAGCGAACAGGTATTAGAAGCGTATAAGAGAACTAATAACTATTCAAAAGTCGCAAAAGAATTCAATTTGGGTGTGAATCATATAAGGAACTTTATATTGAGCACTGAAAACAAAACTGATGAACTAATTACACAAGACAAGGTTTCGGCTAAAAAGAATCTCGTTCATTCCAATAATGCTCTTGAAAAGCTAGTAGAAAAACTAGAGGACATAGAAGGCTTGTTGGTGCAAATGAAGGATGAAGACGGAACCGTGACAGAAGGCAGGATAAGGGAGTACATTGTTGCCTGGAAAGGGGCAACAGAAACTTTGCAATGGTTTATAGACAAAAAGATCAAACTGCAAGAGACAATCGAGAATCAAGTATTCAGGGACAAGATAATAAAGGCAATCGAGGAGGCGTCCCCCGAAGTAGCCGCCAAGATAAAAGACGCGATAGAGAAAGAGCGCGACAAGTGGGGACTCGTGTAAATGGTCATAGACATTGCAATAATACACGATGTAATTGCAAGTGCAAAGAACAACAACTATTTGGAAGTCAGCGAAGACGTATATACGATATTAGAAAAACACATGAAGAACGGGAAATACCTGGGAATCAAAGTAGCGCTAAATGCGGCCATGAAAGATGGCTCAGCTAAATTACAACTAGGAGATTAAATTGGCAGACTTAACAAACAGATTCGCCGTATTGTTCGCTAAAATAAATCAAGCTCAGCAGCAATTTCAAAATCAGTCTGTTTCTAAATCGGTGCCTGACATGCCCAAGGACGATGCGGAGAACAGAAGAGAGCAGAATCTCTTATATCCTGAAAAAGTCGGCAAAAAGATACGAGAGAACAAGCTCAAAAAAGAAGCAGAGTATAAGGCATTTGTCAAATCCCTGACCGACGGAGAGATTTCCAATCTCATGTTGTTAGGTAAAAAAGGCCAGTTGGTTATTTCAAAGGATATGCTTAAATCAATAGGCGAAGACGGAACTGACCTAGAATTAGATAGGTTAGACGACTACAAATTAATAAAAAGAGAGATTATTCAGGATGACGGGCTGATTCAGTTCAGTCTCACCTCATTAGGTCGCAGAGTATTGGGAGATTTAAATTTATGAGCCGTCCAGTAAACAAAGTCATGTTAATGACAAACTATACCGGTTAGGTATAATACAAAGGACGACTCTTTAATAATTATGAAAAATTTATTGCCAATATTAAAATCTGAAACTATAATCCCCCTTGAGGGTTTCACTCCCGAGCAGTCGGTGAGAATAGAAAAAATACTCGCTAAGGTTCCTAAAAATATTGTAGCCGGAACTTTCAGCAAGATAGCGATGGATGCCGATATGGGAGACGGCGAAAAGTATAGAGCATATGGACGATATGATTCAAAAACTAAAATCATGATGATAAGTCCCAAAGCCTTTAAAACTAATCAAGAATTTGATGATGGCAAAAACAAGATGTCGAAACTTGAGCACGTAATAAGTCATGAAATTGCGCATTATATTGATTTAAATCACGGCATATCAGAAGACCCCGAATGGCTAAAGCTCAGCGGATGGTCGCAGAAACCTGAAACTGATGAGCATGTGATGATGGTCATACCACAAGAAGGAAAAGATAATTTAAAGAGCGGTTGGTATTACAACAAGAATTCTGATTTTCCGCGTTGGTACGGGAAACGGAGCCCCCGCGATGACTTCGCGGAGTGCTTTGCTTTTTATGTAGGTGGGCTATATGACAGGTTCAAGGACAAAAACAAATTAAACTATATCAAGAATAAAATGAATAAATTGGGATTAGCGGGAAATTCAGTATAAAGGAAAGTGAAGTTAATGGATCTAGAATCTGCAGAAATTAGTTTTAAATTCAAGATCGCGGTGCTGGTCTTGAATAGGCGGATAACAGATGGTGATTATATGTTAATGCACGGCCGCATAAAGAGAGAACTGAAAGAATGGGCAGACACCTGCGGCGGCAAGATAATACTACCCAACAGGAAAGTTGCGGTCGCCAAGTTCGTGGCGAAGAGGTGAAAAATAGATATGTCAAACATACCTGAAGTGCCGTTTATATTCACAGACCGCGGTGATAACGCGGGCAATGGGATGACACCAGTGGCTATGACAGATAACACGCATAACTCGCAAGAAAAAACATTCATCAATTTCAACATAGAGAAAATACGCAACGGGTTCCTGTTGCAGCAATCTGATGGTATCAGGAACAAAGTTTACTGTTCTACTATAAGCAATCTTAATAACATCCTCATAGAGGCTATTAAGGCTGCGTTCAGGGAATCTGTTATAAAAGAAGGCGAGAGCATATGAACTTGGCAGGTGACTTCGATCCCTGGACAGAACACGAAATGAGACTTGAAAGAGAGCGGGTGACAAACCGAGCGCTGGACAGGCTGTTGAATGTGCAATTGCCCCAGGAACGTGACAATGATGTAGACAGGTACGGTGCCATAAGGGACGCCATCAGGGGCGGCGCCATGGACAACGTGCCCTTGAGCCTGGGGAGCAGGCCTTGGCGGACCGAAGAGGCCCTCAAGAAAAGAGACGCCAAAAACAAGACTTTCAACATAGACGCGGAGACGATCAAGAACGGCTATATCCTGTACTTGGCCGGAGAAAAACTGTTTTGCAGGAGCGTTGACGAGATAATAGCCTGCATAGGCGAGCACATAAGGAAGAGCTACAGCAACGAGATCGTGAAAGAGGGAGAGTCCCTTTAATGGCATCAAGCGAGAATTTTGCAGTGGAATCACCCGAGGTAGATCCAGACGGCGGAAGGGTGGAAGCGGCAGACCTTAGGTTTGAAGTCAGGGAGTTCTCAAACGGCTTGAACGTATCAGGTAAAATAGTAATAGGCAGTCTGGACGATTTGATGATAGGCAACAAGCCTATAATCGAAGCTATAAAAGAAGCCCTATGTAAACCGTTAGACGAGAGCATATGATAGTCAAAGAGTTCGAAGAGAACAGCTTCGCGCTTGCCGATATGTCTAAGATGATAAAAGAGCTCTGGCACTCAGGACTTACCAGAGAAGACATCTATTTTACAATAGGCACCGAAATAGCGAAACATTTAGAATTATTAATAGGAATGAATTTTTCATATACGTCCAATCCTCATGGTTTATCGCGAGCATTATTGCCCGGCGAGATAGACCGAATCTGGGGGGTCAAGGTGCTGTTGAACTCATCGCCGGAATTCGCCTGCAGGGTGAAGCTTGACGTCATTTACGACATGCAGAATTTCATTGATGACTTGAATCATGAATTGAAATTCACCGCCTCAAAGCAGAAAATGAGCGATTGGTGCATCATGGAGGAGAGCCTATGAGTTATATGAGTGCTTTGGACGTAGACAGAAGAAACGATGCAGTTTATTCAGACCCTATGACTAACGCGATAAAAGACATCGCGATTGACGCTAACGGTTTAATAGAACATAATTTCATCAGGAAAATAGCTCCTATTGAACCATTAAGTAGATATTACGCCAAGCCCGTAGAAGAGGTATTATTAGTGATCAGGGCCAAATTGAACGAGATAATCAGGCATGTCAATAAAAACGTAGAGACGCTGGACGAGAGCCTATAGGAGGATTTATGAGCACAGCAGACCCAAAAGACACGGAAGCGATAACAGCAAGCATGAGTTTCAGCTCGGCGTCGCCACGCTATCATGCATATACCGACACAGGTACAGAGCCTCATACTTATGGGGAATACATAGACAGAAGCAATGCAAATTCCATACAGGACAACAGCAACACAGACTGGACGGTTGCGAGGGACAACACGGCAAACCCAAGGGACTACACCATTACGCCCTGGAGACCCGACAGGCAAAGAGAGCAAACAGCCGCAGAAGAGCAATATGCTCCCTATCAAGTCCCTTATATCGCGCCCAACGTACCGTCGAGAGTGGAAGAGCTGATATTGGAAGAGCTGAAGGCCATAAGGAAATTACTGGGGGAAAGCAAAACCCCGATAATCATACGCGATGAGGCTATTTAAATTGCCGAGTGAACAGATAGAACTGAAAAGAGTGCAAGACTCCTTCGAGGGGGAAATGCAGCATCAAGAGTGGATAAGACAACAATTAATTGAGCGACAGCAGTCTGCAGAGAGTGAAAGAGAAAAATGGGAACTGAGGCGGGGAATGCAGTTACAGCAAAGATTCTTACCTGAAACAAGAGAAGAGACGGCTAGACGATTTGAGATAGATTGGAACGCGGCATGGGACGAGGGAAACAAGGCTTTAAATAAGCCCCCTCAAGTAGACAAGCTGAAAGAGCTGGGTATTGCAGATGAGTCCATCTAATATAGAATCGCTTAAGTGGACGGCCACGGCCTATCAGCCCAATTTGAACGTTTCGCCCGAATTGACAGAGACAAACCTGCGAGACGCCTTGGACAACATGAGAGACCAGATGCAGAATCACACGATGACATATGGCGGAGTGCAATTGATAGTGAGTCCCGCCTTAGCAAATGAAATAGCTTATTTAATGAATGATAGATCTGTTATTAAAGCAGAGTTCAATAAAAAGGTAGACAATATGACAAAGTATGGAATACAAGATGAGTCAATTTAGAATAGATTATATTGGTCACAATATGGAAGTTGATTACCATCAAGGCGAACCTGAAACTGAATTAGAGTTTTATAGAGAGCAAGTTGAACTGCTAAGACGGGAAAGAGATTCATTAAGTGAAACAGTCGCCAAATTAAGTGTGACTGGCAATGAGGATATTGAAACAGGTAGATTAAGACAAATTGTAAGGATTATGTACAAATATCTGTTTCAATACCCCAATCTTATGGACGCGATAAGCAAAGAGATGGAAGAGAGGGAGCTCTTAGTGGACAACAAGTTCAACGTGGGCACGTTTGACATGTTGAACAAAATGTTCAAGTTAAACATTCTGGCAGAAGACGAAAGCATATGACATATCGCACTTTGCCCGACAGACAGGTTGATATGGACTCGATACAGAAAGCCTTGGTGCACAGCATAGACGCAGACGCCATAGGGATTATAATCAAGATGAAGGAAAACGCGCCTGAAGGGTATTTAAACATGTTCAGAGAGTATGTAAACGCCTGTTTCCCGCAGCTCAAGGACAAGATCCTGATAACAGCGGGAGTAGACTACGACATAATACAGATACGCAGCAGGCACCCGCATCTGTTCGAGGAAAGCCTATGACAAAAAGCTTTTATTGCATTGATTGCTTATGTTATTGTGAAATCGAAAGCACAAAAAACGATCTTTCTTATTGTCCCAAATGCGGAAGCAGCATGATTGAAAAAATAGAAAATAATATTTACAAAGAATACGAAGAAAGTAAATATAGCAGGTATGGTATCGTGCAGGAAAGCCTGTGAACAAGATAACCCGGTTCCTGCTGGAGAAAGAGATGGAGAAAAACACGGAGGCCATAGAAAAGCTTCAAATTGAACTTGGAGAAGTCACTGTGAACAACCCCAAACTAGTCCAAATTGAATCTTTGATAAAATCTAATGAAGCAATGCAGAAAGTCCTAAGCAAAGAGGAGCGGACATGCGAGACACGATAGAGCTGATAAGAACAAGTAGTGAGAATACTTTTACGGGACACAATACTCAATTAAAGATCAACGGTGTTTTAGTTAGTGGTATAATATCTTTTAATTACGCCTCTAGAGAACATGAGTTAGATTCAAGGTATAGCGTTCCTAATGAACCTAGAATAACTTCTTGGGGATTTGATTCAACTGCGCCTATAATATCTCTTGAGGGGGTACATGTTAATCGTAATGAGAGATTGGAACAATATTTCAAACCTGAGAATATAAAATCTTATAATTACAGGTCAACTGCAGAGAACGTAAATAGAGAATACATAGAATTATACGCTAATAGAATAGACATGATATGGTATAAAAACAAAGTTGATATTAAAGAGTATCTTAGGGGCAGTGGCATTCTAGATGAAAGTGTATGATATAGGAGGGGGTGCCTAATCACTCCCTCTTTTACCTATTAGGAGGTAAATATGTTTTGTAAAATATGTGGAATATTTATAAATAAAAATAGTAATAGGCAATTATATTGTAAAAAATGTGCTAGATTAAGTCATAATGGAAGTGTGAGAAAATATCGTTATGGTAAATGTGGTCAGGCTTATAATTTAACAGTAGAGCGATATGAAGAAGCTTTAAGAGCACAAAATAACGAATGTTTAATTTGTGGAATTAATTTTTCAATATTACCAAGCTGTGCTATATGCATAGATCATTGTCATAAAACAAATGCAATACGTGGTATTTTATGTAAGAATTGTAATATAGGATTGGGGCTTTTTAAGGATAATATTATAAGTTTACAAAAAGCAGCTGAATATTTAAAAAAATATGTCCAAATTGGCTAAGAATAATTGTTTCAAAAAACGATATGATTAGATGCTTTAATCGTATCATAGTACGATTACCCAATCACCTACACTTGTTGCTAACTGTACATAGTCAGGGAAATCAATATGTTTGAAAAATTCCAGTATTAAACAAGAGAGAGCAAAACAAAGGTGTTATATAAATACGCACTAAACTCCGCTCAGACTCTCTCGAATGCGGTACTGGCAGACTGATTAACTTTATAAAGCGGAGCTTAGTGTAAAAATAGCCGCCAGGAGAATACATAAGGAGGCTAACATGATTAGAAGTTTAATCCCATTCGGGTCGTTTGACCGAATGGAGAATGAATTTGCAAAAATGGAAAGATTAATAAATGATGTATTCTCAAACGGAAGCACGTTCTGGAGTTCAGATTACTCAAACTTCCCTAGAATAAATATAGTGGAAGATGCAAATAGATTCATTATAGAAGCTGGACTAGCAGGATATAATAAAGAAGATGTAAAGATTACACTGACAAGCAGAGGATTAAAGATTAGTGGAAAGCAGAAAGAGAGCTCAGAGATTAAGAGTGATAATGCAAAATATCACCTTAAAGAAATGACTTCAAGAGCTTTCGAGAAGCTAATTATAATCCCTGAAACAGTAGAAAAGAAGTTAATTAAATCTAAGCTGAAAGATGGTATCTTAATAATTGAGCTCCCTAAAAAAGATGCTCAAAATGATACTATAGAGCTTAAGATAGACTAAAGGTAAAAAACTCCTGGCGGTGACTCATTTTAAAGATACCTTACCTGAAAGATTGTTGCAAGAACTATTAAATAAATTAGGTATTAAATATAGAAAACATGAACCTATAATCGGGCAACCCGATTTATTCATTGAACCGAATATCTGTATTTTTGCTGACGGCGATTATTGGCACAATAGACCTGAAGCGATTGAGAGAGATAAGTTGGTTAATAAAGAGTTGATTAATAAAGGATATAAGGTTTTACGTTTCTGGGAAAATGAAATAAGGTCGAATATAGATAATTGTGCTAATAGGATTAAGACTGAGGTGAAATAGTGGCTAAATCGTTGTTTGTAGGTAATCTTCCGTATTCAGCGACCGAGAATGAGATTAAATCTGCGTTTGAACAACATGTCGAGGTGGTGGCTGTAAGGCTTATTACCGACAAGATGACTGGGAGAGCGAAAGGATTCGGTTTCGTTGAGGTTGCGGATGGAGATATGGAGAAGGCTGTGACGGCTATGAACGGCATGAAGATAGGGGACAGGGAGATCATTGTGAATGAGGCTAGGCCTCGTGTGACCCGCTAAGGTAACTTAGAGTGAGGGGGTATTAATTTATCCCCTCTTTTAAAATGTATAAGGAGAATATGTACGACCTAAAGAAAAAGATATTGAGGAAAAGACACGACCAAGTAGAGGACGTAATAACACATTACTACCTGATGGAGAGAATGTTCAGTACGGAGTTTACAGTCGAAAAGCATCCCAATAAGGACAAGCTGATAGAGAGGGCGAAGCTTCACAACAAGATGGGCGAAGGCTTGAAGCAGCACTCTACTTACAGGGTCATAGACAACCTGGAATACAATCAGATACAAAGAGAGAGAATGGATGAGTTCCTCAAGCAAAAAAAATAGGTTCAAGCAGAAGTTGCTGCCTAGAATTACCCATAAAAAAAGAGAGGCCGAAAAGCAGGCTCTAAAGACCGTGCTCAACAGCATAAGAACAGATCGTTACGATCAGATAAACAATAAAGAGCTTAAACTCATAATAGAGAACTACAGGATAGAAGCTATTGACTTGCTGGAGTGCGTGAGCTTCTTGTTAAGGATAGCCCAAGAATTGGAGAAAATAGGAGGATAAAAATGCTATTTCAAAGAGAAGAGCTGTGGAGAATAAGAGAGGACGCATTAAAAGAGGCCAATGTTCAGGGCTTGAACCTGCAGTGGAAACGTGCTTTTGAAAAATTGGCGGATGCGGCAGACTATGTAGACGCAATGATAGCGAGGACAGAAGATAAATCGATTACTGAAATAGAGGATATAAAATGACATTAAAGAAATTTAGAATTGACGAGAATGATAATATAGAGAAGGTAAGAAAAGATACCTATCATTGTTCTAAATGTCAAAAAGAGCATGAATTTAATAGTAAAAAGGGTAGAGAACATTTAGAATATAAAAATACAAACAAATTTAAAGGTTTTAAGGGAAATCCTAACGCAGATAAACAATATAAGGATAATTAATGAATTTCTGGAAAGATATATAAATGACATCAGGTAAATATATAAAAACTAAACGGCACATATTAAATCAAATTGCTTCTAGAAGAGAACATGGCTGGAATAAAAACCCTGAAGAGGTTAATAAGAAAATAAGTAAATCATTAAAAGGGATTAAATCTTCTAAGAAAAGTAAAACTTATGAAGAATTTTATGGTGTGGAAAGATCAAAAGAAATAATAAAAAAACAAAGTGAAGTTAAATTTATTCCTAGGGAAACTCGAGTTTGCGCGTGTGGATGTGAACAATCATTTAGATGTAAAATTAATTCTATAAAGAGATTTTCTCAAGGTCATTATAATAAGGGTAAAACTTATGAACAACTATATGGCATTGAAAAAGCTAAAGAATTAAAATTAAATTATAAAAAGAATAGAGCAATTAGACAATTTCCTTATAATGACACAAAGCCAGAATTAGCGTTGGACAAAATTTTACAACAATTAAAATTAAGATATGTTAAACAAAAGTATGAATTAGAGGGCACTCCCGATAGATTTATAGAGCCTAATATCTGTATTTTTGTTGACGGTGATTACTGGCATGCTAATCCTAAGTTTTACAAGTCTAAAGATTTAATAGCTAATAATTATACTGCACGAGAAAAATGGAGCAAAGATAATAAAATAACTAAAGATTTAAAGTCTCAAGGTTTTAAGGTTTTAAGGTTTTGGGAGTATGACATTAAGAATGATACAAATAAATGTATTGAGGAGATAAAAAGTTGTTTGACTTAAAAAGTATTGCATTAAATGTAGTTAAATGGATAGCAATCGTATTGTTAGCCTTGTTCTTGGGTTACCAAGGGTGGAGACTCGTGGTTACGTATTACAATCCCTTTACTTTTGTGCAAGAGATACAGAACGCATTGGCCAACAATCATCAGACTGAAGTCGCCTATGAGAAGCTAAAGGGCGAATTGTCCCAGGCCCAGACTGTTAATACGACCAACAAGAAGTTGTTGACCGAGAAAATCAATCAGATAAGCTTGCTGGTCAAAGACAAAGAAGCCTTAAAAGCGCAGTTGGACAAGATGAACGCCGAAGGGCAGATTATCAGCGAAGCCGAGACAGGACAAGGAAGCGTCACATTAGAGGCCTGGCTGGAGAGCAAGATGCCTTTCAAGTTCCATGATGGATGGCAGGACATAGACGTAATAGGACCCAACAAATTACATTATAAATGGCACTTTGATATTCATGATATATCGATACAGACCAAGGACGAGAACAACAACGTAACTACCATTTATACTGTGTATCTGCAGAATCGAGACGGAGCCAAACTGTACTTGGACTATAAGAAGAGTTTTGTCGATCAAAAACCCGAGTATCATCTGTTGAACTGGTGGGATCCGAAGATAAGAATGACTAATTTTGCTGGAATTAAAGGAGTGGAGTTCGGAGGAGCTTTATCTTTATGTTCAGTATCACTTTCACAAAAACAAAAAGATTATCTATTAGTTTTTCCAGAAATATCAATGTCATCTAATTTCAGAGAAGGCATGGATATAGGAATTGGCGGCGGAATAAATATTGCGCACTGGCTCCCACTTTTTGAAAATCTTTGGGTAGACGGTAGACTAGTTTTAACAGATTATGATAAAACTTCAGTAATTGGCATAGGAGTTACATTATAAATGCCCCAATGGTGGAACGGGAGACACACTAGCCTTAGAAGCTAGCGCCTTAGCGGGCATGCTAGTTCAAATCTAGCTTGGGGTATTGCTTCTAGGCTTGGAGACCTAATTTGAAAAATATCAAAGAACTCTTAGGCCCTATTCTTTTATTTTGTTCGTTCATATTGCTTATATATATAGTTATATGGGGATTCCGGCTGAAGCAGTGGTATGATTTTAATCAAATGCCCAACGTGTGGCAGATTGATAATGGAAATATAATGCAAATTAAACAAGATGGTAAATGGTTAAATAATGGCCCTAAGATTAGTCTAATTAACTAATCGACGGTGCTTGTACACCAAGGGCCTTAATCTATACAAGGAGATTAGCATGAAATTATGTGAATGTAATTGTGGACAATTAGCTAAAAACAGATTCATTAATGGCCATAATAATAGAGGAAAGCCTTCTACATTTAAAGGAAGACACCACACAGAAGAAGCAAGAATGAATATAAGTAAAGCTTTAATGGGACATAAATATCCTAAAGAAAGAAACGAAAAAATTAGCAAAACAATGAAAGGCAAAAAGAAAGCGCCTTTTACTGAAATACATAAGAATCATATAAGTGAGGCTCGTAAAGGTATTAAATTTTCTAGACAACACACAAGAAAGCTAAGATTAAAAACTATTGAAAGAATAAATAAAAATTTTGGTATTTGTTTTCCAGCTTATAATAAAAAAGCTTGTGAATTCTTTAAAAGTTATGATAACATACACAACACTCAAGGCCATTATGCAATGTATGGCGGCGGGGAATATCTTATTAAAGAGCTTGGCTATTGGCTAGATTACATCAATTTTGACAAGAAGATAATTATAGAGTGGGACGAAATAAAGCATTATAATGAAGGAGGGGAGCTAAAAAGTAAAGATAAAATTAGGCAACAAGAGATTGAGCAAATGTATCCCGATTTCAAATTTATAAGAATAAGAGAGGTGTAATTAAATGGTTATGAGAGACGGAATTTCGATTCAGAGGGACATGAATCTGGTGAACAAGGAATTGGCTAAGCTGACTGTAGACATGAACAAGTGGAATACAAGAAGGGCGGAGCTTGAATTAGAAGCCGCAGAGATTAGAGAGGTAATGTTTAATCAGCAAGTAGAGGAAATGAAGAAAAAGCAGGCCGCAGAAGCTGCTCCTAAGACAGAACAAAAGTAAGGAGTAAAAATAAAAATGTTGAACATAACAGCGTTAAGAGCCGAGCTTCTCCAGGAGAAAAGAAAGGAGCTCCTTAAAGAGCTCATCAATATGGACATTAAGTCCAGGTTGGACGAATGGATAGACAAAGACTTATATGAGAAGGCCAAGAAGTCTATAAATGTGATAGAGGACATGCTGCATGACCAGCCCACTCCGCTCGAAAAGTGACTTTGTAAGATACGGAGTTTGCACCGAGTGCGGGAAGCTGTTCAAGGCCTCTGCGGACAATAAAGAGGCTGAAATAACTATTTTAGACACGATAAGGGAATTCTGGAAGCCCGGCATTTGCGAGACGTGTAAGAAAGAAAAGGAGGAGTACAGTGGAAGAAGATAAAGCTTTTGATATTGGCGAATTTGTAGTAAGAAATGAGCATTTTGCCGCCACGTATTTTATAGACGCTTTTCTCGACCCTACTCTTCTTAAAATAAAGATGAACGATCTGGGACTAAATAAGACCGATTGGACTTTAGATGGTACGCTGTTAGATACAGCAATAAGCGATACGTTATATGATATAGACCCTGCTACAATGCTTGATTCTAAATGTAAGATTATCAAGAAAAAAGTGCATAGGGTGATATTAAAGTTTAAAAGATCAGCTAGGGTTAAGCTCGAGATGTTTAATATTTATTCAATGGGCGACAACGACAAAAAAGAGTACATATTAGAGTCTCTGAAAGAACCTTCAGTTGCTCAAGCAGAAGCCTTTGTTAAAAAAGTGGTTAATATGTTAATAAAAGAATACGAGGAGTACATAAATGGTTAGGGTTTTAGCATCTATAAGATTCAAAGACGAGGTAATGTTGGACAGCGGTAATCCTGCAAGAGACATGAGACAAGCGTATATTGACAAAGCCATATTGACTTTGACAGAGAAAATCATAATTGTCTCGTCTGAGAACAAGGTCACCAAGACGGACGTTTATGTGCCTTGGACCAATGTGGTTTCTATGAAGATATACCAGACAATAGAAGGTGATTTGGCTAAATTTCTAGATAATAAGTTATAAAATATATGAGCATTCTCAACATAAAAAACGAAATATCGTCCCTAATATCGACCAAATATGCTGGCAGATTTAATGAGGACATCGAGTCTTCTATCGCGGCTGACATGACCCAGATATTGGTAAAATATCAGAAAGCGGCGCAGATAAACAATTTTTCAAACGTGACTGTAAAGAAAATGAGCGATATAATAGTCAAGAGTAGAGTGGTGAAAAGCTATACCAACACGGTTAAAATAAGGGCGGCTATATACCCTTCTTTCGTAGGGTCTATAATCAAGTTTGACTTTGATGTTAGGCTGTAATATTTTACAAATAGACAGTTATAAGGTATAATATATATATTAGGAGATTATAATGCGAATTTTCATCCTCGAAGACAACAGTGAGAGAGTAAAATCTTTCAAAAAAATATTCAAAGACCACGAATTGACCATTACAGACAGATCTGACGATGCTATAAAACTCGTCAAAGACAGCAAATACGATTTTATATTCTTGGACCACGATCTGGGCGGAGAGCAATACGTAGACAGCAAGGAATACGACACGGGCTTTAGAGTGGCCTGCGCGATTCCTTCATCTGTAAATGAGGGCACAGACGTTATAATACACTCTTTTAATCCAGTGGGGGCCAAGAACATGCAGAATATCTTGCCTAACGCCAGGTGCATGCCTTTTGGGACATTTAATGAGAACACAATACTTGAAATGAAGAAAGACGACTATGAGCAACTGAGGCTGATGATGTGAGCAGGTCGGACATAATTCAGCTTATATTTATAGTATTATTCTTAATTAATCTCATATGGGCTACCAGAAAAGATTGGTATGCGATGTTTATTATCTGCATGCCTTTTAACGTAGCCAAGTTCATGATGAGGACTCCCGAACTAGTAAGTTGGGTAATGTCAAAAATACCTTATGCATCTGACAAGACGGTCTATGGCGAGGCGGAGCATTGGGCGACACCACAAGAATTCTGGGATCACAAAAGCGGTGATTGCGAAGATTATGCAGGATTTGCCATAGGAATACTGAAAGATTACGACTATCAAGGAAATATATACACATACACGGTAGACCCGGTCAAAGGAATAGGGCACGCTCTCGGCGTGGTCAGCAAGGACTTGAGGAACTGGTATGTGTTTGACCTTAACGAGGTTACGTTAGTTAGGGCAGATAACTGGCAGGCCGCCGGAGACTGGTATGTCGCGAACGTCTCTAGATTGGTGTAATGCAAAGCTTCTTAATAGGCGCCTTGTGTTATGCTGTAGGTATAATAATCTATTTATATTTTGTGCATTTGGCCATTACACAAAAGATCAATAGTGTTATAAAAGATATAAAAAGCAGGTTCAAAAGGAGATAAGTATGAGAAGAGCGAAAGTAAAGCAGCAGAACAAGAAAAAGTTGTATGAGAAGTGGAAGAAAGAAAGAGGAGAGGCCAGGACAAAGGGTGAGAAGCTGACCGGCATATTAAAGGACTGGGGCGGGTATTACTCTAAGAATAAATCAGCAACGAAGTAAAGATAGCGGTAGAGCCTGAATAGCCCCGCTATACACATAAAAAATAGGAGGTGATTTTTTTCTAAGAGGTGATATAGATGTCAAATGGTTTTGGTAATAAGAATAGAATGCACTTAAAATTCACTGCTTTCAGATTATGGGGAACTAAAGACGAACGAAAAGAAACCTATCGTGGTATAAGAAGATATATAAAGCAAACATTGAACAAGATTAAGTTTGATTATAAGGAGAAGCAAAATGAACGACTATACAGAAGGTAAAGATATAGAGGAAATCGCCGTCCAATTAATAAAGGACAATGAATTATTAAAGAGTAATAAAGCTGATCAATGCAAGATTTATTACTTATTTAAGAACAAGCAAGCGGCCTATTTGGGCAAATGCTCGCTGGCGGCAGGCAAGTGGAAGTACCTTACAGGGGCCAACTTCGTCATTGAATTCGTAAAGCCTCAATGGGACGACCTGGATGACAATCAGAAAGAAGCCGCCGTATTCCACGAATTGCTGCACATAGGGTTCGATGAGAAAGAAAAAGACGGAAAGCTCGAAATAAAATGGGGAGTCGTAAAGCACGACATAGAGGAATTCGGAGCGGTAGTCAAGAAATACGGTGCCTGGCACGATGCTTTACACAGCTTTATAGAAGATGCTAAAAACTCTGATAAGTAACATATTCTATTTTACATTGCCCCTTATATCCGATAAGGATGTGACAGGGTGGAAAATAAGCCTGGGCAGAATATCGTGGTGGCTGTTGCTCTATACGGCGACTAAATACAGCTGGGCATTGTGCAAAGACGCCCCCTCGACGCTGATAGCGGTAATGGGCTTTCTGCTCACGTATATATTCACAGGCAAGGTGCCCGACATGGCCACTGCGATTAAGGCCAAATTGAATGGCAACGGAAACTCCGCAAAGGGCGTAGACGACAACGCGGCGAAATAACATGCTGTATGATTATGAATGCGCTAAATGCGGCAAGATAGAGATAGACAGAAAACTGGACGAAGAGATCAAAAAGTGCCCTGAATGCGGAAGCAAGATCAAAAGGCTGTACTTCCCGGTATCTGCCGTTTTCAAAGGCAAGGGGTTTTACAAGACGGACCACAAATGAAAAAATTATGGGAAAAATTTTTAAACTGGTATTTTTGGAATGTTTTGGTTAAAAGAGACTTGGAATTTTGGAAAAAAGAAAACAGCCTCCAATGTGAGTTGAGGAAAACAATATAAAATGAGAAGATTAATTTTTATATGTCTGCTGTGTCTGCTGTCTGTGCCCGCAAGCGGCATGATGTTGACAGGTTGGTATTACACAAGCGAGGCTTCGTATGAAAAAGACTGGCATCCCCAGAATGATTGTAAATATCTCATAACTATTTACTGCCACACTAGGGAAGTTCAAGTGTCCAGGTGGCTGCCCGAGAGCAAATTCGAGGTTAAAGATTATAAAGAAAACGGATGCGGCGGCATAATATTCTATACGACGAATAATGAGATAATAAATTACAATGGGATTTACACGATAGAAAAAAAATGAACAAGCAAGAAAAGAAAATGTTTATAGAAGACATGAAATGCCTCATTGTGCGAAGAATTTAACGTGATGGATGAAAGCATATAAAGCAAAGGAGACAATATGAAAGATTTTGATAAATTAGATTTCGGGGATATATATATAATAAATGATAGAGGCTTGGGAATGTCTATATACAACAAAAGTGATAATAAAAAATTATGCATTTTCAATGAATTCGGATGTAGAGAATTAATGTTATTTTTAACAAGAAAATTTATGCCTATAGGCGCCGAAGAACAGAACGACAAATTTGTATATGATATACACCAAAAATGAGAGTCACAAGCATTAAATATAACGAACCAGGAGTAAGCAAGTTTTTAATGGCGCTTGCTGAAAATTTCGCTCAAGATAACTTTGTGTATGTTAAGGAGTTCAAAAAACACCTTAAACTGGGCCCCAAAGATTCGGTAGACGTGATAGTCCTGTTGGAAGATGACAAGAAAATAACGCATCTGTACGACGGCTTGAACTACAAGCTGGGATTTAACGCCAAAGTGCCTACGTTTTTCAGGGGCAAAGACGGGAAGAGCCTCATGTTCCCGGGCGGATTTAACATATTGTTCGTTAATATAAATCAATTCAGAGCCTTGCATCACAGATGGCATATAATCGCCGCAGTCGTAGAGAAAGATTTAATTTCAATAATTAGGGGCCGTATAATAGATGGCTATAAGGAAAGCATGCTGCTGGTGTTGGACCACAATTCTTATTTTAACGAGGACAAAGAGGTCATAGAGCTGTTCGCAGCCAAGCCCGCGAAAAAGGACTTACGCGAATATCTATGATAGACTATAAAAAACTGAATATAAAGCCGAACACAACGATACACAAGGCGTTCACGGCGATAATCGCGCAATGCGAGCCCGAACTGGACATCAGGGGTATCAACAAAATATATGAAATAACTTTAAAAGACAGAGAATGCAGAATAGCAATGTTTATGATAGTTATGAAAGCATTAGAAGCAAACAAGGAGGAGCTAAGATGACATTAAATAAATATAAAATAGACGTAAATGTCGTTGAAAAATCAACTGAAAACGAAGATAATGAAGAAGAGTCCTCCGTAGAAAAAAGTGAAGAAAATGAAAAATAATGTAAATCAGTGTATAGAAAAGATAAAGGAGGAAATGTTATGAGCGTTGGACTTGACGTGGGAACTATGTTTGTTTGTTCAGCTAGGAAGACTCAGGACGGCAGAGTCTCATACAGGAAAGACAGGGATATATTCGTAGAGCTGCCGGCAGATACATCAAATTCTAAACAATTCATGGACATGGCGGGGGCAAAATTAGTTACGATAGACAACAAGAATTACGCAGTAGGAGAAGAAGCAGTCAACTTTAGCTCTTTCTTCGGTGAGGATTTTAAGAGACCCTTAAAGAACGGCATGATCAACCCCTCAGAAGAAGACTTGGCTATTCAGATATTAGACAACATTATAAGGGGTGTTTTAGGCGCTCCTAAACAGCCTGGAGAATTATGCGTGTTCTCAGTACCAGCAGAGCCTATAGACGAAAAGAGGAATGTCGTGTATCACCAGAAGACGCTTGAGTATTTAATTAAAAAGCAGGGGTTCACAGCAAAGCCTATTAACGAATCTCTAGCCATAGTATACTCGGAACTGGCCAAGAACCAGCTTACGGGATTTGGTATATCATGGGGAGCAGGTTTATGTTTAAGTGGAGATACAAAAGTGCCTTTACTTAATGGTCAAATTAAGACAATGAGAGAATTATCTGAAGAATATAAAGATAAAGAGTTTTGGTTATACTCCTGTAAAGAAGACGGGCAAATTGTTCCAGGGTTAGCTTCTAATCCTCGTAAAGTAAAAGAATCAGAAGTTATTAGAATATGGCTTGATAACAATAAATATTTAGATTGCACTCCAGACCATAAAATAATGATGCGCAATGGTGAGTATAGAGAGGCTCAGATGCTAAAAGAAAATGATTCTATAATGCCTTTATATAAAGAAGTTGCGTATAAAGAAAACAAATATAATAAGGGATATTTGAGAGTAAAAAACAACAAAACAAATAGATTTAATTTTGTTCATAGATTGGTTGCTAGTTTCTTCAATAAAATACCTAAAAATTATATAGTTCATCATAATGATTTTAATAAACTAAATAATGAACCTAATAATTTATATATTTGTTCTATTATAAAACATGGAAAACTTCACAATGCCGATCATGTGAGGGGTAGAACATGGGAACAAATACTCGGTAGCGAAGAAAGGTCTGAAGAAAGAAAATTGAAACTTTCAAAATCATTAAAGAAAACATATAAAGAGCATCCAGAAATTATAAAGAATGCTGCTGAAAAGAGAACAATAAAAAGAGAAGAAAGAATTTGCTTGTGTAAATGCGGTGAAACATTTATTTGTAAAGAAAATTCAAAACAAAAATATATACACGGGCATGCTATAAGGTTAAGAGAATATAATGAGAATGCTTATAAAAAGGTGATAGCTACTAGAAGATTGAAAGATAATTATAAACAATCGGATATCACTAAAAATAAAATAAGCGAAAGTTTAAAAGGCAATATTCCCTGGAATAAGGGCTTAAATGGTAATAATTATTTATCTCATTATAAAAATGGAATAAAAAACCAAAACTCTTTATATAATCACAAGATTACCAAGATAGAAAAATTAAATAATAAAATTGAAGTTTATGATTTATCAGTAAAAGATTATCATAATTTTGCCATAGACGCTGGAATATTTGTGCATAATTGTAATATAAACTTAAGCTATAAAGGATTTCCAGTGTTTGCTTTCTCGGTTGCTCGCTCAGGAGACTGGATTGACGAGCAGGTCAAGCAAGCCACTGGCAAGCCCACATCAGAAATTGCCGTTATAAAAGAGAATGAGCTTGACTTGACTAAAGAAGGAGACAACAGAACATTAAGATATTTGAAGAATTATTATGAGGAGTTGGTAGATTATGTTCTTCGCAACATTGTTAGGAAATTTGAACAGACTAAAAGGATTCCTCCTACTTTGGATGCCAAGATGAAGACCGCGGAGGCGATACCGATCGTGCTGGCGGGCGGGACATCTCTTCCGAAAGGGTTCCCCGAGATGTTCAGGGACAGGTTGGAGAAGATAAACTTCCCGTTCAAGATCAGCGAGATTATAATCGCAAAGGAGCCTCTCTTCACGGTCGCTAAAGGCTGCCTGATAAGCGCAGAAGCGGAAGAGGGTATAACAGAGGCCAACAAGGTTTAAGGAGTAATACATGACAGATAAAATATGCTTTACTAAAGAAGAACTTATAAAAGAACATAGTAAATTGGTTCATACGCTTAAACAACAGCCTAATAAAACTACTGAATTAAAAGAAGAGGCCGCCGACCAGTCAAAAGAATTAGGTCGTTATAAGAGAGGCCAAAAGTCAATTGAAGACCTGCCCTTGTTAAAGTCAGACGGTGGAATGAGTGGATTAAGCACGGCCCAGGGCAGCGGTGGGGCAGTGACGACGGTAGGAATGGGAAGCTATCCCCGCAGAAGAAAGAAACGAAAATAACAGTTCAAATCTCCTGAAATATACATTATAGTATATAAAGTATATACTTTGTGGTGTATAATAATAACGTTGTACAAAATCACAATTACGTGTTATAATATATATGAGGCAACAATTCATCTGGGTGTGGGTCAACTTGGTAGATCACTCGGCTTGGGACCGAGAGCGTATACGCTTTAATGCAGGTTCAAATCCTGTCACCCAGATAAATTAGTAAAAGTCGGCTTAGTGTAACGGTAGCATCCAGAATGCTCGCAAGAGCCAACTGGAGAGTGGTTCGATTCCACAGCCGAAACGAATTTATCGCAGGGTGGAGCAGTGGCAGCTCGCTGGGCTCATACCCCGGAGGTCGCGGGTCCGATTCCCGTCCCTGCTATAAATTAAATATACGGCAGAAGACGTAAGGTGGGATTCCTTACAGCGGCAATAGCTGCTTAGTTTAGTATAGAACGTCTGCCATTGAATTGAAAAGGAGATTGAAATGAACTCGAACGATTGTTGTAGATTGACCTGGTGGCTGAATGGCCTAGGCGACGATCTGCAAAATCGTATATGAGAGTTCGATTCTCTTCCAGGTCTCAAAAAATAAATTAACTAGGTGTGAGGCCGACGGTAATGCGGCAGGGGTAGTTGAAGGCTACATAAGTGATGCTTCACATCAACCTTTTGTGACACCTAGTTTAAAATAAGGAGTAATATAAAAATGTTTTACAAGGGTTACACGACGACAACAACTACGGGGACCAGCAACTAAGCTGGCGTAGTCGACTGCGTGCCGGTGTAGCTCAAAATAAAAGGCAGAGCAACGGTTTTGTAAACCGAAGGTTGGGGGTTCAAGTCCTCTCGCCGGCCCCAAATTTAAAGGAGATTACAAAATGAATTCGACGGATTATCATCATAGCACACTTGCCATCATGGTGAGCGTAGCTTAGTGGTAAAGCGCCTGCCTGTGAAACAGGAGAGGTGAGTTCGATTCTCGCCGTTCACATAAAATATGAATAAGAAAAAAGATATGGTAATTGTTTCTGGAATTGATGCTTTAAGCCCTTTACTTGAACAATATAATAAGCGGTTTAAAATTTATAGAGACAGATACTATAAGTTATCTAAGCAGAAAAAAGAAATGATTGATGTACATACAAGTGAAATTATAGGTATATATAGCCTTAAAAAAGAGTTTAAAAAAATTGGTTTTGTGGTTGAGGATATGAAAAAAACATTAGAGGATGACACTCTAAAACATATTCCTAAACTTCGTAAATCTTTAATGAAAGATTTTAGCAAAGATATAATATTTAAGTTAAAACTCGACGAATTAGATAATTGTTTCGGGAAATCTAAAGTAATTTTAACATCGACATTTGAAACATATATTAGTGATGAAGCAGTAAAAAAAGATTTTATTTTAGTGGTGATATTAAAATTAACTGAATGGGTGAAAAAATAAAGGAGAGTAGTAAAATGAGTATCGAACCATATTATACTGAGGGTAGTTGGCAGAGTGGTCAATTGCAGCTGCCTGTAGAGCAGCCGGCTTTACGCCTTCAGAGGTTCGAATCCTTTACTACCCAATAAACATAGGAGAACATGATAATGGACACAGACGATAATAATCGAATTAGTAGCAACTCATTCCTGAGTAGAACAATGGTAGTTCAATGCACTGTTAATGCATCTATGTAGGTTCAATTCCTGCCTCAGGAGTTGGTCGTTACCTGGGGTCATGGTATAACGGTTATTACGACTGATTGTCGATCAGTAAATCGGAGTTCAATTCTCCGTGGCCCCGTTAAAGCGTTGTTTTAATCTAGTTGATAGGGTAAAAAATTAAAGCTTATATAAGAGTATCAACACAATACATTCTCGAGTAGTTCAGCGGGAGAATAACTCCCCTACAAGGAGAAGGTCGCTGGTTCGATCCCAGCCTCGAGAATTTATGGGCCAATAGTTCAGTGGTAGAACACTCGGCTCATAACCGAAATAGCTTGGTCCGATTCCAGGTTGGCCCAGTTAAATTAAAGGAGATGGTAAAAATGATAGACATAGGAAACATAAATATATATAACATTATTGCCGTATCCTGGTCGAGCTCAAGTAGTAATTAATTACTTTTGGGTTCGTAGTTTAATGGAAAAATCATCGTCTCCAAAACGATAGTTGTAGGTTCGATTCCTACCGAGCCCGTAATATTTGGAGAGATGGCAGAATGGCTATTGCGCTAACTAAGGAGTAATATGGCTAAAAAGGGTTGCATTCCCTGGAATAAAAATTTAACCAAAGAAACAGACGAGAGAGTTAAGAAAAACGGAGAAAATGTTAGTAAAGCAATGACTGGTAGAAAATGGAAACCAAAAACTTCAGAATCGGCTTTATTACGAATTGAAAGAATTAAAAACGCTGCTAAGAAATATGGAAGAATGGGCGGATATAGAGAAAGAAGTGGTAGGGGTAAACAAGGCAGATATAAAGGATATTGGTGTCAAAGTAGTTGGGAATTAGCTTATGTTATTTATAATTTAGAACATGCAATAAAATTCGAAAGGAATAAAGAAGGGTTTGAATATATTTTTGAAGGCAAAAAACATCTTTATTTCCCAGATTATATAGAAAATAGTTTTTACGTAGAGATTAAAGGTTATTTAACTAAACAAATGCAAGTAAAAATAGCTAGTTTTAATAAACCATTAAGAGTTTTGCGAGAGGAAGATATACGGTCTATTTTAAATTATGTGACTCAAAAATATGGTAATGATTTTATAAGACTATATGAGCCGTAGGTTCGAATCCTTCTCTCTCCGCCAATTGGAGAGGTGGCCGAGCGGTTTAAGGCGCTTGTTTGCTAAACAAGTATATCGAAAGGTATCATAGGTTCAAATCCTATTCTCTCCGTTTTTTTAAAGGAGTAATATGCCTGGTACTTCAAATGGTAATTATGGAAGAAGTATGTATTCCGATCCAAAATGGAGAAGAAAAATAGCAGTAGGACATGTATATAAGAGAATAAATATTAAGAAAATATGTTCTAAATGCAATAATATATTTATAATTGAAAGAAAAATAGATAAAAATGGTAATGAAGTAGTTTATAATAAAGAAAAGAAATATTGTTTTAGGAAGTGTGCCAATTCTCACGTTCAAACAAAAGAAATAAATGATAAAAGAGCAATAAAATTAAGAAAAAAACAGCATAAAATACACTATATAGAGTGTAAATTTTGTCATAAAATTTTTATAGGTAAACTTAAAAGTAGATTTTGTAGCAGAAAATGTGTTAACTTAATGCGTAGAATTGAACTTGATGAATATAATAAATACAAAGCAAATTGTCAGTTTAAATTTTCTTTAAATGAATATAAAAATAGATTTAATTTTTTATTAATTGAAAAGTTTGGTTGGTATAAGGCTAAAAATAGAGGTAATAATTTAAAAGGTATTTCAAGAGATCATATTATTTCTATAAATTATGGATTTGAAAATAATATTTCTCCTGAAATTATTTCTCATCCGGCTAATTGTCAACTATTAAGACATAACGAGAATATTTCTAAGGGTAAAAAATGTGGCTTAACACTAGATCAGCTATTGGACAAAATAGCAAAATGGGATTGTGGTGTAAATGGGAACACTTCTGACTTGCAATCAGAGGATCCGAGTTCGAGCCTCGGCTATTCCAATAATAGCGTATGAAATTAAAAAAGAGAATTAAAATGAGAGTATGGGGATTGCCTTGCACAAGGAAAGTTGGTACTCAAGTCATAGAATCTAAGAAGAATAAACTTAATACGCGTAGAGCACTTAAGAGGAAACTTCAAAAAGAAATTGCGGGTATAGTATAATTGGAAGTATACTTGCCTTCCAAGCAGGTGGAGCAGGTTCGAAACCTGTTACCCGCTTAAAATGCGGATGTAATTTAATGGTAGAATTCCTGGTTGCCAACTAGGATATACGGGTTCGAGTCCCGTCAACCGCTCAAATAAAGTAGAAGGGGGTGTTAAAATGGTAGACGCTGCCCCAGAAGATTACAAGTTGGCTGAGGAACAGATGAACGAAGAGTTATTAAATTTAGCAGAAGTAGAAATAATAGAATAAGGAGATAAAATGTTCCAATTAGTTATAAAGCGAAAACGCAGGAGATGCGCTCGAAAGAGCGCATAATGCGTCACGCCCATATAGCTCAATTGGATAGAGTATCGGATTTCTAATCCGAAAATGTAAGTTCAAGTCTTACTATGGGCATACTTTTTGTGCCTATAACTTAATGGTAAAGTAGGTGGCTTTTAACCATCAAATGAAAGTTCGATTCTTTCTAGGCACATAAAAAATATGAAATTTAAATACATAGATCAATACATATCTAAAAATAGAGAAGATAGAAGAAAACATTTAAATCTTAAAGAAAAGTGCATTGAAATAGGCGGAAATTCTACGAAATTTCAAGCTTTATTGGCTTACTTTCTTAAAACGACTATTCCTATTAACAAGAAAATTAACTTATGCCATGCATGTAATAACGGTAAATGTTCAAATGTTAAACATTTATATTGGGGCACCTCACAAGACAATGTTCAAGATATAAAAGAAAGTGGTAAATGGAGCTCTTTATATTCAAGAACTGTTAAAAAATATGGTATAAATTATATGAAAGATATTTGTAGGAAAAACGGCCAAAATAATAAAGGCAAAAGATTATTGAAAAAAGATGAAATAAATAGAAGATTAAATTTAATAGAAAAAATTAATTTAAATGAATGGGGTTCTACAAATAAAGTAGCAGAAGTATTAAATATTAGTCACACTCAAGCCAGAAGATTTATTAATAAATATATATAAATCAGTTCAAATCTTCCAATATATGCATTATAATATATATATGGAAAACAAACTAAGTAAATTTATAATCGAAAGACATAAGAAGGATGGGACAGAAATTGCCCCAGTCAAGGTTAAGAAAGGCTATTGGATAGAGCTTCATAAAGAGAAGCAAGAAGGATTCATTTATTATCCTGGAACATTGGTACCCCACATACACTTCATGGAATGCAAAAAACACGACAAGTATAACCAGCTCAAAGGCGGACCGATGCCTTGGACCAATCCCGAGACTATTGAGATAAACAAAGAGCTTTTGGCCACGCCTAATATATATGAAAAGATGCTGAAAGCACAGAAAGATAACGACACTAAAACAATCGAATTCCTTTCAAAGCCTCTGGTGACCTGGGTATGCCCTCAAACATTAGGTAAAAAATCAATATATGCAGCTGATGTCACAGTGCATAATCGAAACGCCAAGAGTGAATATGTATTCGATCAAATAGATAGATTCGAAGAAGGCATAAAGAGGCTTGAAGGCATATACAATAAAGAACGAGTAAAGACAACTCGAGGAATTGCCGCATTGGTCAACTTGCTATCAGCCAAATTCTGCTTCAGGGTCGGGAACAACACAGACAAAAAGACCTCCGGCATAGGAGTCACGACATTCAGGCCGCACAACATAAAGGTGGATAAGCGTAGCATAATACACTTTGTATTCAGAGGCAAGAAGAAAGTCAAGTGGCACAAGGTGCTGAGGCCTCATACAGACCTCGAGAATAAAATGTATGATGATTTAGTAGCCCTTAAGAACAGAGACAAAGAGTTCCTATTCACGAATGGTGAAAGAGTAGATAGTGGAGTAGCAAACGAACTGTTCAGAGAGGCAATGGATGTCAAAGAAGACGAAAGAGACTTCTTGTCATTCCACAGTTGGAGGCATTGGAACGCCTCTAAAGCCATCACTGAACAGGTCGCCAAATTGAGACTCAACAGGAAGCTTAATAAGATAATGAGAAGCAAACGTTCAGGCAACAAGGACCTCTCCAAGGCGCGATTAATAAATAAGAGTATAAATACATTATTCAAGAAGGTTGCAAAGATTCTGAATGATACGCCGGGAGTTGTTAAGTCGACCTACGGTGGAGCTCAACCGATCAGGAAATTATATGAGGACAATGGAATAAAATACGACGAGAAACGCAGATCGTTTGACAAGGAGATAATAAAATGACACTTAAAAAATATACGATTAATATAAATTCAGCGGAAAAGTCTCAAAAGCAGCATATCAGAGTGTCCTCAACAGGAAAGCCATTTAGTGCCGGTAAAGGATCAAGTAAAATTATTGGGACTACTAGAGATGGTAGAACCAATGTTATAGCTAATACTTCTCGTGTTTCATATGATGAATTTATAGCATCATCACAGAAAAAAAATGAATATAATGATACTAAATCTTTTATAAAAGACCCTATAATGGAAGCAATTGATGAAGCTATTATGGCAAAAGAAGACTGGAAGAGTTTAGTAGACAATTTGGACTATGATATAGTTGAACAAATAATGACTGAAAACGAAGTACCAGAAAAGACTGCTCAAAATATCGTTGATGAAGCTAAAAAAGAATTGATTGAATATGGTAATGAAAGAATGAATGCTAAAATAATTAAATTTGACGACCTTATGGATTCAGTTAAATATGTGGCTAAACCAATGAGAAGCGGTGAAGAACCTTTCTATATGTTTAGATTAGGTGGCAAAAGCTATAGGGTTCAGGACACTGCAGAAGTGCCTAAGATTGCTAAAAAAATGGGCTATAAGATAATATACTAGTCCCCTGCAAACGTTCAACCGGAGTGACCCCAGAGGCATCTAATAAATGATTAAATCAGACATATACCTTATTGATATAGCCAGGACCTCAAAAAGACATCATGACATTATAGACAGATATTTCAATCCTAATCATGCTTGTTTTGGATGTTTGCCTTTAGCGTACGCGACCTTAAAGAACGCATGCGAGATTAGAGGATATAATATAGAAGAGATACTAAAGGAGCTCAATAATGACTCTTAAAAAGTTTAAATTTGATGAAAATTCAACCAAAATAGAAAAATCTAAAACTTATTTTTGCAATTCTTGTCAAGAGAATCACGAAATTGATAGCGCAATTGGTAAGAAACACGCTAACAAAATTAAAAACAAAATGAAACCAAAATTAGAAAGTAAAGAATTTAGAGCTGGTTATATGAAAGAAAAATTAGAGGACACAGTTAATGAAAGATAAATTGCTTATACTTAAATCATCTCAAAGAATGCATAGACGTGTCAGTAAAAACGGCAAGGTGTTCTATGCAGGTACGGATGCAAACGAGGAATACGAGGAAGAGAAGCTTAAGCATCCTGTAAATTATAAAGTTAAACCTTTATCGGGTTTTGATAAGGGTGATAAAGTAGTTGTTGATGGTAAAAAAGGCGAAATACAGCACAAAAGTACTTCATTATTAGGTTATTCAGAATATGCTGTAGACTTTGAAGACGGAACTAGAAGATGGGTTAAAGAGGAAAAGTTGCGTTCAGAAGGAAAGTGATTAACGTGGATAACAAAGAACATTGCTTCGCGTGCCCGTTTTGTAGATGCTCTAAAGATATGAATAAATTTAAAGGCATTCCCGGCATAGCAGAACTTGGATGTTATACGTGTCCTAATAAAACATGTTCATATTTATGGGGTGAAGACGCCTTGAAAAAACATTTAAAAAATGTGCATAATATTCATGAACCTCATCATATGAGAATAGATGGCCAGATTCACACTATAGACGATTAAAGGATAAATTATGACAGAGAACATATTGACACTATTTGGATTATGGACCGGCAACTTGATTCCTGAACTATTGAAAGGATTGGGTTTCGGTCTCATAACATTAATACCTCTTTATATTGTAGGCGGATTAATAGGCAAAATCACCTATACAATAGGAGCTCTTAAAGATTGGATTGATGGTTTAATTTTAACTGCCAGTGGATTGCTGACAGCAATAGGGGAAGAAGTAATATTCAGAGGCGTTGTAATGCACCTACTGTTCTATATTCTAGGGGTAATGCTTGTAATATCAAATATAGATTCAGGAATAGCGGTTGATGTTTCGATATTTATAACGGCTTTGTTATTCGCATGGGCGCATTTCACCTTGGGCATGTACAAGGACGAAAATGCACTAAGTCCTAAAGGATTAGGCCTGACAATTCTAGGAATAGTATTAGGATGCTCGGTCGCGATAACAGGAAACATATGGACAGGTGTGGGAATACATTGGGGATGGATAACAGTTGTTTCAATAATGCCTAATTGGTTTTGCGCAAAAGTTGACAAAGGCTGGACAGAGTGGTTCAATGAAACTCATCCAGTTGTAGGAACTATAGGCGGAATATTGGCCGCTGTTATTGCCTGGGTAACTCTTCGAGACTCCATCTAAACTAATAAGTGTAGGTTAATAGACTGCACAAATCGACAGTTGTAAAACCGTCACACCAAGCTTTCTTTAGAAAGCCCTCAGCTCAACTGTATTGTAAACTATTGTAAACTTCATATCAACTGTATTGTAAACTAACTAGTAAAGAGGGGAGTAACTTTGAATTATAATGTATTGATGTGGAAGGCAGATTTAGCGGGATGCGGTTGGGCACGCATAGAGATGATAGCCAAGTACTTGAACAAGTACTGTAGTGGCGACATCAAGGCCACATCTTCAATGGTAATGGACCCTGCTAGTTGGGTCGTAACAGACAATAAGGGCCAGGTTGTAAAGAGAAATTACGATCTAACGGTTCATCAAAGGCAATATGGGGACAACAACTTAAGGAATTTTAACTTTTTAAAAAACACTTTAAAGATACCCTGCATATACGAGATAGACGATTATCTGCACGGTGTCAGCAAAGAGAGCACGGCTTATTTCGCTTATAATCCCAATAGGAATCCGGAGAGATTCGCAAACATAGAGGCCTATCTGAGGCAGGCGGACCTCGTTACCGTTACGACGGAATATTTGAAAAAACTGTATTCGTTGTACAGCAAAAACATAGTCGTTCTTCCCAACTGCATTGATTTCGAGGATGTGTTCACCGAAGAGGCGACCAAAAAGACTGATCACGGGGACGAAATATGGCTGGGCTGGGCCGGAAGCAACACCCACCTGCCGGACATAAAACTGATAAATGACGTTATAAAGCAGATTCTAGATGACTATCCCAACGTGAAATTGGCCCTGGGCGGTTGGGACGGCAAGATGAGGGACAAGGAAGGCAAGTTCGTTTTAGAGAATCTTTATCCTTGGAAAGACATACCCGACAGCAGGATAGTTAACATACCATGGGCCAAAGAGATGAAAGACTACCCCAAGATGATAGCCCAGTTTGATATAGGTATCGCTCCACTAGAAGACACTGATTTCAATAGAGCTAAATCTAATATTAAGTTCTTGGAATACGCCTCGTGCGGGGTTGCGGTGGTGGCCTCAGATGTCGAGCCTTATACTGCAACTATAATAAATGGTGAAACTGGTTATTTGTGCAAAACCAGGGGGGCGCTATTTGCAGACTGGTATAAAAAGCTCAAGAAACTAATAGAGAGCAAGGAATTAAGATTGACAATGGGCGCTAATGCCAAAAAATATGTTAAAGAGAATTTTGACATTAAAAACAATATTTATAAGTGGAAGGACTGCTATACAGAATTAATAGAGAAATTTCGCAAGGAGAATAACTTATGACAGTAAAAACTTACAGATCACGTGAATTCAGCGCTTATCAAGATAACAGGGGCATAGAAAAGTCCAGCGGTATTTCCACGGACGCCAGGGAGCTGAAACTGGGTGCTGATTCTGACAGACCAAAAAATATATTAGAAAGTTTACTGAACGCATATAGAGGGCAGTCGCAAGGCGCGAACCTGAAAATGAGGGCTTTTGAGATAGCCACTTCGGCCTTTAACGATCCTGGGCTGAGGGACGAACTGTACAAAAAGTGGGGGACCGCGGACAAAGTTAAAGTTATTGACAGTTTAGCTCAGCTCATATATGATGTGTTCTTTGAAAGTAAACCCGAAGCGCCTGGAGTAGTTGTTCAACCTGAGATGGTCATGCCCAAATTGAATATTGATATAACCGTCAGGCAGGAGCCCACCGAGAAGGCCCAAAAGAGGCATATAAGAGTGTCATCCACAGGTAAACCTTTCAGCGCTGGCAAAGGCGCGAGTAAAATCAAATTCAATTGGACTGAAACAGATGTAATACCAGTTAGAGGACTATCGAACAAAGAAGATAAAAAAGAACCATTAGTTCACCCAGCAAAAAAACAATCTGGTAATGGACCTCTTCCTAAAAATGCTTTGCAATATAAAGATGTACCATTAGATCGTTTACCTTTTGATAAATGGTTAGAGAAAATCGACTCCACTCCTGAAACAGGATTGAGAGAATATTTCAAACAACATGGTATGGAATACATAGACACTCCCGGTAATTATCACGAAGAGAAAGATCAATATGAAAGTATACAAGAGTTCATGGAACAAGGAATGGGAACAGAGGAATTTAATAAATTGAAAGATGCTTATAATAAGATACGAGAAAAATCAATTGATGATTTAGATGTAGAAAAAGTATATTCAAAGAAACAAGCCAGATTATTTGGTGCAATTGCCGGTGGAGTAAAAGTTCCTGGAGTTGATATATCTCCCTCTAAAGCAAGAGACGAATTGAGAGATGTTAAAGTAAGTAAGCTGCCTGAAACATCACATAAGAAAAAATCATTGCCAGTGTTAAAAGGAAATTAATATGACACTTAAAAAACAAATATCTACATATTGGAACAGCTCATTTGAGAAGGCACGCGGGGTAGAGATGAAGAAATATGGAGATAAAATCAAAATAGAAGGTTATCCCAATTATACTTTCCCTGATGTTAAATCAGCAAAGGAATTTTTAGACAAAGCAAGCAAGATTAAGTAAAGAGGAGTGAATGATTTATCGAATACACGTTCAACGATGCAATTAACGATATTGGAGTTGTATTAAGAAAGAAGTCCTCTTTTAGTCAAGAAACAATGCCTATAGATTTAGAGACTTTCTTATACGCCGAAGATTATCTTCATATGCCTAAATTATCTGCAGAACAGTTCAGGGTTCTCAGGGAACTGGACGATGATAATCCTGACACCAACAAGATACTAGAGGCTGTTTTGGTATGGGGTAAAGGTGGCGGTAAGGACTGGATTTCTGCTATATTCATATCGCGCAGAGTGTATAAGTTATTATGTAGAGCCAATCCTCAAGCTTTTTACGGGCTGCCGCAAGGCGAGCCTATAGACATTTTGAATGTTGCTGTTTCAGCAGAACAAGCAAATTCCGTATTCTTTACGAAATTAACCAACATAATAAAACACGCAGGTAAAAAGACATTCATTGAGTTTGGTTTCGATCCTATTAAAGACATCAAGGCCAATAAGATAGTTTTCCCGAAAGAAATAAGAGTCTTCTCAGGTCACTCAGAACAAGAGTCAATGGAAGGTAAAAACTTATTTGCCGCAATAATGGACGAAGCGGCTGCTTTCAAAACAGAATCTGAACTGAAAGGCAAAGGCCCTAGAGCTAAAAGAAGCGCTAAAGCTCTATATGATTCTTTGTCTTCCTCTATCAGGTCTCGTTTTCCTAAAGTTGGCAAACTAGTAATAATCTCATATCCTAGGTTTACTAATGACTTCATACTACAAAGATATGATGCCTGTAAAAACAAGCCTGATGCTTTAATTAGTTTTGGAGCTACATGGGACATTAATCCTCTTGTTAAAAGAGAAGATTTTACTAAAGATTACAGAGACAATCCCGAACAGTCTAAATCAATGTATGAGTGCGTTCCCCCTAAGGCTAAAGAGCCGTTCATACGAGAGCAAGAGAAAGTAGACTTAATAATAGACAGGACGGTAAGAACGCCTTACGATATGTGGGGGCAATACTTTCCTGAGTTCAGAGGCAAGCCATTCTCTTATTCAATAGGGATAGATTTATCATTAACGGGCGACTCTACCGGATTCGCTCTATTGCATAAAGAGAAAAGACAGGACAAAGACATTGTTGTTATCGACCTGTTAAAGAAATGGACTGCCGAGCCCGGCAGAGAAATAGACTTGGAAGAGATCAAAAGGGAAATTGTATTTTTAAGGTCCAGGGGGTTCAATATAGCCTCTATATTATTCGATCAATTTCAATCTGCTCACATGATCCAGGAACTCAAGAAACAAGGTTTCAACGTAGACACCCAGTCTATAGAGAGAAACTTGGACATATGGAATTCGGTCAAGGCCTTGATTTATAACGGTGAACTGAAAATATACGACAGCGAAATTTCTTACGAGCTAATCGAGGAACTGAAAGGGCTCAGCCTGATAGCCGGCAATAGAGTAGACCACATAGGGGATTTTAGTGCTAAGGATTTATCTGATGCAGTTGTAAGAGCAGTTCACGGATTGGTTCAAACGCAAGGCAACGATTTTTCATGGAAAGTTATGTGAGGAGTTAAAATGGAGCAAATAAATCTTTTTAAAGTGTTCATGGCCGAATCCGTTATAGACGAGTTAAAGCAGGTTTTATACTCTGGATTCATAGGCGAAGGCAAGAAAGTAATTGAATTTGAAAAACAAATATCCGAAAAATTCAATACTCCTTATGCTTTGGCGGTTAACAGCGGCACATCAGCCTTACATTTAGCGTATCAGATTATAGCCGATTATGATGAAGACTCGGAGTTTATAGTAAGTCCTCAAACATGCTCAGCCACTCTTACGCCTATTATTGCCAATAGATGCAAGATTGTTTGGGCGGATATTGACCCTATTTCTGGTAATATAGACCCTATGGATATTGAAAGAAAAATCACTCCGAAGACCAAGGCAATCATAATGGTGCACTGGGGCGGCAATCCTTGCAATATAAAAAAAATAAATGAAATAGCCAAAAAATATAACATTAAAACAGTGGAAGACGCGGCTCACTCATTAGGTACTAAATATGATGGACAGTATTTGGGTAAGTTCTCTGATTTTACAATGTTTTCTTTACAGGCCATAAAGCATATTACAAGCGTAGACGGCGGAATATTGTGCTGTAAGGATAAAGATAATTATGACAGAACTAAATTATTGCGTTGGTATGGAATTGATAGGTCAGAAAATAGACAGGTCAAAGACTTAAGATGCGAATTGGACCTAAAAGAATGCGGCCACAAATTCCATATGAATGACGTAAACGCGACTATAGGCATAGAGAATTTAAAGCATTTAGACACAACGGTCGCGGCCCACAAAGCTAACGCTGAATTTTATAATGAAGCATTTAAAGACAAGATTCAATATGCTAAGCCAGAAGAAAACGTAGAGTGTTCTTATTGGCTTTACACTATTCATGTTAACAACAGAGATGAGCTGATGGAGAAACTAAAAGAGAACAACATAATGTCTTCTAAGGTTCACGCCAGAAACGATGTTCACAGCTGCTTTAGCCGATTCAACAAGATACTGCCAAACGTAGATTTATTCAACAAAACTCATCTATGCATTCCGGTTCACTGGGGAATAACCCACGAACAAAGAGAATATGTGGCAGAACAAGTCTTAAAATATGCGAGATGAGCATGAAGATAAACTATTTTTGTAAAGTATACAACGAAGAAAGAATCTTACCGTATGTATTTAGGCATTATGACCAATTTGTAGATCACTACTTTATTTGGAATCACGCGTCAACGGATAAGACTAGAGAACTATTAGCTAAAAATCCAAAAGTTACCATAATCGATCTGTCTGCAGGACTATTTGACGACACAGAAAATATGAATATAAAGAATAGCGGCTGGCAGCAATATGCCAAAGATTGCGACTGGGTCATCATTTGCGATTTTGACGAGTTTTTATATCACCCAGATTTGCTCAATATACTAGAAAAATACAAAACTGAAGGAATCACTTTTCCTTATATAGACGGTTATCAAATGTTCGCCGAAGAGTTCCCCAAAACAGACAAGCAGATTTATGATGTCGTTAAGACTGGTAAAAAGGCTTCAAACTATTGCAAACATATGATATTCAATCCTAGCGTATCTCCTAACTATTATTACGGAGCGCACCAAGCTTTTCCAACGGGGCTTAATGTAAAATACAGTGCCAGCGCCGAATTGAAGCTTTTGCATTATAAAATTTTTGGAGAAAGCTTTGTTAATGAAATGATGCAGAGAAATGATAGATTAAGCCCAAAGAACAAGTCTCTAGGACAAGGGGCATACAGTTTAAATCCCGGTTGTTTGTTTAATCCAAAAACTGAATATGAATTGTTAAAAAAAGAGGCAGTGCAGATAATATGAAAATTGTTTCAAAGATAAAGTTACTGTTGAATTGGAAACACCCTAAAAAAACCTATTCATTTTTACCCAACCTAGAATACGATCTATCAGAAGATATAGTCAATTATTTGTTATGTGCATATAAAGATAAATTTGTAAAGACTATTGAAATAAAACAAAAAAAAGAAGAATCACTTTTTCTTAGAAAAAACTACGTAAAGCCTACGATAAACAACAAAGAGATTTTATGGACAGTAGGAATAGTCAACTACAAAAGTCTAGATTTTATAAAGCACCAATTGAAGATTTTGCACAACTTTAATTCTTTGCCGTTTAAATTGATTATTGTAGATAATTCCATTCCTTCAGAGAAAAAGCAGCTAATGGAAATGTGCAGCGAGTATAACGATGTTACAGTTGTAACAAACAAACCCAAGCAAAATGAGACCAGCAATCAACATTCTGAGGGCTTAGAGATAATTTTAAGCCTTACAAACACCAAGTACTTATTAGTAAACGACCCAGATTTTTTCTGGGTTCAAAAAGAATATTTATACACTCTTCAAAAATTGCTAGAAGAGGGATATGTTTGCGTCGGGGCTCCTTTTTACAGAGCAACGTTCACTAAAAATGACACGCCTGCTGTTTGGGGATGCGCTTATCAAACAAGAATTTTAGAAAAAGGCATTTTTGAAACTTTTAAGGGTTGTTCACATGATGATATTCATAGACTGTTAACAGAAGGCAAAGATACGGCCTGGAGATTAAGAGAAAAATATCTAAACGAGAATCTAAGAACATTTTCATTTGAGGATCATTTAGGCATCACACTTGATAATGACTTTTCTGCGAATATAAAACATTTTTCAGACGCCACTGTAAAAGACATTCACGAGTACAGATATAATGGAAAAATAATAGCTTATCATTTATATCACGCCTGTCATGACGACCCAGACCCATGGCCGTCTAAATCCAAAAGAAGAAAAACAATAGTGCCTGCAGAATGGCAGGACATAAGAAAGCAGTATTCAAATTTTTTTTATAACGTTATTTGTAAAGAAGTAGAGATAAAGCCACTTAGAATACACTTGCATTTTCTTTGCAAAAATGAAGAAGACGTGCTGCCTTTCTTTTTTAGGCATTATGACCAATTTGTAACGCAATATTTTTGCCACTTCAATATTCACTCTACTGATAAAAGCTTAGAAATATTAAAAAACAAAAAGAGCTTAAAGATTATAGAATACAATAATAAGCTAATTGACGACAGGCTTTATTTAAACATCAAGAACTACATATGGAAGGAATATTCAACAAGAGATAACTGCGACTGGGTTATTATATGCGACGCAGATGAATTTCTATACCATCCAAATATATTGAATTTACTAAACAGATATGATAACGCGGGAGTGGATATTCCTAAAATTAGGGGTTATCAAATGTTCGCCGAAGAGTTCCCGATTGACGATAAACAAAGTCAGATTTATAAATTAGTCAACAAAGGAGTTTATGCTCCAAGCTATAACAAATACATTTTGATGAAACCGCATATATTTCCAGAATACGCGTACGGATGTCATTCTCTTTCTCCTTGTTCCATCAAACTAATAAAATTTAGCGATGATTACCATATTGATAATACAGAAAAAGCGGAATTAAAATTATTTCATTATGCTGTTTTTGGAGAAAAATTTGTGAAAGACATGATGAACAGAAATAATAAATTGAGCGAATTAAATAAAGCAATAGGATTAGGTGTTTATTCTTTAGAACCTGGTACGAAATTTAATCCACAAAAGATATATGAAGATGTAAAAAAGAATTGTGCAGTAGTAGTATAATGACATTAGAAGAAAAAATAAAAAATAAAGCTTTACAGTTTAAATTAGAAAGAAACGATGAAGTAGATCATTGGTGGAATTATAGAAATCATTTTTTGAATAATATTCAAACAAAAGATCTAACAAATTTTTTAAATTGGGAAGAATGCATAAATGCATTTGTAGTTACATACGAATCAACAATGAAAGTTGAATTTGATTCATTAGATGAAAATTATTGGAAAGAAATTATAAAAGAATCGAATACGGGAAATCCAGTATTAGCTTCTTTTGCTCCATATACGAGTCCGAACATGATTCATTATGCATATCATGTAGATGTTTTTCAAAAAAAATATGATAAAAAAATAATAGATTATAACACTATTATTGAATTTGGTGGTGGATATGGAGGAATGTGTCGTTTAATTAGAAAGATGGGATTCAAAGGCAAATATATTCTTTATGATTTGCCTGAATTAAATTTATTACAAGAGTATTATTTAATAAAAGAAAATTGTATGGAAAATACTGTTATTACAAATAATTTTTCTATTTTTAATGATAAATATGATTTATTAATTGCAACATGGAGTTTAAGTGAAATACCCCTTTCGATAAGAGAAAAAGTAGCACAGAGCGCCAAAAATTTTATAATGGCCTCTCAATTTGAATTTGCTGGAATAGATAATATAAAATACTTTAATTCATTGAAACTAGATGTGTTTAATATTGAGCATTTGCTTGGTAATTTTTACATTATGGGAGTAAATAAATGAGAGTGCACGTGCATTCGGTTATTAGAAACGAGGAAGTAATGCTTCCATATTTTTTAAGACACTATGAAACATTCTGCGAAAAGATTTTTTTAAGAATACAACCATCTACAGACAATACTTTAAATATCGCTAAAGCTCATCCAAAAGTAATTATTATTGACTATAAAACCGAGTTTTCAGGCACTGAAGACATGTATCACATTATGGACATGATGGAAGTAAGAAATAATGATTGGAAGAAATATTCAACTTCAAAGAATTGTGATTGGATTATAAATGCTGATTGCGATGAGTTTTTGTATCATCCAAACATTCTTGATATATTAAAAATATATACAGACAAAGGAATTACTTTTCCTAAAATAAATGGATTCCAAATGTATTCAGAAAAACCGCCAACTACAAATAAACAAATATATGATGAAATTAAAACAGGCTTTCCTTTATATGAATATTGTAAAAGAGCCATAATTCATCCTGATATTGATCCAAATTATTCTCCAGGAAGTCATGATTGCACCCCTAAAGGAAACATCGTTGAAAGTAGTGTAGCTGATTTAAAGTTTTTGCATTATTCAAAACAAATTTTTGGTAAAGATGCTTTAATAAATTTTTGGAAGTTCCGCTTAAGACATAGCGGAAAATTTAAAGAAGAGAATATGAGCAGCGACTTGCTTGATGGGGTTTATTATCTATATGAATTAACTATGAAGAGTTTTATGAGGTACGCAAATACAGGTAAGGTTGATTATAAACAAAAGTTTTTGGAAGTTATATAGTGATCGTAAGTAAAGTTTATGGTGGGATCGGCAATCAACTGTTTATGTACGCCTTCGGACTCTCACAAGCAAGAAGATTAAATACTGAACTTAAATTAGATATAGATATTTTGTTATACAATCCTTATCATTATACTCCATATAATTTTGAATTAGTAAATTTCACTGGAGTTGTAGAACAACTAGCAAGCAATGTTAAAGGATTAATTTCAGTAGAAGAAAGCAAGATGGGGACTAATGAAATTAAAAATAACTCTATCTTAGACGGATATTGGCAAGATGAGAATCTTTTTGATAATATAAAAGCTGAGTTAAGAAATAAGTTGATATTTAAACAGAAGCCTATATTAAATATAAACTCAAATTCAGTCTCTATACACGCCAGAAGAGGCGACTATTTAAATGGTGATTATTTCGTAGACTTGGCTAAAACAGATTATTATAAGAAAGCGATTGAATACGTTTTAAGTAAAGCTGAAAATCCAACATTTTATATCTTTTCTAATGATATTAATTGGGCTAAAGAATATTTTAGTTTTATAAAACAAAACAAAGTATTTTTAAACAATAATACTATAGAAGATTTGTATTTGATGAGTTTATGTAAACATAACATAACAGCAAATAGTACTTATAGTTGGTGGGCAGCTTGGCTTAACAGTAATCCTGATAAAATTGTTATACAGCCGCATAAGTGGTATGAAACAAAGAATATAGAAAAATTAAAGCAAAGAGGAAGTGTTATAATATGAAAAAAAATGCTGCTTTAAAAGTCGTCATTTGTAAAAAATGTAACATAACTTTTCAGGTAAAAGATACAAAGAGAAATATTAACAGACAATTTTGTTCATCATTTTGTGCTAAATCTTCAAATGGTAAATTAAATAAGGGTAGAAAGCACTCAAATAGAGTAACTCCGCTTATTACAATAATATGCTTACAATGTAAAAATAATTTTGAAGTTAAATATAAACAAAGAAATAGAAAATTTTGTTGTAGAAATTGTTCAGATAAGTTTTATTCTGGTGATAAAAATCCTTCTAAAAGACCTGAAGTAAGAGAGAAGATTGGTAAAAGAGTGTCAGAAACGCATTGGGATTCATCAGGAAAAAATAATCCTATGTTTAATAAAGGTTATAAATTAAGGGGAAACAAAAATGGTGCATGGAAAGGCGGAATAAGTTTTGGAGAATATGGTGAAAATTTTTCAAAAGAATTAAAAACACAAATTAGAAAAAGAGATAATTTTGTTTGTAAAATATGTGGTAAAAATGGATTCATTATCCATCACATTGACTATGATAAGAAAAATAATGAAGAAAATAATTTGATTAATTTATGTAGATCTTGCCACGCTAAAACAGGATTTAATAGAAAATATTGGGTAAATTATTTAAAAGGAAAAGAATTATGTCAAAGTCAAAAACTTGTTTAATAACCGGGGTGACAGGCCAAGATGGAAGTTATCTTACTGAATTACTTCTTGACAAAGGATATGAAGTCTGGGGAGTGAAAAGAAGATCAAGCTCTTTTAACACCGCCAGAATAAATCATATTTTTGATAAAATACAATTATTATACGGCGATTTAACCGATTCAAGCATAGTTTCTATTATTCAAGACGTAATGCCTGATGAGATTTACAATCTAGCGGCTCAAAGTCACGTTAAGGTCAGTTTTGATATTCCTGAATATACAGTGAACTCTATAGCTCTTGGAACCTTAAGAATTTTAGAGACTATTAGGTCTATTAAAGACAAACAAATAAAAATGTACCAGGCTTCAAGCAGTGAAATGTTCGGCTCAAGTCTTCCGCCCCAAAACGAAAATACTCTTTTCAATCCACAGAGTCCGTATGCCTGTGCAAAAGTCTTTTCATATAACCTTACAAGAAACTACAGGAAAGCTTATAACGTGTTTGTTTCTAACGGTATTTTATTTAATCATGAAAGTCCAAGAAGAGGAGAGACTTTTGTTACCAAAAAAATAACAAGAGGGTTGGCAAGAGTCGCAGCGGGATTAGAAGATAAAATAACTTTAGGAAACTTGGATGCCAAAAGAGATTGGGGGCATTCTAAAGATTACTGCGAGGCGATGTATTTAATGTTGCAGCAAGATACGCCAGATGATTTCGTTGTAGCTACTGGTGAAAGTCATTCAGTTAGAGAGTTTTTAATAAAGTGTCTAGAGTGGATAGGCACAGATTACGAGTTTGTAGGAACCGGACTGCAGGAGAAAGTGGTAGACAAAAAGACCGGACAGGTAATCGTAGATATAGACGAGAAATTTTTTAGGCCGTCTGAGGTTAATTATTTATGCGGTGATTCAAGCAAAGCGAGAAAATTGTTAGGCTGGAATCCAAAAGTAACTTTTGACGAATTGGTCAGCTCAATGATGGAAGAAGACTTTAAAAATGTTTGAACAGACTAAAAAAACGCTCATTACGGGCGCTCACGGAATGGTGGGGAACTGCCTAACCGAAAAGCTAAAAGAGTTCGGGTACAATGATTTGCTAACTCCAACAAGACATGATTTAGATTTAACCGATTCAAAGCAAGTAGATAATTACATATATGAAACTAGACCGAAATACGTTTTTCATCTGGCAGCGGTTGTCGGAGGCATTCAATTTAACATTGACAATCCTGTTAAAATGCTAAAAGATAACTTAAAAATAAATATAAACGTGTTTGAATCCTGTAATAAATACAAGATTGAAAAAATGTTATATTTGGGTTCATCTTGCACATATCCCGCCGAATGCAAACAACCTATGAAGGAAGAATACTTGCTGACAGGCAAATTAGAACCCACTAATGAGGGATATGCCTTGGCAAAGATTATAGGTTTAAAATTGGCAGAATATTATAAAAAACAAAACGGTTTGAATGTTGTATGCTTAATACCCCCCAATTTATATCACGAGAATAAAATAGCAGATTCAAAATCTCATGTTCTTGAAGCTTTAGTAAAAAAAATATGTGAAGCAAAGATCAACAGTTTTTCAAACGTAATTGTATGGGGAGATGGAGAATCACGCAGAGAATTAATGCACGCAGATGATATAGCAGATGCAATGTTATATTTCATAGATAAGAATCCCGGTTTAATAAACGTTGGAACTGGTTTAGACTGCTCAATAAAAGAATTAACGCAAATGATCGCCGAAGAGACTGAATACGCCGGTGAGATTACCTGGGATAAAACGAAGCCAAACGGAATGCGCAAGAAGCTAATGAATGTAGACAAAATGAAGAGTTTTGGATTCAAACCAAAAATTAGTATTCGCGAGGGTATTAAAAGAAGCATTAAAAAATATATGGAGTTGAGCAAAGTATGATACCATTAATGAAAAATGCTTTTAGCAATGAAGTAGACACCTGCCAAAAACTTTCGCAGTTTATTGCATCTGTCCCCAAATTATCTATGGGTGATAAATGCGAACAATTTGAGCAAGAATTCGCCAAGTATCAAGAAAGAAAATATTGTATATTAGTTAACAGCGGTGGAAGCGCCAATCTTCTTTTAATACAAACGCTAAAGAATATGGGCAAAATAAAGAAACACGCAAAAGTTGGATTTTCTTCTTTAACCTGGTCTACAAACGTGATGCCTATAATACAACAGGGATTAATTCCAATTCCCATAGACTGCTCAATAAAAACCTTGAATGTGATGTCGGATGAATTAGAAAAGACAATAAAAAATCATCATATAGACGTGTTCTTTTCTACGAATGTTCTAGGCTTTATGGGTGATTTATATGCGATTAAGAGGATATGCGAAGAAAACAATGTATTATATATTGAAGATAACTGCGAAGCATTAGGTTCGGAATCTAATGCAATTAAAGCCGGCAATTTTGGCTTGGCCTCTACATTCAGCTTTTTCGTAGCGCACCACCAAAGCTCTATAGAAGGTGGTATAATTGCTACTGACGATGAAGAGCTGGCCATGAATTTAACATTAAGCAGAGCTAATGGGTGGGATCGTAATTTGCCGGCTGATAAGCAAGAATTGCTTAGAAAAAACAATAACATCAAATCTGAATTTCACTCAAAATATATATTTTATGATTTGGGCTTCAATTTTCGTCCTACAGAAATTACAGGCTTTCTCGGATTAAATCAATTAGTATATTTAAAGTCTAACTTAAAAATACGTGAAAATAATTATAAAGAGATAGATGCCGTTATTAAAAACAACGACGAACTGGCGTCTATTAATACAAATTATTACGATTTTATTCCTGCATTCTCTACTCCAATTGTTGCTAAAACTAAAGAATTAAGAGACAAGTACTTTGAGCGATTTAAAGATAACGTAGAAATAAGGCCTATTATTGCGGGTAATATAACCAATCAGCCATTTTGGAATAAATATGTCAATGCCAATTACGATTTGCCTGGCACAGATTTTATTGATCAAAATGGGTTTTACTTCACTAACGACCCGGCGCTTAAGCGAAAAGAAATAGATTTAATAAAAGATTTATTGAGGTAAAGCTGGCAATGGCACCACTGTGGACTATTGGAACGGTTAATTATAAAACAGAATCCTATTTGCCTTGGAAGCTCAAAATGATGTATGAAAACGAAGACAGCTCCAAGTTTGAATATGTAATTGTAGACAACTCCCCGGTACACAATGAACAATTCTTTAGTTTCTTAAAGCAAAAATATCCTCTGATAAAAGTTATTCCATTCGTTCCAAAAGACGTTAACAGAACTTCAGGAGAACATGGCGAAGGATTAAACGTAATATTAGACGAAGCGAGAAAAAACGGTTCTACATATTTAATGGTATACGACCCAGACTTCTTTTGGGTACAAAAATATCTATTAGATTATTTCGAAAGAGCAATCAAGATTGAAAATTACGTTGCGATAGGCGCTCCGTATACTATTCATATAGGACACGGTAATCCTTTATTTCCTGTAGCATTTGGGTGTGTTTATCCTGTGAAAGCTTTGGACGGGCTAGATTTTTCAACCTCTAAAGACCCACATGAATTGCTGATTGGTGGTAAGGATGTCGGCTGGAAAATAAGAGTCAATTTATCTGACAAAAAGTTTTTAACATTTATTCAATCAGATGTTCCAGCTAATGAAAGAATGCCAGGACAATATAGCTTCGAATGTATTCTTAGACAATATTTTTTATACGGAAAAAGAATAGCATATCATTTACATAGGGGCTCGTTTGATGATGGTTTGGCAAAATTTCAAGCAGAAAATTGGCGTTCGGATAGAAATAAAGATTTACACGAACCTCCAACAAATTGGATTGCATTAAGAGAGGCCTATTGCCAAAAATATTATGAGGAGTTAACCAAAAGTGCAAGATTTTAAAATTAGATTAATTGAAAGAGAAGACTTAGATTTTATAAGAGAAATTAGAAGTAACCCGGAAACTACAAAATATCTTGGTACATTTGAATTATTAAGCAAAGAAAAACAAGAAAAATGGTTTGAAGGTTTGTTGAATGACAATAGCAGAATGTATTTTATATTCGAGCTTAATAAAAAAAGAATAGGCTACCTTAGAATAACAGCTATTGATTATATAAATCGTTCAATGTGCGTCGGGGGAGATATACACAAGAAGTTTAGAGGCAAGGGCTACAGCAAGAAAATGTTTGACTTGATATTCGATCTTGGATTTTATAAAATGAATTTTAATAAGATGTGGCTTTATGTGCTTGAATCAAACGCAAGAGCCCGACACATTTATAAAAAACTCGGATTCAAAGAAAATGGAATATCCCGCGAAGCTGTATATAAAGATGGTAAGTATTTGGACTATATCTATATGGATATTCTTTGTAAGGAAATGCAAATAGAAAAGGAGAGATAAAAATGGAAGAACAAAAGATAGAAAAGAAAGAGGTAAAGATTGAGTCTAAAGAGGACGCAATAAAAATCCTGGAGAATCTGCACATTACTATATATTCAAGAATGAAGGGCAAAGGATTGGGACTTATAGAAAAAATAATGGGAGAAAGTGACGAGGCATTAGAGGCCAACAAGACGCTATATACTTCTTATGTAAGCTCGGTGGCTAACGACGTGTCTAAGACCATAAAGAAAGCTCTCGAGTTCTTAAAATAGCATGCCGCTAAATAGATTCAATAATTTTGATAATGCCGGAGAACACAAGCTCTCAGAACTTTTTGATATACAAAAAAGAGACGGAGAAGGTCCATCTCAGTATAGACAAAGATTAAGAGGAGTCGCAGACCATTACCAAGCGACATACGAGGTGAAAGCAATGCCAATGATCGAGCAAATTCAAGACGTAGAATACGAGGTTACCGGGCACGATACCCATTTGTCGGAATATATTAGGAAAAGGGGCATAACTTTAAAGTCGGTTACGATAGGCACGAGAAGACCTGCCGAAAAGGTTTTAACCAGTCAATTGGCTAAAGAGAATAAGCCTCGAATGTTTATAGACGCTTTCGGGAACATATGGGAGGCTAGAAAAAAGTTAGTTTAAATCTTCAAACAAGTGCATTATAATAGTAATATAAGCAAAGTAAAGGAAGGTGGATAAAATGAACAAAGGCGTAAAAGAGTTGAAGTCGGAGTTGAAAAAATATTTTCCTGAACATAAATTCAGTTTGAAATATGATAAATATGCCGGCGGCTCAAATATTGCTGTTTTTGTAGATCCCCCTTTTATGTATAATAATGGAGAAAGTGATGATAAAAAAATAGATAGAGTAGAAGCGATATGTAAGCAATATCAAGCGTATAAAGATACTAATGCTGAAGACGATTCTATAATTTATGCTACTGAAAATGAGCGTCCTAAAAAATGTGCAACTTATGTTACTTTTCATAATTTCACTAAGAGTGTATGTATATGATAAATTGCAGTAAAAAGAAAAAGTTAAGTGGCGGATTATTTTGCATGAAAAGACTAGAAAGAACAATCGAGGAAGATTGCGCTAAATGTGAATTAGCCGATGGCGGAAAATATAAAGAAAAGAAAGCTCATAGGCGAAGAAAGATTGGTAGAGAATACTCCCTAGGTGGAAAAGTTATAAAAGTATAAAGGAGTTGAAGTAAAGTGGCTATAAGAGACGGATCGAATTTAATGAATAGAAGCTGGAACTGCAGGAATTGTAGTAGAGAACCAAACTGGGGAAAAAGAAATTGTAAAAAATGTGCTAACTATTATACTTCAGAATTTAAAGACGCATCTAAAATAAGAGCAATAAAAGATCGAAGAGAAAAACGAGAAGCTAGAATAAATTCACCTAAAGAGCTTATAGATGCGTATAATTATATAAGAGATGCTTTAAATTTACAAGGTTATCTGCCTGTTGCTGAATCGATAACATTTAGGTGGAATAGCAAAAGAGCAACCACGGGATTAGGAACATGTTGGAAAGATAAGAAGCTTATTGCGGTAACGTGGAAATACAGAGATTTTGCAGATAGAATGGAAACATACAATAGACAGAATTTACTTGAGACAATGTTGCACGAGGCGCTTCATTTAAGAATGCCTCATCACAAGAAATCATTTAAGAGAAAAGAGCAAGAACTAATAATCAAATTGAGAAAAATAACCGGGCATACGGGACATATCGAATTCAAAACAGAAAACAATGAAGTACTAGAACAACTAGAACAAATCGTACAAGGAGCAAACTAAAATGGCATTAAGTAAATATACAACTAGCGATAATACATTTGAAGATTACGTTGCAAAGTCGGGTATAAACTTGGAGAAATCTAAAGGTCCTTGGAAAAAGGGAAAGAAGTATATAGATTCAGATAGAATATCTAGTGATGAAGATAGAAAGGCAGATAGATTATTTGTAAAAGAACATGAAAAAGAATTTAATAAGATTCCAGAACGTAAATTTAGACAACAACAGGAAAAATGGGTTAAGGAGCATTTTCAAAAAGAGTCGGGTGAGACATTGGAAGTAGAGAAAGCTCAACAAGAGGCGCATATTAGAGTCTCCTCAGCTGGTAAACCTTTTTCTGCTGGTAAAGGAGCTAAAAAAGTAGAAGTTCCTATTAAATTCAAAAAGTTGGTTGATGATGTAATATTAACAGAATTTTCCGGACATCATATCATAAAAGAAAAGTTACAAGAAACCCACGCTAAAATAGGTAATTACTCTTTGAGAAGTTATGATAATAGTCAATATTTAGTTAGAAGTTTAAAAAATGCAGGTTTTCCAGATTTGAATAAAATAAATGCCTCTCTTGAGAAAAAAGGTTATACACTAGATGAAGGCTGGCAAGATGACAAAGGCAGGATTAACGAAGAGCAGTTTAACAATCTGTTTTGGGATGACGTAAGAATAACCGCCGAAGAACTAGAACAGAAATATCCCGGATTTGCAGTAGTTGGTAGAACAGGCGGATGGTGGGGAATTAATGCCGATGAAATAGAATCTTATGTAGACATATTTGTCAATTACAATAAAATACTTAAACAAATGGGCCCTAATGCAACTTATGATGATATATATGAATATGTTCAAGGCCATCAAGATAACGTGTTAGGAAACATTACTTTACAAGAAGGCGCAAAACTCAAAGCCTTAGATTTAGACCTAAATTCAATGGTAAAGCATTTTGAATCAACTGACCGATGGGTAGAACAGCTTATAGAAAACAATTACGCAACAAAAAATTAACAGTTTAAATCTTGCAATAAGTGCATTATAATTAATATAGATTATAATGTTGACCCAAAAGGAGAGAATAAAAATGGTATTAAATGTAAACAGATCGAGAGAGGCGAACATACATCAAGAGAATGAGTTAAGTATTGAGAAATCAGCTAGGACACAGACTATAGAGAAGGCAAGTAAGTATGGAGAGGGCAAAAAAGAGGTTTCAGTTACAGTTCATCCATCAGAAGGTTTACCATTCCAAAGGAAGCAAAAGGTTGGTAGAGCTAATTCAAAGCATCAAGATAATTACGAATCAAGAGTAGATGATGCTAATAAAAAAATGGCTAAAGAATATTTAAAGAAAAACTATCCTAATACATATTTATCAGATAAAAAAATAATGTCAATAGCACAATTATCTATGAAAGTTCCTCCTAAACCACAATATGAAGGCGATACTGTTTTATTAAAACATGAAACTGCAACAAAAGAAACTCGTTTAGCTGCAACAATGACTAATTTTATCTCAGTGCTTACACATGCAAATAATGAATTGGCTGAAAATGGCATTATAACAGCTATATATGATGAACTTGGAATTAAGCATAAAGAAGGCTGGAGTGGAAAGCCAGATATGGACACAGAAGAAAATTATAAAGACAACGAGCCAAATACAAATAAATGGTATAGTCCTAAAAAACTAGTTACAGTTACAGATATTCAAACTAAATATAATGGATTACCTTTCGAAAAGGTAGAAGATAATTATAATTATAGACAACATGTTGAATATTTTACTAAACAAAAAGCTAGAGACGAAATGGTTGATATGAAGAAAATAAAGAATCCAAAGTATTATAATAGATTATCTGGGTCAATACCTAAATTAAACAGATTAGTTTCAAATGCTTTAGGAATGGATATTAAATTTGAAATGTTTGATGCTGAAGAAGATAGACGCGGTGGTTTAAGTGGTTATTTAAAAAGCAAAACATTTGCAGGTAAAGAATCATTAGGAATAATGTCTCATTCATTATCAAAAGTAGAATTTAATGTTCGCTTTGAAAGAACTAACGAGCATAATAAAGTATGGTGTCCTTTGCACATGAGTTGGGAACATCATGATCGTGGTTCAAACGGTTCAGATGCATATACAACAGATGGCAAAAGATTAACCGCATATTACGATCAAATAGCTAATACATGGACTTTGGAGGGAGAATAAGATGACACTTAAAAAATATAAAACTGACGATAATATTTCAATTGAGAAAACTCAAAAGCAGCATGTAAGGGTTTCATCTACAGGTAAACCATTCTCGGCCGGCAAAGGAGCTTCTAAGACTCAAGATAAATTAGAGAAAGAATTTACTAATAAAGAAGCTCACAGAACGTCTGGTACATTATATTGGCCAGGAGATAAGACAGTAGTACCTGATACTAGAGAACTTTTTAATGATAAGATGGATAGAAAAGAAGAGTTTGAAGATACTAATGAAAGATCGTATAAATTGCATGAATTTACCTCTGAACAAATTGAAGCATTAAGACATATATACAAACACAGATTGCTATTAGTTGGTGAAAAAACTTCAGCATTTGATAATATATTTGTTGAAGACACTTCCGATCCAAAGAATCCTCATGTTAAAAGTCTTGAATGGATTATAAATCATCCTGCAAAAGGATATTTCTATGTTGATAATGAAGGTTATAAATATTCAAGATATTCTATTCCTTTAAGTAAAGAAGTAATTGATGAAATAAGCAAGGTTTAGTTTCATGTATTATGTCTGCGCCGGCAAGGTGAACTATTACTCCACAACAAGCAAGCCGCTTTACAATTTCGGCAACCTGCAGGGATTCAAGGGAAAGTTCATAGACTACAAGGACGATATGGCGGGCTACAAGAAAACTCCCCAAGAATTAAATGCGGTCCAACCATATCCCGGTTCTATTACTGATGGCGATGGAAGACTTTGGATAAAACAAGACGGAGAATTAAACTCTAGAAGCAATATACAGTTCAATTATGTCGGCAGACAAGGCCCGTTCAACAGGGTGGGCTCGCACGGAGACACTTTTATCCCAAGAACCAGGGTGAAGCTTAATCAGGACGACGATCCTTTTCCTGATACTTTTAACTTTAGTAATACAATTGCTAATCTAAAAAGACGAGGATTATTAAAAAAATAAAAAGATCATCTTTTTAATCTTTTGCAGACCTTCCATTTTTCACACCAGCTTCATCCAATATCACAGGATTAGCTTAAAAAATCTCATAAAATCATCCAGGTCACTCCAGGAGCATCTTTAATTAAAAACAATATATGTCTACATACTTCAATAAAAACATAACCGGGGTCATTTAATAATTATGAAAAAATCAATAGTTTATGACAATTACGGAATCATGTTAGGACGAATAGAAGTTCGCGGAAGCGAAACTTTTGTATATGATAAGAATGGAGTTTATCAAGGAATGACAAGCAATGGAAATACTTATAACGAAAATGGAGTTTTAGTAACAATAGGCGAAGCACCTGGAATTTTATTAAAATCTAATAAGGAGGAAAGGAACATGTTAGTAAACGAATTGCCGATCGAAAAATCTAAAAAGCCAACTAGATCAGCGGAAAAGAAAGCCGGCAGATATATAGGGTTTCAAAAGTTGGTGTCTAAATTAAAAAATAAAAAAGGTATACAAGAACAATCACTAGAAAAATCTATAAATGATCTGACTGTTGATGACTTTATGCAAGTTATGTTTGAAGAGAATTATGACGGAGTTATAATGAATGCTCCAGAACAAATATCAGAATTTGGAAAGGCTCAAGTGAAAGATCCTGCAGCTTTGGCAGCTTATATTGGCAGAAAGAAATACGGCAAAGAAAAATACACAAAAATGTCAGCTGAAGGTAAAAAGAAAAGTATTGAACCAAATCCAGAGTCAGACACCGCGGACATAAAAGATATGACAGCTAAACCTGTAACAAATGCTGACCTAGTCGAAACCGCCAAAAAAGTTCCTGTAAAAGACCCAAAGATGACGGAATAGTCGTGCCTTACATGGATGGGAGAGCACCAATAACACCCATTCAATCTTATGGGAAACCTAGATTAGATACTTCAGATTTTTTATTTGATAAGTGGGTTCAGCACGGACCCCATTCTCCAGATAGATTGAAAATGGGTGTGACATATGATAATGTGAAACAAGTTAATCCTATAGTTCATGACCAAACGAGATTCGATTTGGGACAATCTTCCAGCATTCAAGGTTATGAAAAAAGAGGTTTTCCTATAGGTGATTTGAACGGACCGCCTACTGCGCACGAAATAAATCCACAACTTTCAAAATTTGATTTTTATAAACCAAGATTTGCTCCCCCGGCCGCAGCAGTAGGAGATTTACACGGATCGAGATTAGATGAAATGAAAAAACGAGGCCTTATAAAATGACTTTGGCAAAATTCAAAATAGATTTAAATATAGAAAAAGGAAAGCCTTGGATATTACAATTAAGAAAACCTGGTAAAGGTAAAGGTAAATTAGGTAGTGAGCGAGAACAAAAGAAAATTTCAAGATATTTAAGAAAAGAACATAATCTTTTAGAAAAAAAATATCAAAGGTGGAGAGGATCTTGGGAAGTAGAAAATATGCCAGTTTCAATTTATGAAAGTTATGTTAAAGATTTAAAAAGGCACTATTTAGATACTGTAAAATTATTAGGAGAATTTCGTACTGAGATAATTAATAATAGATTCACTAAGGTTGATGAACATTTTTACAAAGGGCATACTACAACTGCTATGGGATTATTAGAAAGTATCATAATGGATATACACGAAAAAATAAGAAAACACTATTTGGAGATTAATTAAATGACACTACGACAATGGACACGCGATATGTTTTCAATAGTAACCGATAAAGTAGGAGTCAAAACTCCGACGTTCGATCCTGCTCCAGACTATTATAAAAGAAAAAACATAATAGACAAAGTAATCTATTTAAGAGACACGTCTAGAGACAGGGGGTCAATATATGGCTACAATATAACATTTAATGAATTACAGAATTTCGCGATTCCCCTATCAGATATAAAAATGAATTTAGAATCTCATATTGCCGCAGCGAAAATTAAAGAAAAAGAGGCTAGAGCGACAAGAGGAATGGATGACGCACTTTATTACCAAAATTCCATAAAAGCCCTAGACAACATTTTAAAGTTTGTGGAAGACAACATGATGGGAGAAGAAAAACGTTTGTATTCCAAAGGATGAGAATATGCCAAAAATAGGATATAAACAAACTGAAAATCATAGAAAAATACACTTGGGTGAAAAGCAATCACAGGAAACTATCCAAAAAAAAGCTAATAAACTTAGAGGACAAATAAGAGTAAAAAGAGAAATAAGAACTTGTATTTGTGGTTGTAAAGAGATATTTGAATGCAGAAAAACATCTAAGCAAAAATATAAAAATTCAAATCATTATAATCACAAAACAATGTTGGGAAAAATCTTCACCAAACAACATTGTAAAAATATAGCAAAAGAAACTAAAGGTAAACATTTTGATAGAAATAATAAAACTTATGAACAAATAGTAGAAATAGAAATAGCTAATCAATGGAAAAGAAAACAAAGTGAAGTTCATAAAGGTATAAAATTCACTGAAGAACATCATAAAAATTTAAGTAAATCTAAAAAACTACAAAATCATCCTAATTGGCTAGGCGGAAAATCTTTTGAATTATATGGTTTAGAATTTAACAATAACTTAAAAAAACAAGTTAAAGAACGTGACGATTATACTTGTCAAATATGTAAATTGAATGAAAAACAATTAAAATTTTTATTTAAAAGAAATAAGCAAATTTTTCACGCACATCACATAGACTATAACAAGAAAAACAATAATGAAAATAATTTACTTACTCTTTGCTATTCTTGTCATCCAAAGACTAATTCTAATAGAGAATATTGGATTAGTACTTTAAAAAGGAGATAATTCATGACATTACAGTCTTACGTTTTACACGAAAATTTTCTATCAAAATGTGATGGAACCGAAACAAAAACTTTAGACGTTTCTATGTGGCTTCCTCCAAAAATGTTAGGAATTCAATATAGTCCTGATGACGTAGTTGAAACGCCAGGCGCGCCTTTAGACGCAATTGAATTAAAACAAAGGCAATTAGATCAAACTGCAAAAAAACTAGACGAGCCTAAAGAGCATATAGACGAAGTATCTAATAAACTTCCTTACGCTAAAGACGATTCAAGAGTTCTTTTAGAAAACAAGTTTCCAACCTCATTAGAATTAGAAGATCAAAATGAAATTAGATCAAAATTTATAACTCTAATAACTGAAGCAGCCAACGATACGGAAAGAAACAAAATGCAAGCTTATAATGATAAACGAAAAATAGCTTATGTCCTGGGCGTAAAAGAAGCTTTATTATCCGCGCAAAAAGATATGCAGGAGGGATTTAATTTATATACTCTGGTTAATAAATACGCTGAGTTGTCTGGTAAATTTAAAAACGTGTTAGATAGCGAGCAAGACAGCGAGGAATTAAACTACCCTCAATCCAGGCACAAAGGTTCTGCAAGCGCTTATTTAAACTTAAGTAATATATTGAGAGATAAATTAGCTGAATATGAACTAATGAAATTTAAGCAAAATATAAAGCCGTCAGTTCGATAATTTGGGGCTAAGATTGAATTAATTACTCAATCGACGGTGCCTTTAACACCCAGCCCCGTAATCTTTAAAGGAGATTAAAATATGATTAAAACAACTAGAAAAGGTAAGACTTATGAGGATATTTACGGTGTAGAAAAAGCCAAAGAAATAAGAAAAAGCTTAAGTAAATCTATGAAATCGAATCCTAAAATTATTGGTAAAAATAATAGCTTTTATGGAAAGCATCACACTAAAATAGTTTGTAAAGCTATAAGTGAAGCTCATAAAAATAAATTTGGTTCAGAAAGTTCTCATTGGGTATCTAGAGAGATTAGAATTTGCAAATGCGGTTGTAAACAAACATTTGAATGCAGAATAAATTCTAATCAAAAATTTATACACGGACATCATAGAAAAGATAAGTGTCATACAAAAGAAACAATAAGAAAACAAAGACTTGCTGCTATTAAACGTATAGAACAAAATAACGGTCAATGTTGGCCCAATTATAATTTAAAAGCCTGTGAATTTTTTAAGAGTTACGACGAGAAATATAATACAAAAGGATTTTACGCCATTTACGGTGGCGGAGAATACTATATAAAAGAGTTAGGTTACTGGCCGGATTATATTAACTTTGACAAGAAAATTATAATTGAATATGATGAAAATCATCATAATAAACTAAAAGATAAAGACGTTAAAAGACAGCAAGAAATCCAAGATTTATATCCTGACTTTAAATTTATAAGAATAAAGGAAAATGAATATTAAACCGAGTGTAAAATAGGAGGTAAAATCATGTCAATGACAAATTCTAGTATTACGGCAACCCAAGTTACAAGGCCTACCCAAAGGCTAAAAAGTACAGACGAGAAGATAGAAGAATTAAAACAGCATTTTGCAGAAAATGCTATAAAAATGGACTTTATGAGGAAGTCAGATGGCTATTTCTATGTTTTAGGACGTATTGGATTAACAGAAAACGATTCTGATTGGCGCATATGGAAAACAATTGACGCATCTAAACAAAAAAATGTAGAATATTTATTTAAAAGTAATAATAAAGAAGATGCAAATAATAAATTTAATGAAATAATTAAGTAAGGGGCTAAGTTTAAATTGGCTATTTAAACGATGGTGCCTCTAACACCCAGCCCCCAAATCTTTAGAGGAGATAAATAAGATGCCAAAATTAGGATATAAGCGATGCGTAGAACATCAAATAAAATTAAACCAATCGCACACTTTACCTAGAGAGTCTAGATTTTGTGAGTGTAAATGTGGTAAAACTTTTATATGTCGAGTAAATTCCACACAAAGATTTATTAGTGGGCATAATACTAAACTTAGGACAAAAGAAGAATATATAAAAATAGGTAAAAAAGTAAGTAAATCTAAAATTGGACATGTTGTAATTTTAGAAACAAGAGAAAGAATAAAATTAAAACTCAAAGGACATATTTCTCTTAGAAAAGGTTTAACTAATGTAGAATATTATGGCTTAGAAAAAGCTGAATCAATAAGTACAAAAATTAGAGAAAAGCGAGTTAAACAAAAATTTCCTTTTACTAATACTAGTATTGAGGTTGCTTTACAGAAACAACTTAAAATAAAAGATATAGATTTTATTACTAATTATTATAAATTAAAAGGAACTCCAGATATATTTATAGAATCAAATAATGTCAACTATAAAGGAGTTTGTATTTTTGCTGACGGCGATTATTGGCATAGTAGACATGGGGCGCAGCAATATGATAAACAGATAAATGAATATTTATTTTGTAAAGGATATAAGGTTTTAAGGTTCTGGGAAAAAGACATAAAACAAGATATAAATAAGTGTATAAACATAATAGAAATAAATTTATAAGAATAAAGGAGGAGTATAAATGCGAATATACAGAGCGATAGAGAATGGTAGTGGCACTACAATCCAACAGCAAGATGGAGTATTTGGTCCTAGGACAGAAAAGAGCATTGAAAAATTATCAGGTGATGGGGAGTGGGTGCATTTACACGGTGTTAAATTAATGGTAGACCCATCTGGTATAATAATTAAGGGGCCAGATGTATTCATAGGCAGAAAATTTGAAGACGTGAAAAGACTCAACTATTCAGATACGTTCGGAGTTATGAGATCGGTTGCAAGAGCCACCATGCAGACCAACAAAGCTTATGAAGATGATATAGACAAACTGGCGAGACAAGGCGCATGGAAAGAAGCCCATGATCTTTTGGATTCCATGATTAAGGCGCATAAAGAAGCTGCAGAAAAATTTGAGAATTACAAAAAATAAGGGGTGTAATATGAGTAAAGAAAAGTTTAAGTGTTTGATATGCGGTACATTTTTCTATAAAACCAAGGAAGAATGGAATAAATACAACACAGAATTAGCCAAGGTTGACGACCCCGATAAGATAACAAACAAGATAATGTGTCCTAATGAAACATGCAAAAGTACAAAGCTTCAACATTTAATAGCAGTGCCTAAGAACTATATTGATCAAATTGTGTTAAAGCCGGCATTTAAGATATGGGATTATATTACAGATGTTTTAGGTATGGTGTCTGCAGAAATAGTAATAATAATTAGATTTTTATGGGATAAAACAATTGCCGAATCAATAATAAATATAGTCACGTTTTTTGCGTTTATCATAGCGATAAAAATTGTAAAGAATTACCTTTCGTTAGATACTCTATATAGCTGCGGTCTAGTTCTGATTTTCTACTTATTTAAAGTTCTATTAAAGTTTAGGCGATAAGGATAAAATAACATGGCATTTAATAAATCATTTAACAAAAATATCAATAAATCATCAGCTTCTAGCAGTCCTATAAGTATTGACAAGTCTTATGAACCTAGTATGGCTAAGTCCATGACTGCGTATCTGCCCACGTACAAGGCAGAAAATTTATATGGTCAGAGTCAGGAAGCTGGATTTGAGTATAAATTACCATCATCTATGCTTAGAAAAATGTACGAAAGAAACGTTGTTGTTAGGGCCGCTATCGATACAATTATAAACGAAGTTGTGTCCGCGAATTGGGTTATAAAGCCTGTTAAAGAAGACGTTGAGCTGGATGAGGGCAAGAAGAAAGAACAACAAGAGGCTATAGACAAAATAACAAATTTCTTACATCATCCGAACGAGAACAGGGAGAGTTTTAGGTATGTTCTTGAAAAAATGATGTGGGACCTTCTAATATATGACGCCGGCGTGTTGGAAAAAGTAAGGAATATGGGCGGAGACAAGCTGAAAGAGCTATATGCTATTCCCGGAGACACAATAAAAATAAAGGTTGACGAGCACGGCAAACTATTGGGATATTGGCAGGTTATTCCCGGCAGCAAATGGCAACCCAAGTTCTTTGGTCCTGATGATTTAACATATATCATAATGAATCCGCGTTCACATACTCCTTATGGATTCTCACCTCTTCATACTTTAGAAAATATGGTAACTGCGTTCCTTTATAGCGAACACTACAATATTAAATATTTTGAAAATAACGCTACACCTCGAGGAATACTCGAAGTTGGCACAATGAATGAAACTCAGCTGGATAGGTTCAGAGAATATTGGAGACAAGAGCACATTCAGCAGCCTCACAGGGTTATGGTATTAAGTAATCCATACGCGCATGAGGGCAAGGGCGGAGTTAAGTGGGTTCCATTAGCAATGTCGTCTAAAGATATGGAATTAATGCAATATCTCAATTGGTTAATGAAAATGATATTGATGGTATTTGGCGTAACTCCCTCTGAAGTTGGTTGGACTGAAGACACTGCAAGGGCGCCAGGCATGGGTCAAATGCTTCAATCACAGGCCTTTAAAAATAAAGCCATATACCCTATGATGCAAAGAATATCAACGTTTTTAACCGAAGAAGTTATACTAGAGGAGTTCGACAGAAAAGACCTTAAGTTTGAATTCGTAGAGGAACAATCTGCGCAAGACAAATTAATCAAGGCCCAGCTGGACACGCTATTAGTAAATGCAGGAATAATGACGGTTGATGAAATAAGAAAAGAAAGAGGATTAAAGCCCCAACAAGAAATGGGCGGAATGGGTGGACCTGGTGGGGGCGGTCTTGATGATATATTGAGAGGCTTGCAAGGTAAAGGGCCTGAAGAAGATTTTGGAACCGAATCAGCCTTAAATATTGAAAACACTTCTAAAGAGCCTAACGTAGTCGATTTAGCGTTTAATCAAATAAAGACGGCGGTTTACGATCATCTTGGATTAAATGACGAGGCTGCGAAAAATCCAAAATTTCAAGACGCGATGACAAATGCCTATAATGAATTGAAAAACTCCATAATGGATTATGTTGGCAAGAACAAAAAGGGCGAAACTGGTTCATTAATAAAAAATGCATTTAATAATTTAGTTAAAGAAATAAAACTGCTCACGTCTATGAAAACAATAGATAATATATTGGGAGGTGGCCAATGAATTTAGATATTGGATATACCAATTTATCGTGGTTTTTAATTAATAAAAACACAGCCATAGGACTTGGAGATTTTACAGGTTTAGTAGCCCACAAAGATGAAGTGCGCAAATTTTTTAAAGCGCAATTTGATGCAGAAAAACAAAATTATGTAGGCTGCAAAACAGTGAACAAAGAACAGATAATGAGTGCCGTGAGAGTTTGCATTGATCAAAGCGTTAAAGCGCTAGACAATGCAGGAATAGACGCAGAAGAATTTATAGAGGAGTTATTGCACGATGAAACAGTCGGAAAAAATAACACCAGAAATAAAAAACATAAAACTACATGAAGATATAAAGTCAACCTATTCTTCTTTCAATCAGTCTAAAGAAAGAGAACGAGTTGACGCCCCTCTGCAAAAATTAGAATCTTATTATTATAAATTATTATTAAGTAGCAAAGAAAAAATTAAGAAAGAGTTTAACAAATACATAAATAAATGATAAAATTTCAATTCAATGACGCAATATTTTTAGCCAGCTTGTTTCTTCTTATGATGGATGATTTAATGGCAGAAACGCTAGATTTGCCCGAAAAGTCTTTTTTATTGGGGGCCCAGATTCTTCAAGAGCAAATTGAACCTAATTCTAAAATTGATATAGGCGAAATGAAAAAAAAGTATGAACCTGTGGTTGAACAGCTTAAATTAAAGCATTATTGGAATGTTCAAAATTTAACAGATTCTTCTCGTGATAAATTGATGAAGATTTTAACACAAAGCAAAGAGAACAATTTAACTCCTAGTGAAATATCTAAACAACTTAATACAGAAGTTTTTGGTAAATATGATGCAAAGGCTTTATTAATAGCCAGAACATTTGTTACAGAAGCCGAAACTTTAGGCAGAATATCTAACGCAGAGATTATGGCTGAAAAAAGAGGATTAAAAGAAGCCTATTTACAAGCCAACTCGGCACCTGATTGTTGCTTTTTATGTAAAACTTATTTAAATTATGTTGATGGAAATGGGAAAATAATAGAGGGTAAGATATTTCCTGTAAGTTTTTTAAAGAATCAAGATAGTAATTTAGGAAAAAATCCTAAAGAAATGAAATCCAATATTCCTCAGCATTTTAATTGTAGATGCGTTTTTAAACTGTCTACTGAAAGTGAATATAAAAAACAACAAGAACGCCTAAAGAATGGAGAATTAAAGAAGAGAAACTTAGAAGAAGTTACTTCAATATTAAAATCTTATGATATAGACTTTATGAAATCTTTTGAAAATATAGTTCTAGAGAAAGCATTTGAGATAAGTAGTAAGTAATAATAAACGAGGTAAATAAATGAATAACGATTTAGAAATAGCTTACAACGAAATAATGCAACAATTTTTCCCTGAAACTTTACATAGAATACCTATTGTAAAATCAATGCCTGTGCTCAAGGCTAAACAGGGAGTTCCTTTAACCGAGGTTCATAAGAGACACATAAGCGAGGCCCTTAAAAATAAATACGGAGTGGAATCTTATAATGATGTATATAAGAATTTTATAGAAGAACACTCAGGAATGATTAATAAAATAGTTAACAAATACGCGGGACTTGTTAAAGACAAACAAGATTTAATGCAAGAAGCATTAGTTAGAGTTTACGAAAACCTACACAGATATAAACCCGAACTGGGGGCCCCGACCACTTGGTTGAATAAGGTCGTAGGCCTTCATTTACATAGCTATGTATTGCCCGAAACATTGAGAAAAAGATCGGCATATGTCGCTTTATTAAAGCTTAGAAGAGCGGCAGAGGATTATAAAAAGAAAACGGGTAAAGAGCCCACATTGGAAGATTTATCTAAATTAAGTGGTATTCCTCTAGAAAAAGTAATAAATATAAAAACTATAGCTGGGGGTATGTTGAGTTTAAATGAGCCAACAAAATTCAAAGACGATGAGGGTTCATTATTGGGAGATTTTGTTGCTGACGAGAAGACTAGCACTCCTGAGCAGTTATATGAACATCTAGAATTAAAAGAAATGATTGATAGCGGATTGAACAAATTAGATGAAAGAGAACAACATATTATAAAAGAAGAATTTGGAATGAATGATGGTGTTCCTAAAAATGATTCTCAAATTGCTAGAGAAATGAAAATAACAAGTACGTATGTTGCTAAATTGAGAAAAAAAGCTTTTCAGCAATTAAGAAAATTTTATGAATCTGCGAATTATGTTTCTAAATCTGAAGATGAGATGAGGGTCGATGACAGAATGATTCAAATATATTTAAAATATCTGAGTGATATAGAAAGAGATCTGGATAAAATGAATGAAACAGAAAATGTAAAGAATATGATAAAGACTCTAATGAAAGCGATAGGCCCTCAATCAATGACAAGACCTGTAAATATATATGATACAAAAAAGAGACTTGACAGATTTAAAAAATTAACAGAGCCATATGGAGAAATACCTAAATCATATGACTCAATTAGAATACGACAAAGAGACCCGCAAATATTTGATAGAAAAACAATGAGAACAATAGAGCTGTCCAAATCCCTATCTATAAGGGCGGTAATTGGTGAATTGCCTAATGATCCAAAAACTAGAATACAAACTTTAATATTCAATAGAGACCCTAATTTTGGTAAAGCTTGGAATTTATTTGAAGCTAAGCAATGGACAAAATCACACAAAGACAGAATAAAAGTGAGTATAAATTTGAGAGATTTATTACAAAAATGTCAACAACTTATAACTGATAAAGGAGTGAATCAATAATGTACCCTAATTTACTTATGCCTGGAAGAGTTAGTAAAACTGAAGTTTCTAAAAGTATAGACGATAATAAATTTGTTATTAGAGGTTATGCTAGTGTTCCTATATTAGATTTGGAAAATGAAATTATAGCTACCGAAGCTTATGATGATGCTATAGAAACTGTAAAATCTAGAGCAGGACAAAATAGACCACTACCAATTTTTATAGAACATAGGAGAAAAGAATTATCTTTACCAGTGGGCAAAATAACCGATGCTGGCAAAGATGATAAAGGAATGTGGTTTACAGGAGAAATAGCAGGAGGAATAATTGGGCAGCCTATAAGAGAATTAATCAAAGGTGGTTATTTATATGGATGTTCAATTGGAGGAGATGCCGTAAAGACCGTTCAATATTTTGATACACAACACAATAGAGATGCTAAGAAAATTACAAAGATGGCGTTTAGAGAATTATCTTTAACCGGTCTTCCAGTCAATGAGGAGGCCGTATTTTCAATTTCCAAAAGTCTAAATAAGAACGAAAAGGAGGTGAGAAGATTAATGGATAAGTTAGACTCAGCGATAGATATGCAAAAATCTATTTCTCTATTAGAGAAGGCCGTGGAGCCCAACAATCTCGACGAACAGTCATTAAATCGAATAAAAGAAGCATTAAACAATTTAGCTAAATTGTTACAAATTGATATTACTGACGAAGGCGGAGAGCAACAAGTTGAAACTCCACCTAAAACAGAAGAGTTGCAAAAACCCGGGATTATGAGTACCAATACCGAATCTACTACTGGCGAAGAAAATCCCCAGGAAATAGGGCAGGGAATGGAATCTACAAATATCTCAGGTAACGCCTCGGGGAATACCTCGGGTGGAATGAACTCTGGAGTTGAAGGCAAATTAGCAATGATTGCCGAAAAACTCGATAAACTGATACAGATTGAAAGTGGCGAAGCTACTACTGATGAAAATGGTTCCCCTAAAGGCAACCAAGAATTGGTTGAGGGCGACAAGAAGCCTGATGGTGAAACTGAATTAGTAGAAAACGATAAGAAGAATCAAGAGCCAAAAATGGTCGAAGGAAATAAAAAGGCTCAGGATAAAAAATCCGATAAAAAGAAAGATTTTAATAAATCTTTAAAAATACAAGGAGACGACGAAATGAGCGATTCTAGAATGGAATGTCCAAATTGTGAATCTGTGTATAAAAGCACAGATGAATACGAAGTAAGACATTGCCCAGAATGTGGATCGTCTTTCGCCAAGAGCTCCGAAACAAAGGAGGAAACAAACAAAATGGAAACCGAAGAAGTAATATTCGAAGACGATCTTATGTGTGAGGACTGTGGCTCAGTATTTGGTAAATCGTTATCGTACGAAGCCAATTATTGTCCAAAATGCGGTAAATCATTAGCTACCGTGGCTATTGCGCAATCACCTAAGGGTGCAAGTACGCAAAGACCTACGCAAAGCAAAATGAATGTTGGCAAAACCAACATAGACGATGTAGCTGTTGCCCAAAGTCCTAAAGGCGCATCAACTCAATACAAGAATAAGAGCGAAGCAGCAGAAGATATAGAGAAAAATCTTGAATTAGAGAATCCGCCTCTAGAAGATACTGGGGAATCAGTTTCAGAGTGGAAAGACGGCAATTATATACCAGCAGATAAAAAGGAAAGAGTAGATATGGAAGACGAAGATATAAATGTTGCACGTCCTAGTGGAAAACCAATGTTGAGCTCAGCCGATCAGTCAAAATTCCGTACATACGGAACTGATAGGACAAAGTCGGTCAATGTTGAAGATAGATTAGAATCTATCGAGAAAACATTGGAAAAGGTATTAGATAAATCTGATGGCAGAAAGTCTAATATTCCGTCTGAAAGTATAGAAAAATCTTCTCAATCTTCAGCAGCTCCTACGCAAGACAGTATTGACAGAAGCTTTGCTAGGATGATACTGGGCAGCGAGAAGTAATCTCGACTCAAACAAAAAAACAAGTGAGACAAATCTCACGAAATTAATAATGCTGCGGTCAACTGGGAGAAGACTACCGCGAAATAAAAAACTTCCTCCAAAAAATCATAAACAAAAGGGGGGAAAAATAAAATGGCTAGTTTAGAAAAAGCTCTGTCGTCAATAAGCGGACAGGGCGGAGATGTAATTATACCTCAGCTTAATTAAGCAGGCTGACTTGCAGGTGACTGCAATGAAAAAAGATTGCTATATCGGAAAAAGTCGAATGGACTATTAAGTGGGTCTAAGATTAAATTGATCATTTAATCGACGGAGCTCCAACTCCTAGACCCTTTTAATACTTGGAGGTATTATAATGGAATTATTAGAATGTAAAATTTGTGGACATAAAACTAAACAATTACATAATCATATAAAATTTACTCATAAAATGAGTAGTAAAGAATATAAAGAAAAGTTTAATGTTAAGACATTATGTATTATTTGGAATAAAGGTCAAACTAGAAAAACAAATTCAATTGTTGCTAAATATGGTGATTCTGCTACAAAAAGTGGTAAACATAGAAAACCACAACCATTATATTTCAAATGTTGGAATAAAGGATTAACAGTAGATACAGATGAAAGAATGGCTAGACTAAATGTAAAAGCTCAAAAAGCAGTTGCACAAACATTTAAAAGAAAGAATTATATATCTAGTTTAGATGAGAAACTATATGTGTTATTAAATAAAAATAACATAAAATATGATCCACAAAAAAGTGTTACTATTGATAATAAATATGTTACGATTTTAGATGCATTTGTAGAACCTAACATTTGTATTTATGTTGATGGTAATTACTGGCATTCAATTCCAAGAGTAAAAAATAGAGATTCATTTTTTACAGATAAGTTAATAAAAATTGGATTTAAAGTAATAAGAATATGGGAAAATGAATTCGATAATTCCGAGGAAAGACTCTTAAATTTTATAAGAGAATCCGTAGAGACTATACGCAATCCTCTCAATATTTGAGATGAAGATATAGTCCGAACTGAAAATATAAACCAATAAATTTCAGAGTTAATTAGAAATAATTAACCATCTAAAGACGGTAGATGTAACAACTGGTTGTGCTGACCAGATAATTCCGGTTATCCGTCAGAAATCTTACATGAGGCAATTCTTACAAAGTTTCAATATGCCGACAGAAACGTACAGGTTTCCTAAGTTAACAACTGGGAATACCGTGTATTATGTTGGAGAAACTGCCTCTGCTCCTGAAAGTTTAATGGCTACGGGGACTGTAGAACTCAACGCGAAAAAGCTCATGGTGGCATTAGCGGTCAGTGCTGAATTAGAAGAAGATGCGGTTCTGCCAATCGTTCCCGTAAATAATATTGCGGCTTTCTCAATAAATTGAGATCGAAAATTTGACTATATCGGTGAAGGTCTTATGGAAAAAAGTTATGGGGCTAAGATTGAATTAGCTATTTAATCGACGGTGCCTAATCACCAAGCCCCTTATATCTATTAGGAGATTATATGAATAAAGGACAATTTAAAAAAGGGCATAAAGGATATTGGTTCGGAAAGCGTAGAAGCAAAGAAACTATCAGTAAAATAAAATTAACTGAGAAAGAACAGTTTAGAAATGGTATACGAAAACCTTGGAATAAGGGATTAAAAGGCGATAAAAGATGCGTTTGGAATGAGGGACTAACAAAAGACACAAACGCAGGCATTAAAAAAATAAGTGATTCTAAGAAGGGTAAAACTTTCAAAGAAATCGCAAAGAATGTTAATCCCGAAGAATGGAAAAAGAAAGTAGCAAGGCATGGTGAAAACAATGGAAGTTGGCGCGGTGGCATAAGTTGGTATCATGGAAAAGATTGGAAAGCAATAAGTAAAAGTTATCGTAAGAAAAACCCAATTTGTAAAAAATGCAATAAGAAAGTTAAAATTGTTCACCATATATTACCGTATATTGTATTTAAGAGTGATAAAGAATTGATGTCTTTATGCAGAGGTTGTCATAGAAGTATAGAGAATTTACTAGATAAGTTTTTTAAGATAACACCGAGGAAAGACTGGAGTAATCCAGAATCCGTAGAGACTATACGTCAAATAACTAAAGATTGGTTAGTTAATGATATAGTCCGAACTGCAAATATAATCCAATAAATTGCAGAAGTAATTAGAAATAATTACTCATTTATAGAAATATAAATTGTAACATAATTGAATAAGGGATGATATGGCAAAAGCATTTGCTCTTGCTGAGGAAAATGTTTTCATCAATGGAGACACAACTCACACTGCAACTGCAACGGATCCTTCATCTGGAACTGATGCAAACTGGTATGTTAATGACCAAAGATTGGCTTTTAACGGATTAAGAAAGGTAGCATGTGGCACTTCAGTTGATGCTGGAAGTGGTGCTCTTACTTTAGCTGATATTTCGGCAGGTATTCAAAACTTAGACGTCTTCGGACGCGATAAGTCAGAGTTACTGTTGATTGTTTCACTTAGAGAAGAAAACACTCTTCGTCAATTGTTAGGTATCAACCTTGCTGTTAACCAGCTTGGTTTAACCGGCACAGCGCTTCCTGGAGAAATAGGTAAGGTATGGGGCGTTCCAGTAGTTGCAACGAATTTACTCGCAATAGATTCTGACAATGAATCGGAAGCTTTAATTCTTAACAGAAATGCAGCGATTATCGGCGATCGTAGGATATTTACTATCAAGTCTTCGGACGAGGTATTAATACGTACTGATCAATTGTTAATTGTGGCTTCTGAAAGGTTAGCTTTCAATGCTCAATACTGTCAAGCGGTTGTTAAAATAGTTAACATCGCGGCCTAAGTCTAAATGTAATTAAGGGTGGGAGGTAGATTTACCTCTGCCTCCCATCTAGTTTAAAATAGGAGAAATAAAATGTCAAAAGTACTAACAGATTTTAATTTATTACTGAATTGGAAAAAAGAAAAAAAAGTATATAAAATAGTTAAAAATTATCCAATAAATTTACCTGAGGAAGTCATTAACTATTTAAAAATAAAATATCCGCAGAATCAAATTAAAATAGTTGATGTAGCACCCATAGCGCCTGTACCATCTATTCCTATTAATGTTCAAAAAGAACCTAGTGATATGATTCTTGAGGATTTAATAGTACAGTCAAAAATAATCAGTAGTGTTAACGCAGACCCAATAAAAACCACTATAGAACAAGCTTTAAACAAAGGCATTATAATAAGAAAAGGTGTATGGTATGAGTTTGAGGGCGAAAATATATGTAAAGGAATTAATAAATTAAAAGATAAGCTTGAAAATGACATGGAACTGTTAAATAAAATTCATAATAAATTATAAGGAATAAAAATGAAATCATCTTTTACATGGAATTTTTCTAATCCGAGTGATTATACATATAACACTTCAAAAATAACTTTTGCTACAGATATTAATGGTGATGATTATATCACTTTAACTAATCCTGCTGATATGACATTTCCTTATATTATAAATGCCACTGGAGTATATTTTACATTTATAAATAAAATAACTACTGTAGAAACTGATACTGTATCAGGTGCCGTAATAAGGTATCAATTAAGTCAAAATGGAGAAGACTGGTATTTTTATAACACGTCAACAGCACTCTGGGAATTAACAGCCGTAACAACAGGAACTTATTCTGAAATAGTTTCAGCTTCTAATTCTGATGTTGAACTTAGTAAGGCTATATGCGAAAAATTTGCTACACAAGTTGATTCAGGAAAATTATATTGGAAAGCATTCTTGATGAGCGACGGCAACAATTCGCCTCGACTTTATTCTTTTAAATTTGATTTTGAACAATACTATACAACTATAAAATTAATAAGGGATTTAATGAGTCCATATGGATTAAGGGCAAGAGATCCAATAAGTGGATTATATTGCGTTGATACAGATTTTCTTTCAGATGATAAAATAAGAGCTTATATTCCATTAGCAGATTCATATATTAATAGTTCGTGTTTTAGAGACTTTTATTATCATAGAGATGTTGTAGAGTTCCACGATGGTAATAATACTGAAGGCATGATTACTTATTTCTTCCCTATAACCAAAATATCGCATGTTATAATGTATAACCAATTATTACAGGCTATGAGAACATTCCTGGACTTTGAAATAATTATACATCCTGAATGGGGTGAGCTTTTTCTACCACCAGCATATCCCGCATTCTTATCGGATAAACCGTCAAGGGCCATATTTGGCAATATATTCATATATGGAAAACGTAACGTTGAAATCATGTATGACTACGGATATGATGTGCCTTTAGAAGACATACAGCAAGCGGCCTCAAAATATGCCGGCATATTGGTTCTTCAAGCTTATTGGGCTTGGCTGACAAGAGGAATCCAATCAAGAAGCTTTGATGGATATTCAGAATCTTATATGCAAAAACCATTCGAAGGTATAACTGAGATTTGGAGAAAAGAAATAGAGATGATTATCAATACCAATAGAAAGCAATTCCAGAGGTCAATTTAATGGAGATAATGGAACTTTCTGTACTTGAAGAGGCAATGGATATATTAAAAGCTGGAGTTGGGATGCCAAAACTGCCATCTGCAGGTGGAGGCATGTCCATGAAACCTCATAAGTACGTTAGAAAGGACCCTGATTATTTTGGTCCTGGTAAACATAGATATTGGTATAAAACTCCTTCAGGTGATTTAGTATCATCTGATAAAGAAGTTCAAGAGGGACAAGAATTAAAACCTGAAGAGGCTCAAAAAAAGCCTGCGGCTATGGCTCCTGAAGAGCAAAAACAGCTTGGCAACAAGATAAAAGATTTAATGGCTAATGTTAAACAAAAGCTTGGTGGAATGCCTGCTGAAAAAACGCCAGCACCTATTGCAGCAACTCAACCTCAAATTTCAGGTGCTGCTGAAGATGTAGAGTTTTTAAGGAACACAATGCCATATTTGGATAATTTGGCAGAAAAACTTAAAAATACCATTGTTCAATCTGAAGCAGAGGGCTTAAAACAAGAAATATTAAACAATTATGTGGGTAGATTTAGAGATTTAGTGTATGAAAAAATGCACAAATTACCACCTGGACAAACTGTTGGTAAAACTGATACAATAAAAACTGAAAAAGATATTGAAAAACTTGAAAATATGAAGCGTGAAGCTTATATGAATAAAGATATGAAACAAGCTAAGAGAATAGATATGAGAATAACTGAAATTTCTCAAGCCGAGGCTGCTTTAGAAGAAGACAAGTTGAAACAGCAATATGCCTCTGAGATAAAAGATAGAACAGAAAATCCCCAAAAGTATTATCAGAAAAATCAAGATGTTAAAGCAAAATCTTTAAGCGTAAGCAATAGTGTAAAAATTAAGGAAAAACAAGCCGTTAATGATTACTATTTGTATTCTATAAACAAAGAGCAAAGGGATGCGGGAAAGTCGGAGTTTAAAAATATAGATGATTATTATACTCAAGTTGGAAGCGCCATAGACAGCGTAATTAAAACTGCGGCGATCTCTAAATATAGCATCAACGCTAAAACGGGCGATGTTAAACTTTGGGGCACTAAGGAAGAAATAGAGGCTAATGCTAATAAGGTGCTTGAGTTGACTAAAAACTCTGCGACAAATGTTAGTTATGAGAAAATTGGCCTTGAAGAAGGGAAATTAAGGGGCATATTGAAATTCTCTAATTTGAGGACTGTGCCTCTGTATAAACCCTATAAAACGAGCGCGGTAGACGTGGCCCAAGATATATCTAGCAAAACTTTAGACGGAAATAAGACTGCCAGACGATGTATGGGAATAGGTAAAGACGGCAAGCCCATACTGCAAGAATTGACCGGAGAAAAAGGACATAATGCTAGAATGGTTTACGCGTCAAAAGGAAGCGGAAAGACTGAGATGATTGAGGGAACAATTATGTCAGCTTTAGAGGGTAATTCAGATGGCACATATAGAGCGGTTGTTGTTGATCCTGTTGGAGCAACATTCTCAATATTAAAAGCGGATGATGCGAGTTTATCTCCCGAACAAAAAAATTATAAAAACAAATTAAACAATTGGATTAAAACAGGAAGACTGACGGTGTTTTCAGATAAGGTCGACCAAAACAATTACAAAGACTTCTATAAGAAAACCACAGATTATATAAATAAGGAAAGAGCTCTGCAGGCATCATCGAGAGGTTCTGACAACAATTTGTACAACAGCCCATACGTTCAAGGCGCGATAGACATACATATGGATGAATTACAAGTATTAAATGGCTTTGCAGAAAAAGACCCGGAAATGAAAACTAAACTATACAGCTTAATACGCAATATAGCAAACAATGATTCCAGAAAAAACTTAATGCCTATTACCTGTTATGCGCAAATGCCAAACACTAAAATGAACTCTGCTATTGGAGCGAGTTGGGACGCTATAGAAAGTATAGGCTCGGCTGCTTATAGAGCCATAGGAAGCACTCATGGAATAGCTTCGGCAAAAGAATTTAAAAAAGCAGCTGCGAATGAAATTACATCATATGATATGAATTCGCATACTGCAGATTATTATGACCAAATGGTAGTTGGCCCTTCTATAAAAGACGCCTTTGGCGAAATTAAAGGCAATACGGAACCAACTAATAATTCAAACGCTAAAGAACAACAAATACCTGTATCAATGAAAGAGGGATATACTAAAGAAACGATGCCTACTGGACCCAACGTAATAGACGCAGCGAAAGTCGGTAAAAAAACATTACCAATTAAAAGGACTTAACAATGGTTATATGCACTTCCTTCCGCGAAAAAGGAATACAAGAAATGGTAAACAGAGGTGGAATAACTGTTACTATTTACAACTCTATACCTTGTACTGGTGATACAATAAGCGTTAGTGGTGAATTACAACAATTTAACTTAGCTTTAAATGGAGATGAATCTGCCACCTTATACGGTTCACAAAGTATAATAGGGGCAAACACTGATTGGACTTTTACCGGTACTGATGTAATTTCAGGTACATTAATAATTACTGATAGTTCCGGCGCTTCAGCATATTTAGAAAATATTGATTATACCATTGATTATAATAGTGCAATCGTCACAGAAAAACCTTTTGGAAGTTTAGTAGACTTGGACATTATAAAATGCAGTTATAATTATCATATAGATTGCGTGGACGAAAAAACAGGCGGGCCTAACAGATTGTGCAGAACGTGCATAGACCCTGATCAAGGCGCATTTTCTACAGGAGCATTATATCCCGTTGCGACCACTATGATGGCCTTATTCCATATACCCAACTATGATAGCCCTTTTGAGAAGAGTGGAGTTTGGAAGCTAGGAGATGGTGTAGTAACTGTTCCTTATGATGTAACTGTAAACGCTAAAAATCATTCAGATGGTGGATTCTTCTGTCAAGATAAAATTAAGATACATGGACAAGATGGCGTATGGAAAGTTATGTCAATGCCGCAAACAATTCAAATGGGAGAGTTTCTCGGAAAAAGAATTCATGTAAGGAAAATTGATTTTTAATGTTTAACGGCGATGCAGCTTTGCAAGCTAGATTTGATAGCACTATTGAAGAAGAATTTCAAAAAGGCGAACAAGTAATCGTAAACACTATTGCTGAAGTTGGAATAAAAAGACGAACAGGGTATCTTTTAAATTCGGTGAGATATTTAGGGCAAATAGAACCAGGTACTTTTAGATATGTAATTGAGGCTCCATATGCTTCGTATTTGAATAGAGGATATGGGCCGTTCAGCATGATTGACAGCAGACTGGGGAAGGTAATACCAATGAGAGACGCGAATGGTAGATTGATATTTAGAAGGGTATCTATGAATCCAACAAAAACTAACAAAAACTGGATGCATCCTGGGTGGGAAGAAACCAATTTCGTAGAAATAGCCAAAGAGAAAATACAGCAGAGCATAGTAACGAGAGTACAGGAATTTTTAACAGAACTCGAACCGGAACTATAATATGAAACAAAAAACTGGGCCCAAATTATTATTAAGAATAACTAAATTATGTTCATGCGGTTGTAATGAAGCCTTCATTTGTAAAATAACTTCTAAACAAAAATATATAAATGGACATTGTAGAAAAGGTACACACTTTTCTGATATTTCTAAAAATAAAATGCGAAAAGAAAATAATTATCATTGGATTACAATAGAAACTAGATTTTGTAAATGTGGTTGTGGTAAATCATTTGAATGTAAAATAAATTCAAAAAAACAATATATTCATGGGCATTACTGTGTTGGTAAAATTAGTAAAGCAAAGGGAAAAATTATAGTTCCTAGAGAAACACGAACATGTGTTTGTGGTTGTAGGTTAACTTTTAAATGTAGAACAACTTCTACTAAAAAATGTTTAAATAGAGAACATAAAGGAAAATTACACAGTAAGTTAGTTGGCGGAGAAAATAATGGTAATTGGCAAGGTGGAAAATCTTTTGAGATATACCCACAAGCTTTTAGCAAATCTTTAAAAGAAAGAATCAGAACAAAAGACAATCACACTTGCCAAGAATGTAAGTTTATAGAAAATCAATTAGAAAAAAAACTCCATATTCATCATATAGATTATAACAAACAAAACAATGATGAAAATAATTTAATAAGTCTTTGTAATTCATGTCACGCTCAAACTAATTTTAAGAGAAAAGATTGGACTAAATATTTAAAAAATAAAATATTGGAGACAATATAAATGGCAATAATTGACGCAAAATATGCAATTTGGCTTTTATTAAGAAATGAATTTAATAGACTTCATACTTTATATCCTGAAAAGATAGACGTAAAGGTGGTCACTGCATATCCTCGCACAGTTGAAGAAATAGACAAAAAAGCCATTATAACTATTTCTAGGGTAACCGCTCCAGAGGAAATGAGATTTGTTACAGATTTATTAATTCAAGAAGCCCAAACGCAAAGTATGTTAAACCAAAGAGGCAATTTTCAAACGGATGTCTTTGAAATAGCAATATGGACTTTAGACGCCCAATATAGAGATGATTTGTATCTATTAACAAGACAAATTTTGTTCGAAAAGAAAAAAACAGAATTACTAGATAAGTTTCAATTTATTAAATTTTATAGAGTCGGTGGCAGCGATCAAGAATTAGATATTGCCAAATTACCTAGAACAATATACAGGGCGGTATTAACGTATTTGACTCAGACTCAATTAGCGCAGTCAACAACAGATGAGTTGGTAGAAGCAATAACAGTAAGTACGATAATGACATCGGGTCAAAATATATAGGAGGAGCAAAGTTATGATAGAAATAAAAGAAAGTCTGGAAGATAGGGGGGCAAATGACAGTATAAGCTTTTTAGAGTTTACTCTAGAAATAGATAAGCAATATGTTCAAGCATTAAAAGTTTTTGCCAATGTAAAGAATCAAAATGAAGAAAAGACAAGAAAAGAATGGAAAAGTATTTACAAAAATTTATTGGTTAAAAGAACGAATTAATAAGGAGGAAAAACAATGAGTCCAACATTCAATGGAAAGTTTTTTAGAGTTCCGCAAGTTTCTATAAAAACAGATATATCTGGACTAACATCTACAGCGCTGGCCCCCGGTGGAATTGTAGCTATGTTAGGTTCAGCTGAAGGCGGGGAACCAAATCAGGTTACAAGATTTACTGACCCAATATCCGCCGCTAATGTTTTTAGAGGTGGGGATTTATTAGACGCCGCTACAGCCGCTTGGCAACATGGGGCACAAATAATTTATTTAACAAGAATAGGTGATGCAACTCAATCTACTCTTACTATAAATGATGCTTCAAGCGCTGCAGTTGTAACGTTTACGTCTAAAGATTACGGTGCATATACAAATGATATAAGAGCAAAGGTCGAAGCAGCCACAACAAGTGGTAGTAAGATTACAATTCAGTTTTATGATAGCTTGACTAATAGAACGACATTAGAGGTTGGAGATAATTTGGCAAATGGTACAGCAATATCGGCCTATTTTAATGCAAATTCTAATTTAGTTGACACTGTGACAGCTTCAGCAAGTGGTATTCCTGCTAATATAACATATACCAATTTTGCAAGTGGTTCTGATGGAACACCTTTAATAACAAGTGATTGGACTACAGGATTAAATTTATATGCTACAGAATTTGTTAACATATTACATCCTGCGGGTTCTACAGATGCTACTGTTCATGCTTTATTTCAAACACACGTTGAAACGTATTCTAGCCAAAAGGCAGAAAGAACAGCAATAGTCGGAGCCGCAATAGGAGACCCAGTTGGAGCTATAGGCACAACCAATTCTTATGTAGATAGGGCCTATAACATGAATTCAGAAAGAATGGTTTTTGTTGTTCCTGGTACTGATGGTAAATCTGCGGCTTATACTGCTGCAAAGATAGTTGGAAAAGCAGCAGGAGTGGACGTAGCGACGCCGTTAACGTATCAAACAATAACCGCATCAGCAATTGAAAAGAAGTTTTCAGAATCTGAGAAAGATACTTTAGTTCAATATGGTGTATTGGCTATTGAAGAAGTTCCAGCCGGTCGAAGAATTGTGAGAGGAATAACTACAGTTCAAGACCCATCTATAACAGATGAAGACCCATTCAAAGAGTACAGTGTTCTTAGAATAAGAGATTACGTCAATAGTAACTTAAGGTCGATACTAGAGACAACTTATATCGGTAAGAAAGGAGTATTCGGGGTTGAAAGTCAAATGCAGTCTACCACATCTTCAGTTTTAGGTAAGTTGAAAGAAGCTGAGATTATACAAGGTTATAGGAATATAACCGTTACGAAGGACCCAAATAATCCAAAAGTATTTTATATAAGTTTCCAAGTAGCGCCAATAAGTCCGATAGATTGGATATTTGTGACAACAGAGTTCGTTAACACGATATAACAGAATGACAGAGACGGGTGGGTGTAGGTTATTTGTCTATGATCCGCCCGTCTCTTTAAAAAGGAGGGAAAATAACTGCTGGAGATTATTATATGAAAGAATCTAATGTAATTGAAGGAATTGATTATATAATTTGTCCAATATGTAAAAATAAAATAAAAAAACTTACAACTTCTCATTTAAAAAGACATTCAATCGCTTTTAGTATTTTTAAGAAACAATTTCCAAATCAACAGTTAGTATGCAAAAATACAAGCAAATTAATTGGAGATTTACAATTGGGCAAAAATAATCATCAATATGGCAAACCTTCTTGGAATAAAGGCCTAACTAAAGCAATAGATCGTAGAGTCGCTAAATATTCCGAATCTATTAGTAAAACGCAAAATGGTAAAACTTATGAAGAAAGATTTGGTATAGAAAATTCTAAAAAGCACAGGAATAACATAAGTAAAGCTATGATGAATCGTTATGTTTCTGGTGTAACTAGAGCCAAGATTGGTAAAGCAAATAGTGGAAAAATAAGAACAGAAGAACACAAATGTAACATGAGAATTGCCCAAAATAGATCAGAAATTAAATTAAAAAAAAGATTGGCCATTTGTAAAAATATTAAAAAGAATGGTGGACTTTTCGCAGGTTATAATTCAAATGCCTGTGAAATTTTCAAACAGTTTGATGAATTAAATAATACTAATGGAATTTTTGCAACAAATCCTTATGAGTTCCAGATTTTAGGTTATTCTCTCGACTATATAAACTTCGATAAAAAGCTTATAATAGAAATAGATGAAAAGCATCACTTTGACAAAAACGGACTATTAAAATCTAAAGATGTAATTCGTCAAAGAGAAATACAAGAACTATATTCAGGTTTTAAATTTTTAAGATTTAGGGAGGAAAATATGAGTAAAATATTGGAAATGAAAGTAGAAAATTTTAAAGGAGGTGGTATTTGTGAGTAACTTAGTAGGTGCGCCGCTTACAGCAATTACAGCTAATCTATTGTTTTTCGGAAAGTCTATAGGCGAATTGCAGTCTTTGTCTTGGAATGAAAATAACAATTATCGTAGGTTAAGTGCGATAGGCAACGGGGTTGATGCTATACACGTTCCTGGAGTTGCTCAATATGATTTAACAGCCAGAAGAGCGTTGTTAGAGACGGATTTGGTTTTAGATTTATTGTATACTCTTAAACAGGGAGACTTTGCCGGCAAAACGCCATTTGTTGGAGTTGCTCCAAATAATACTAATCAAACTTCTTTATTAGCAGCCTCAGTTACGCCACAAGATTTAGTCAATGCTATTATTGCAGGTGGAGGCGGTATAGATTTGGGAGACAAAATAGTCAACTTGTATTTTGATGTGCAAATTCAAAATTCACAAGGCGCTCCAATTATGACATTTGAAGACTGCTCTTTGAATACCAGAAGAGCAACATTGGACGTTGGTGGAGTTATAATCATGTCAGATGTAACTTTATTAGCCAGAAAGAGGAAAATAGCTACAGATTCTAATAGGGCTGCAGAGTTATTAAGAGCTTTGCCAGTCGTATAACAACATAAAGGAAAAATAAAATGCCGGGCCTAAGGTTGACCTCATGAATCAATCGACGGTGCTTGTACACCAAGGCCCTAAATCTTTACAAGGAGATTAATATGAGTTCATTTATAAAAGGGCATATTGCTTGGAACAAAGGATTAACCAAAGAGACAAATGAATAAAATATTAGAAATTAAAATTAATAAAGGAAACTTATGCCTGGAATTATAGGATCTCCATTAACCGCGTTAACCGCAAATATAACTTTTGACGGTCAAAAAATAGGACAACTGCAAGAGATAACTGTGGAGGAAAACTACAACTTAAAGCCTATTGAACAAATAGGTTCTAGCTACATCACTGAGTTCTTACCTGGTACGTATAGCGGAAGAATCGTTGCTGCTCGTGCTTTGATCGAAGGAGATTTATTTTTTGATAAACTTACTCCCGGCTTAACTTCTTCACAAGCACTTACAACAGTAGCAAACGATATGCTAGGTGATGGCTCAGTCAACATAAGTCCCGTAATAAAAGTGTTCGAAGGGATAAACGACTTTTGGAATCAGATTTTTTTAGGAAAGGCAACAAAAGACAGAATAAACTTTGTTGTTTATTTTGATATAGAGTTGATAAATCCTAATAATGAAATATTTGCAAAGTATTCTAAATGTGCAATATCCGCAAAAACGCTTTCAGTACAGTTAAATAATATAGTTATTATGCAGAATATTACATGTCTTTTCCAAAATAGGTCAGTATAATGAAAAATAAAAGACATGGTAAAACAGGAAGACACTGGAAGTTATCTGGAGAAACTAAAAAACGCCAAAGTGAGGCCAAAATAGGAGATAAGAATCCATCATATGGTAAGCCTGCATATAATAGAGATGTTTCATCATCTGAACAATCTAAACTAAAAAATAGATTAGCTCATTTGGGTAAAAAACAATCCAAAGAAATTATAGAAAAACGATTTGCCTGGTTAAAGGATAATAACAAAAGATTAGAAACTAATAAAAAAAGAAGTAAATCTTTGTCTGGAAGAATTCAATCTGATGAACATAGACTTAATTCTAGAAAAGCTGCTATTAATAGAATTACGAGAAATAATGGAATTTGCAGACCTAATTTTAATCCAAAAGCATGTGAATTTTTTAAAAGCTATGATGAACATAATAATACAAACGGACAATATGCAACTAGTGGTGGAGAATATGAAATAAAAGATTTGGGTTATTTTCTTGACTATATTAATTTTGATAAAAAACTTATAATGGAATTTGATGAGAAATATCATGATAAACGAAAAGATAAAGACGTAATTCGTCAAAAAGAGATTCAGCAATTATATCCAGATTTTAAATTTATAAGAATAAAACAGGAGAGCATATAAGGTGTATATCCGTCAGGTAATTACAGCCCAAAACTGCATTGTAGAAATGCCCAAGGGACATGAATGCGGATATTTGCAGAACTTAACTATAAATGCCAATTATAATTTACAGCCCGTAAGAAATTTGTATCAGCATACAATTCAACATCATGCTTTAGGCATAGTTGAATATAACGCAACAGCCCAGAGAGCCTTTGTAGAATTAGATTCTATTTTTGGTAATGATAAAAATATTTTGGATTTCTTGAATGGTATACAAGGAATAAAGAATACTGTTGGAAATTTAAATAGCGCTGGAGACCAATTGAGGCAATTTATGGATAGCGTCGGAACTGTGGCAAGATCGATATATGATTTTGCTACTAGTTTTACAACTCCCAAAATTGATGAAATAGAAGACACTATAAATAAACTTTTAACTGGTGAAAAGAATATTGGAGATTTATTTACAATATTTGAATTTGATATAAGAGTAACAAATCCAATTGTAAAATTTCCAAATTTCGAGAGTTCAGAACTTAACGAGTTTTTAAACAGAACAATAGGGAACAGACAAGAATTATATATTTTAAATGGATGTAAGGTTTCGTCTAGAAGTACAATAATCACACCCGCTAATGTGGCGGTAATGGAGAATATAAATATAGTCGCTAGGAATCTTACAGACTCGGTTTTTAAACAGTAAAGGGGGGTGCAGAAATGGAAGAAGAAAAAAAAGTAGAAGATAAAAAAGAAGTACAAGAATTGGATCCTATTAAGTTGGCAAAAATAGAATTGGGCAAAGATTACAAGGCTACGATAACCACATGTTTGATAGATGAAAAGGATAAAAATAGGAGAATTAACTTTCAATTTTCGGTTCACGTGCCTTCGGTTAAAGAAGAGCTTCAGGTTAATGTTAGAGAGCAAGAAATAATTGGAAGTAATTTAAACAATATGTTGGTATTGACAGCCGTAAGGATGATAGCTGTTTTAGACATAGTGGTCGATGGGATAACAATGATTGATGATGAGGGTAAGGCTATAGTTATTGATTTATCATTCTGGCAAATGATACAACAAATGAAGGCTGTGGGAAGAGCTTACAAAGAAATAGTTATTCCTTTATATACTAAATTTATGGAATTTCAACAATCTATAGAAACTGACTTTGATTCATTAAAAAAAGCATTAGCACAGCTTGGGAAGAAATAAAATTCAAAATTTGGCAAAAATATGGGCTGCCCTGGGCTGTGCAAGATACCACTGCTATGCAATATCTTTTGTTATGTGCGCATGCTGTATTAGAACAAGAAAAACAAAATAGTGGTGGAATAAGCGAAGTTGATGCAAATGATATTTGGAATAAGAAAATAGAAGAAGCCAATGAGAGAGCTGATCAAAGAAGAAAATCAAAAGAAGAATTAGTAAAAGAAGCCCAAGATAAAATAATTAGACAAATAGAGGAAAATAAAAAATAATGCCATCAGAGTTTTTTGATATTTTTACAGGCAGTCCTGGAAGAAGAGCAGAATCTGTTCATAGCGCGGCTATGTCAGATCAACAGCAAAGAGATATTCTTAATACATTTAAAGATGTTGCGAATATATTAAAAACCAGCGCTGACCAAAATGCTAGATTAGCTAGAGGTGAAATGCAATTACCTCAGCAAAGTGCTACAGTTGATGTGTTAAGAAATGTACCTAGAGCGGTAGAAGGTGCAATAGGAGATTATTTTAGGAAACAAGGAATTACGCCTGAACTTTATTCTGGCGAAATTGGAAAAGCGTCTATGCAAATGGCTAGAGGGGGAGCGCCTTCTCTACCTAAGTTTGAAGATGAAATATCTAAAATAACTTCAACAATTCGTCAAATGAATGATGAAGCCGGAAGAGCTTCTTCAAGTGGTGGATTTTGGCGTCAAGCTTTAATGGGTGGAGTTGGTGGAGCCGCAATGGTTGGTGGGATGATGAGCGGTAATCTTATAGAGATAATGTCGGGAGCATTAAATGCCGGGCAATCTATAAGAGGCGCTTTTGAAAAAGGTGGAGCGAGAGGAGCGGCAGGAGCAACAGGACAAACTCTTATAGGGATGGCTTTGGCAGCCGGTCAAGCCGCTTTTCAAGAAGCACAGCAATATGTACCACAAGCTTTAGAAGCAGGTTATACAATTTCAAGAATTAGAGGATTGGGTGGTGGATTAACTCAAGGCGAAGCCGGTATGGGTCAATTAATGGGAATGGGTAGATTAGGCGGAGCCCAAGTTCTTTCAGCTCAACAAATATTACAAGGTACAGAAATGTTTGCTCAAACTGGTGGAGGTAGTGCGGCTCAATTAACAGAATTTACTGGAAGAATGAGAGACTTTTTTGTAGTGTATGGTCAAGCTGGAGTTCAATTATTACAAGCTGCAAGAAACTTACAACAATGGGTACCCGATGGTGATATGTCTAAGGCTTTTGAAGATGCTATAAATAAATCAAGAGCCGTAGGAATAGAATCTCCTCAACTACAAATTGAGAGAGCTTCGGCTCTTGCTCAGGTTGGTAAACAACTTGCAATAACTGATTATAGAAATATTGGTGGCCGAATAACTGCTGTTGCAGATACAACATCCGCTTTAGCAAATATAGGATTAGGTGGTCAAGCTGGAGTTTCTGCTGTACAAGAACTTGGACAAGGATTTGGTGGAGCTTTACACAATGCTTCTCAATTTGCATTTTTAAGAGCAGCGGGAATATCAAATCAAAGAATATTTGAAATAGGAACTGGTAAAGTTCCAATAACTGCCAAAGAAATAGAAGCTGTATCTAAATTTACTATGAAAGGCGTAGGTGCATTACCTGAATTTGCTCAATTAGCCGCTTTACAAAGTATACCAATGTTTCAAGGACCTGAGGCTGCTGCGGCTATTGAAAGAATGGACATAGCTCCAGAAGTTAAAGCAAGATTATTAGGAACTAGACATAGTCAAGCTTCTGTAACTGAACAAGCTAAATCTACAGTTACTGATACAAGATTCAAAGGTGTTGTGGATGCATACGGTGGAACATTAAAATTAGAATCAGAAAAAATCGGTAAAGGCTTTACTGAGGGAATGACAACCTTATTAAATACGTCTACAAATATTAAAGGTGCGGGTCAAAAAATAGTTGATGGGGCATCAACATTCGCTGGAGCGGTTAGTCATTTTGGTAAAATAGTAACCAGCATGTCTTCTTCTACAGGAGGAACCATATCTACTGGTAAACAATCTATAATCGGCAAGCCTCAAAGGAAATAATTAAATGGTTCAAGAGACAGGTCCTCAATATTTTATTAGGATATTCACATCAGATGGAGAAATAAATCCTAATAATATATTTTCTATAAATACAAGCAAAGATTTATATTCAGATACGGGTAGTTGGTCAATAGAAATGAATTATGACCAACACTTTTTTGATAAATCTATACAAAATTCAGTTACATATAGTCAAGATTCAGTATTTTTTAAAGTAAAACCTATGGATTATGTTGAGATATACTTATCTCATCAGTTGCCTGAAACTGGATTTGGTGTATATGATATAAATGGACAATTTGTAAGAAATTTTGATGAAACTGTAAATTCTTCAGGTTCAAGAATAAAACAAGATTTAACAACAACCTCATCTTTAGATATAGTCGAAAGAATATTAAATCCTCATTTAGTTTTCTGTGGATTTGTAGATGCCGTAGACAACAATTTTGCTATAGGCGAAAATTCAACAAATAACAGAGTGATTATAAGAGGCAGATGCCTATCTAAATTTTTAATTAACCATCATCTATTTTTTAATTTTCCATTTTCTGACTTATTATTAAAACAAGTTGAGGGTCAAATAGCTTTATTAGGATTAAGACCAAATGAGGCCATAGATTTAGTATTATCGACATATTGCCAAGCAGTATTATCTAACAATGAAGTAAAATTTGTCAAACAGTCTGTTGTTGACAAAGCTGGAGGAATAGCTGCTTATACTAAAAAAATAGAAAAAACACCTGCTCATATTATAGTTTGGGGAGACGAAAAAGATTCTGAATATTTTAGTCAAATAATACACAATGCTGATCCTAGTTTTAATAACATATACTGGGGAACAAATTTAGATTCAGCAAGAAGCGCTAATGTGCCTAATGGAGAATTAATTCCTCAAAAAGGATATTTTGATTGGGGAAGAATGGAATATGTAGACTCTATAAATAGAAACATATTTAATATTTCTTCTGATTCACCTGTGTTTAATTTATGCAAACAAAGCGCTCAATTACCATTTAATGAATTCTTTGTAGATGAAGTAGGAAATGTGGTAATGAGAAAAGCATTAGATGCATGGGATTATAATTCTCAAAGCACCATTGATACTCAACAAAACAAACTAATAAAAGATTGGGTTGAATTAAAAGAAGAAGATATAATAAGCTGGAATTTTTCAATTAGCGACGATGAACTTAAAACTTTGATTCTTTCTATACCATGTGCATCTGTTTTTGCAAATGCTCCTATAATGGCAGGCACTGTTGGGATGGCCCCGGTTTTGGAAGAAACTGTGCAAGAATTTGCTAAGGAATCTGAAAAGAGTTTTAAAGATGATTTGCAAACTTTACAATTAAAAAACAAAGGTACGCTTACTTCGTCAGAATCAGCAAAACAAAAACAAGAATTAATAAATACTTTACAGCAAATAAGACAAAAACAAAAATTTCATTTAGACCATTATGATTTATCAACTAGAGAAGGAATATTAGCATTTTGGGCAAGATATGGAATAAGACCTGAATCTATAAATGATTTATATTCAGATACTTTTAGTAAGTTTTATACATCGGCTTGGAGTCTATTTCAAAAATATGCAAATTTTTGGTGGAAAGGTACTTTTATAGTTACCGGAGATGCTAAATATAAAATAGGCCAAAAAGGTAAAATAAGAAATTTTGCTAAAGATGCTAATAATGTTATAAGAAATTTTAACTTTTATATACATGGTGTAAGTCATAAATTTACTTGGGGAGAACATTGGATTACTCAAATAACTTTTACTAGAGGCGAGATAGAAAACACGCAAATAAGTCAAAGCATTAAGCCCATACAAATAAAATATTCTAATCAACCTAATAAAAAATTACCAGTTAATCCTGCAACAAAAGCTGTTCAAAAAGTTATTACTGGTGATAATACGTATATATCTTCTACTAATAATCAAACAGGTATTGGTGATATAATACTTACTGGAACTGTTCAAAGTGTAACAGATCCTAATCGTCAGTTTAACGAATAAAGGAATTAAAATGCCAGAAGAATATACATCTTTATTTTTAGATAATACATTATTTATAGCTCAGGTTATACAAGTATATCCTAAGAGAGTTGTGGGAAAACAACAAATATCAAATAATGTGGAAGTTGAAATTGTTCACGAGGCTTATACAATAGATGTAAAACCAGCAGCTCATAGATTAGCAATACAAGGAGTTAGAGTAATAACATCAAATACCGGCGGTAGTAATAAAATTTTAAAATCAGGTGAAGTCTATATGCCCTCTATTGGAGATTGGGTTGTATGTGCATATTTAGAGGGGTACCCTGATTTTGCAGTTTGTTTGGGAGCAATATACAATCCCGGTATAAATGAACCTTCAGAGCAAGGTGAAGTTATTGAAGATTATGTAATTCATCATCAATCTGATTCTTTTATAAGAATGAGAAATTTAGAAAAAGCTGTCAATCCTTCGTCAACAATATCACGATCAGAAATAAAAATAAATCATAAAACGGGGACTAAAATAGAATTAACAGAACCTAGTGTAAATAAATGCGAATGTAATATTTTACATAATTCTGGTACACTATTTAAAATAGACGTGGATGGTAACATAGAGATATACACTAAAAAAGACATTAAGGTTCTGGGGAAAAGCGTAGTTCTGGGCGATGAAGCAAAAGCGCAAGGAGTCCAAACTGCTCAAACAATTGGATTTTGTCGTTTCACTGGAGAGCCATTTCAGGGACTGCCTAATATAAAGGCTGGTTAAAAAATGAAATGGACAAAATTAAAACTATCTAACTATATTACAACATCTGCATTAGGAAAAAGTGAAATAACTTTAAAAAATGGTGGTCTTTCTAATGCAACTAAAGATATTATTTTGGGCATATCTAGCGGATTAGTTCAAAGTCATTCAGACTGGCAAAATACAGTAATGATAAACAACATTCAAGCTAATGGAGGAACATGCTCCGCGCTTGGACCATTAATAACTCCAGCTACAGGAATTGCTTTAATGGGGTTATGGTCACAAAAATTAAGTCCTAATGTTGTTAAATCTAATATAATAAATCAATTTCCGAGCAAAACCATAGTTGAGTTAAAATCATATTTTAAGAATTTGTGCGAATCGATTGCAAGCGGATTTGTTGTGTCTTTTAATCAATGGTTAGATACGACCAGTATTAACAATATAATAATAACCGGTGGAATATGTTCATGTCAATCACCTCCAAGTTCTCCCATAGGTTCTTATTCTAATGGAATAGGCAATCTTTCAATTTTAGAAGGTAATATTCCAGTAAAACTTCAAAAATCAGTTATTAAAAATAACATAATTGCGTATTTAAAAGGCACTGTTAGATTAAATGAATCTGGTAATGCAACTAAATATTTGTTGCAATTTATAGATTCAGTTTCAGAAGGTATAATAAATATGCATAATGAATGGCTTTCAGGTACTCAAATCATAAATATTCAAGTTAACGGGGGAACATCAACATTTTTAGGGCCACTCATATCATCAATAGGAAGTAATGGAGTTATAAAATAATGCCAACATTTACATCAATACCATCTGGATTTAATGAAAGTTTAGACTCAACAACAGATTTTATAGGTGGAACTTATACAAATTATGCTAAGCCATTTCAAAATTTAACAAGTGCTGTTTATGTAAAACAATCTGGACAAGATATTCCATACACTTTACAAGATATTGATTTAGATGGCCAATTAGAAATTGTAGTTGGTAGTGCTACAGGGACAGTTCTAGTTAGTTATAATTATCAAAACGGAACATCACCTTATAACCAAGCAATAGAAATAACTGTTTTTAATCCAACTGGTACACATAATAATTATATAACAGTCTCTAATTTTCCTATTATAACTATTACCACACCTGTAACCGGCACTATTGATGGCGTGGGAAATCAACTAATCAGAATTGGCAATATGTCTGGTAAAATTGATTCAAGTTATATTTATGATTCCGGTGAACTTGGAACCATGGCTGCATCGGCAGTTAGTAAAAATCAAGAAAAATTAGATTTACAAGATTCTATTACAAGTTTATATAACACAAAGAATGACAAATTAAAAGAACATAATGTTAATATAAAATTTTCAGTATTTTATAACGAAGGTTACGACTATGTAGTATCTTTTCCTAATGAAAGCCAATTTTATCAAGACGAATTTGATTCTATAGGGACTTGGCAATGGTTAACATACGGGCCTTTGCAATCAACTTGGTATTATTATGGCGGAAATTCTGAAATTTATTACGATAAATTAGAGAAAGAGCTTACTTATAATAGACAAGAAATTACTACTTCTACCTTAGAAGGCTATCAGCAGCAAATAAAAATTCCAAGAGGTTCATTAACATTAACAATTCCTGCATCTTCTAATTATAGCGGAATTGCAGTACCCGACAAAGCTATTGATGGACAAATAGGATTAACAAATGCTTATCAAAGTAGAAATTTAAATCCTGCGACAGTGTATATACAGCTTGATCAGCCTGCTTATTTAACCAAAATTAGAATAAATCCCTCTCCTGAATCTGTACTTGAAAGAATTGAAAGCGTAAAATTATCAGATACCCAATTTGGAAGTTATATAGAGCTTTTAAAAAATCCCATAGATGTGGCTAATGAATGGATAGATATAGATACTTCTTCGGGAAATAGTTTGGGAATAACAATACAAGATGATAATTCACAAGATTTAATTTATTTGCCTAAGAAGCAATGGATTGCTGTAAAAGTATATAGGTCTTTAGAAAGTGATGTTTGGATAAATGAAATAGAGATTTACAAGGCAAATTACAGTACAATCCAACAAACATTTTTAGACAATACTTGGGCTTTTTATAATCAAAATCTAGTTGACGCTGCTAGAGTTTATGGACCTAATGTTGGATGGGACACGATTCCTCCTACGGGAAGAGCAACTTGGTCCCAAGCCAGATTTGCTTCAACTTTAACGGGTGGTCCTTCAGGCGGAATTACAACTAGACAACAAGCAATAAGTGCTTGGTTGGCAAGACCAGAAATTCAATCAATAATAGCTCAAGTTAACGCCGAGGGCGATGGCATATATTTAAATAATCAAAAAAGATTGTGGAGGGATAAATTTAATAATAGCGTTACTCAACAATTTAGTTTACAAAATTCTATTAATGACAACGCGGTTAGCATAGTAAAAATAAATTCAGAGCTCAACGATTATTCTAGATATATATAGGAAATAAATTATGAATAAAAACAAATATTGCAAATGCGGTTGTAAACAAATAGTTAATAATAAATTTGTTCAAGGTCATAATAGCAAGGGTAAAAATAATCCTATGTATGGTAAACATCATTCTGTAAAAACTATAAAAAAAATGAGTCAATCTCGCAAAGGTAAAATTTATATTGCTAGAGAAACTCGTTATTGCAAATGTGATTGTGGATTTTCAAAAGAAGTGAAAATAAATTCTAAATGGAAATTTAAAAGAGGACATGGTGGTATAGGAAAAAATAATTCTATGTACGGTAAGCCTTCTCCTAATAAGGGTAAAAAAATTAAACCTTGTTCTGAAAAAAGAAAGAAAATAAATAGATTTTTAGCTATTAAAAGAATAGAGGAAAATCATGGAATTTGTATGCCGGGATATAACAAAAAAGCATGCGAGTTTTTTAAGAATTATGACGAGAAAAACAATACCAAAGGTCATTATGCTGTTTACGGTGGTGGAGAACATTATATTAAAGAGCTCGGTTATTGGCCTGATTACATAAACTTTGATAAAAAAATAATAATAGAGTTTGATGAAAAATATCATAATAAAAGACTTGAGAAAGACGCTATTAGACAGCAACAAATTCAGAAATTATACCCAGATTTTGAATTTAGGAGAATGAAATAATGGCGCAATTAACGTCTGATAAATATAAACCACCGATGCTTGTATTAGAGTACTTCGAAAAAGTGCCTGGATTGGGGGTGCCATCAGTACAATCAACTCGAGAATTATCTAATATAACTAAAATTATAACTGATAGTTTGAGCAATAACGAAACAATAGCAAAATATACTGAAGAGACCCAAAAAATTAATTTACCTAAAGCTGCTGATATTGGAGCTAGTCCTAGCGCTGGTAAATATGGATTAAATCAAATACAAAATTCAGGTCAAAAGTTTTCCAAAGTAAAAAGCATAACATCTTCTGATGTAAATCAATCAGGTACTCCATTTGATAATAGCTCTACTGAATCTGGATTATCAAAACTAGATATACAAACTGCAAGAAATTTGTATTCACAAGGTAGAATTCAAAGAGTAGATGAGGGTGTGTGGGTTAGATTAAGTACACCCACCGGAACTTTAAGTTATCCTACACCGCATATTTTGCTTGCTAATGTTCCTTCGGCGACTGAATACGTATATCCCGCGGCAGCGCCAGGAAGCACTACTCCAGGTGACACAAGCGTTAATTATTCTACTAATAAAAAAGGAAGATATAAAAAACAATTTGGCGGAGATGATACTTTTAGGGTATTAATGTTAGAAGATGATGCTAGAAATATAACACCAAGTGGAGATGGAAGAATATGGGTTGTAATAAGATATTATAAGGGATGGAATTCTACAATTGATGAAGACACAATAACTTTAGGATTACCTATTCAAACTGACAATTCTGCTGATACAATTTTTACAAAAACAGTTTCATTAATTTTAAACAAAAAACAAAGAGATGCTTTACTTAATCTTTCTAAAAATGCTGATGCAGCAAAAAGGCTATTAGACCAAAATTTATATGTTATAGATTTTCAAGCAATATCAACTCATAGTGATAACTTTGGTTTTGGTATTGAACGATTTGATTTTTCAGGTGATTCTAGAAAAACTGTTCAACAAACACGTGGCAAATATACCACCTTTGATATAGCTGAAGATAACTTTTTTGTTGATACGTGGGCTAAGGCGCCAGAAAGCATAACACTATCTGGTGTAATAGAGCTTCCATATGGATATGAAAGCAATGTTACGACTCTTAATGGCAGTACAATAGCCGGAAAAGATGGTTCATTTTTAAATATGATAGAAAAATTCTTTTTGTGGAATAATAATCCTAATAGAGTTAATAGGGGCGATTATATGATGCTTAGAGATTTATATCGTAAGCAAAATTATAAGGTTACGTTTAAATCTAGAAGATATTCACAATCTGTAGAAAGACAAAGTTTGGTGCCTTTTGAATTTAATTTTATAGTATTAGATACAATTTCAGGAGATTATTAATGGTAGATACTTCTATTTATGGAGTTGATGTGTTTTTAGATAACGGAGACTTAGCGGTTACTAATTCTAGCGATTTACACCCCATATTATCTTTAGACAATTTGGCTCAAGCAGTATCAAACGCTTTGTCGACTGAGCAAGGCAATATTTTTTATAATCTAGACTATGGCATTAATTTGCTTGGTATTGTGGGAGAAAAAAATACACTGGCCCAACAAGAAAGACTAAGAACCGAAATATCTAGAGTATTAAAAATGGAGCCAAGAATAGAAAGAGTAGAGGTATTAACTATAACTACTAATACTGAAAATCCTAGAGAATTAGATATTTATATAAAAATTAAGCCTATAGAATCCACATCAAGCATAGAAGTTAATTTAGTATTTCCTTTCTCATTTTTTCCTGTTACTACAAATTCTGTTACGAGTGAAATACAAACTAGTACAGATGCTTTGACAATTTATACTCAGTATTCCATATATAATATTGTTGGTGTATTTTTAATAACTGATACTAATAAAACAGGCACTAATTACTTTACTGGCGGATTTGTGAGCGATAATAAAATCACCTTAGGCACTTCACTTCCAAGTTCTAATTCACAGGTACAGATTGATTATATAACTCTAGACGTTTTAATGAGTAATATTCAAATTACCCAAATATTAAATGAAAAAGCTTTGACCCTAGACGGTATTGTAGCAACATTGGCTCATACAATATATGATGTTACAGACGCATATTTGGCCTCTGATACTGCCAAAACTGGAACAGATTATGCCTCTGGAAGTACATTTGATAAAAATATTTTAACACTAGGAACTACTACTTTACCGAACACGCAAATTAATGTAGATTATTCTACCGTAGATAATATATAGGAGAAAAAATTATGAGCCCAGTTGAATTTCGCACACAAAATCGCATTTTTCAAAATCTCCGCGCTTTCCTTAGCAATTCTGGTTCAGCTCTTACAGACTTCAACGTAGGAAGTGTTATTAATAGTGTGCTTTATGCATTTAGTAATGGATTAGCCAGTTTATATGCTACATTACAAAATGTTTATGATGGAACTTTTGTTGCAAGAGCTACTGGAGACGATTTAGATAATAGGGTGACAGATTTTAATTTGACAAGACGCTTAGCCACCAGGGCAACAGGCAATGTGACTTTTTATAGAAGTCTGCCTTCAACCAGCGATGTTATAATAACTGTAGGCACGCGTGTAAAAACCATAACAACAAATTTAATACAAGGCGTAGAATTTCTTACAACTTCGCAAAAATTAATTCAAACGCAGATTGTGGCCGAGCCATATACATTTTTAACAGGCCAAACAAATATTAATTTAATTTCTAGAAAAGTATATGATATAAATACTGTAACAGGAACAGCAGCGAGTGTGTCGGGGTATACTTTTATAAAAAATACAGATTACAGTTTAAATTCAGCCGACGCCTCTCAAGCTAAAATACAGTGGCTTGGTGGCGGAGTTTCTCCCGATGATTCTACGGTTTTTTATGTAACGTATCAACCTTTATCAGTAGATGTTCCCGTACAATCTTCAGGCGCAGGAGCTTTTGGCAATGTTGCAACAAGTACTATAGTCAATGTTCCTTCAAAACCCGCAGGCGTAGAAGAAGTTATAAATTACGAATCCACAAGCGGAGGAACCGATATTGAAACCGACGATCAATTAAGAATTAGAGTGCCGCTGTATTTGAGCTCACTATCAAAATCGACTAAAAATGCTATACAGGCTGCGGCTTTATCGGTAAATGGAATTCAAAATGCAAACATATACGAATCCGATCCTCCAAATGGATTTGTTACCATATTTATAGATGACGGTTCCGGCGGAGCAAGCTTAGAAATGATAAGAAACGTAAAAGATAAAATTGATGGAACCATAAATGGAGTTGAAACCGGAAGCGCGACCGCCATGAGGGCTTGCGGATTGGGAGTGAACGTCCTGGCCCCAACAGTTAAAGACATTACAATTTCTCTTACTGCATTTATTGATACCGGTTTTGACTCTACTTCGGTTAGCATCGATATTGAAACAACCATAAATCAGTATTTAAATGCGTTTGTTACGGGCCAAAGTATATTGAGGGCCTCTTTGATAGAAAAAATCATGGGAGTACAGGGAGTTAAAAATATAGATTTATCAGTGTTGACTGTCAACGGGGCTTTAACAGGAGACACTACTGTGGGAACTAATGAGGTGGCGCGTCTATTTTCTATTAATATTTTAACGAGATAATATGAGTTTAGATAACATAAGAAAATTACTTTTAAATAGTCTATCAAATATTTTCAATAAGGCCGCCTCAACCAGAAATTATCAATTAATGACCGCAGTCGCCAATGAATTAACCGATAATGAAAACAATATTGAGCAAATGAGGAGAGCCTCTACTATAAATGAGGCCATAAGCGGAGACCTCGATTTACACGGAACCACTCTAAATGTAAAAAGAATATATTTAGAAGACGATGAAGCCTATAGAATTAGATTATTAGAAAGCTATGATAGACCTCAGGTTACTTCTTCAAATTTAAAAGAATTGGCTGAATTTTATGTTGGTTCCACAGTAATTAAAGAAGAATATATAAAAGATAGATGGTGGCTTGGTGGAAACTTATGGCCAGTTACAGAAATCGAAATTGTTCCTGCTATAACCAGCACCATTGCTCAAACTACGAGCGGCGCTTTAACAAATACAATGCCGGAATGTTGGAGCATTTTAGACATATTGCATACGGGCACAAATTATTGTTCTGGGTGTTCTTTTACCAATAATTCATCTGGTGCTTTAATAACTCTGACCACTCCGGTTACCGCTGGAGATTTATTACAAGTAGTTTATACTTTAGATGCTATTACATCGGGAAGTAATATAGATTGGGTGCCGCATGGATTTTTAGGATATGACGCCATAATCCATCATAGGGTATTGTCGAATAATTACGACCTAATAACATCCAATATAAGAAATATAACTATACAAACCAATATGCTTCCAGGGTATGCAGTATATACATCATTATTTAATATCGACACAGGCATAATATATGGATGGCAAAATACTGTTGATAGCGACGGGCAAATTATATTAGATGAAAACACTAGAGTTGATAATTTGGTAGTAGACGAATATCAAATAGCTGATGATGTTAATCAAGTTTCAGTGAATCATTCTATAGCAAAAGTAGTTAGCGTATATTTGGCGATTGATGTCAATCATACCGGCACTAATTACGCGACAACTAATAATTTTAATGGCAATACTGTAATATTAGATATACCGCTTCCAAGCAAAACCGCAGTCATAGTTAATTATAACAGGTACCCAATTCAAAATTATAGAGATTTTAATATAGATAATTTTGTAAAAACAGGCGATGAAGATTTAAGATTTACTATGGAGTTTCAGTTAAATGCGGACTTTATAAAATACAATACTGCCAAATATTCTCAAATATCTTGGGGGCAATTGGCCAACGATAATATAAGTTTGGTTGCTGAGGCAATTGACATAGCAAAAGCGGCCGGTATAAAAACCAAATTGATAATCGTATCAAAAGGAGCCATATACGGACAAGTAAGTTCTGTATATGCCCAAGTATTCTACGGCGGACAATATTATTAATGCCCACTGGAATTTATATAAGAACAGAATATCACAAAAGAATAAATAGCAAAAGTCATAAAAACCAAATTCCTTGGAATAAAAATAAGAAAGGTTCACAAATATCTTCTAGAAAAGGTAAGACTTTAGAAGAAGAATATGGTGTTGAGAGAGCAAAAGAAATAAGTATAAAGTTAAGTAAATGGCAAAAAGGTAAAATATATGAACAGACTATGGGTAGCAAAATAGCCAAAGAATGTAGAAGAAAACAAAGGTTAAAGGCCATTGAGAGAATAAATAAAAACTATGGTAAATGTTGTCCTAATTATAATCCTAAAGCTTGCGAAATATTTAAACAATTCGATGAGAAAAATAATACTCAAGGTTATTATGCCATGTATGGTAATGGAGAACATTACATTGAAGAACTTGGTTATTTTCTAGACTACATTAATTTTGACAAAAAACTGATAATAGAAGTTGATGAAAAACATCACTTTGATAAAAGTGGTTTATTAAAATCTAAAGATATTAAACGTCAACAAGAAATAAAAAATTTATATCCTGATTTTAATTTTTTAAGATTCGAAGAAAAAGATATAAATAAAATTTTACAAATTAAAATAGGGGGGGTTTCATGGATAAGTTAAACTTTTATGATATGCAACACGTTGCTGCAGAAGACATGGGGCAGATATATTTAGATGCAGAAAGCTTTGCAGTTCAACATCTAAAAGACTTTCATTCTACTAAAACTCAATTTGTTCTTGGTAGTGCCATATACGGTCCGTCATCTTTGCAGGTTTTATCAACTACTTATCCGTCATTGACCGTAGAGGTTTCCGGCGGAGTCGGTTATGACGCTTGGCAGAGAGTAGAAATTACATCTACAGAAAGCTTGACCATTGCAAATATACCTCCAAATAGCGGCGGAGGATTAATAATAACTAGAATAGACTTGATCTACATAAATAAAACTGATATAGATGCGTTTCCTTTTACACTAGACTTTATAGACGCTAATAGGAACATATTCCAGGAAACTAAAAATACCCGCAATTTGGGCAGCTACGAACTAATACAGTTGCAAGGCACTTATAATATTGGAGGCGCTACTCCGCCGGCAATTCCTGCGGGGGTTATACCTTTGGCCTATATTTATCTTCGTGATAATACTAACAAGATATATAATGCCGACACCAGCTCACTCAATGAAGGGTACATTGTTGACGCGCGAACAGTAGTTTATGCAACTACTATTTAGGAGTAAATAATATGACATCGGGCGTTTACATAAGAACTGAAGATAATATAAAAAACTTAAAAGGCAGAAAAAGTTGGAATGAAGGACTTACTACTAAAACTGATATAAGATTAATAAAAGCTGGAGAAAGAATAAAAGCAACTAGAATAAAGAATCATTCTTATTTTAGTTGTCGTAAAGGCAAAACTTTAGAACAAGAATATGGACTTGAAAGAACTAAAGAAATTAGAAAGAACTTAAGTGATTCTCATAAAGGAAATGAAGGTTATTGGAAAGATAAAAAACGTTCAAAAAAAGATAGAAAAAAAATGAGTGCGGCTAAAATGAACAAAACCTATGAAGAAAGAATGGGTATTGAAAAAGCAAAAGAATGTAAAAGAAAACTAAGTAAGGCTAAGAGTGGCCAAAATAATCCCATGTATGGTAAACCAACTCCAATTGGTTCTGGAAATTGTAAATGGTATGAATATAATGGCGAAAATTTACAAGGTACGTATGAATTAAGATTTGCTAAATTATGTGATAAAAATAATATAAGATGGGAAAAAATGCATAAAGTTTTACCTTATATTATTAATAATAGAAAGAGAAATTACTTACCTGATTTTAAAGTTTGGTTTGATAAAGAACCTGTTTATATAGAAACTAAAGGATATTTTGATGAAAAATCGCAAATAAAAATGAATTTAGTTAGACAACAGTATCCTGATAAAATATTTATAATTGCTGACGAGAATATATTAAAGATGTATGAGGAGATGACAATATGACTACTAGATTTCCGGATAATTACGATGTTTACTCTGTAAAAATAGACAACGTGACCGATATTCGAGCTGCTGACATTAATGATTTGCAAGATGCAGTCAATGCAATAGAAAATGAGCTTGGGGCAAATGTAGCCGGTTTGAGTCAACCTTCAGGCTGGAATTTGGCCAACAGATTGGGCGTATTCGTAAATGATAACGGTACTTTTAAGGCCGGAATCATTACAGCATCTGATATTCCGTCAGGTTCAATATCAAATACAAAAATATATCATAATGATACTTTTGAATTTAAATCTGTAAAAGCTGGAAGGCATATCGACGGTACTTATGGTTATACCGGAAGCGGCCCAGGAACAATGGCCGGCGTGACTATAGACGCCGCTGGAAACGTATTCATAGACGGAAACCTAACTGTTAGAGGGGCTGAAACAGTTTCGGCAACAGAAACCTTAATATCGAATTTACAAGTTGATGGTAGTTCATATTTAGGAAATGCGGCAAGTGATATAGTTGAAATAACTGGTACTACCAGGCCGGCCGCTTCCTCATTATATGATTTGGGGGACCCAACTCACAGATTTAAAACAGCCTATATTGATGTTCTATTAGGCCAAAGTACGGGCGGAGACGTTTTGACGGTGGCAACGTCAGGAACGTTTGATAATACTATAGCGATAAAATCTAGCACTGACACATCTTCAGGAGACAGCCTGGCTTTTATAGGATTAAAAAGCGGAGATCTAGTTATTCAATCTGCCACGGGACAAAATTTATTGTTGCAACCGTATGAGGGCAAGGTTATGATAAATACCGACACGCCCACATCGGACTTATCGATTGGCGGAAACACGTATATGGGCGGAAACGCGTACATAGACGGGGATGTCACAATAACCGGCACATTGACGGCGGCATCCACGGCGGCTATTCAAAAAATAGCGGCCTGCTGGGATTTGGGAACGGACGCCTTCGTTTCTAACGGAGTATTCGAGATATTAATACCATATGATATAACAATTACCCAGATCATAGCGTACGCTGACACCGCGCCCACGGGGGCTGATTTGCTTATTGACGTTTTAAAAAATGGAACGACAATTTTCACAGATCAATCCAAAAGAACTAAGATAGTCGACGGAAACAACGCGAGCGACATAACCACTGGCATTCCCGACATAGCGCCTGCGAGCGCTGGAGACAGAATTAGGGTGGACATATCCCAAGTAGGCGCCACAATTGCAGGGGGGAATCACCTGACTGTGACCTTATACGGAGGTGTAGTTTAATGGCAGTTATTTCTTTGAACTCCCCGAAGAGTTGCCTGTGGAAATTTGAAGGAACCGGTTCCCCGGCCACCCAAACAGATAGCTGGGGCCATGCAAATTTGTCTATATACGGAAATCCGGGCCAGATGGATCCCTCCTGGATGACAGATCCCCCAGGATCTTTTACGGCATCGGGCATGTACGGCGGGACGAACGATGGCTGGAGCCATGTTGATAGCTCTATATTTAGAATAGGCACGGGGGACTTTTTGTTTGTGGTCGTTTATTACGAAAAAGGACTTACCGGCGATTCTAACGCCATAATGTCAAAAGCGAATTGGGACATTGATGGCAACAATTGGTTTAATGCGTTAACTGGCGGCGGCGGTGTTGGAAATATAACGTTTAGATTCGGGAGCAGCCTATACGGAACACCCGGCGGGGTTATTCCAACGGGTCAATGGTCAATGGTGGTTTTTGAAAGAAGGGGGACTGCCTTAAAGGTGTGGGCCCACAATCTTTCGACCAACACTTTCAATGAAACGCCGAAAATTTCTGCCACCAATTCCCAATCGGCCGGGGCTAATGACTCAGTATTCATGTTGGGAGAAAATGAAGGTTTCGGTAAATATGGAATCCAATGGGAGGATTCATGCAATCAATACCTGGACCATGTGATATGGGCCAACGGCGTGTCTATTCCCGATTCGCACCAGAGGTTCTTATATAACGAAATTTATAATAAGCGTTCAGACGGGATGTATTACATACCGGGAGGAGCCGTGCTGCTATGATTGAAATAAAAAAACTAACAATAAGCAGGGCCCAGGAAATGATTGACATCAGCTATGATTTTTTGACAAAATTAAACATCGAGGCGGGCGGCGTTGCCCCCCTAAAAGAGCAGTTTTTAAAGTGGTTCACTTCTAATTTTAACGCCTATGGCATTGTTGACAATGAGATATTGCAGGGGTTTATAGCCTACACTGTTGAAATTGATCGCTATGAACCATATTTTTGGTTCATTAAAGAAGAGTTCAGGGGCAAGGGGTATGACAATGACATGTTGTCTTTAGTGGAAAAAAACGCCGATGAAGAAAACAAGCCCGTGCTTGTTTTCATACACAAGGTCATGAAAAGCGAAATAGACTATGCAACGAGAAGGGGATATATAATCGTGTCAGAAAAACCAGATGGCTTTTGGATGAAAAAAACAACAGGAGGCTAAAATGAGCAGCAATTTCCCAGCAGGTTATGATACATTCACGACAAAATTAGATAATATCGACAGAATATACGCAGATCATGTGAACAAGCTGCAAGACGCAACCGGCAAAATAGAACTTGAGTTGGGCCTGGGCGCCAAAGGAGCCGCCGCCAATTTGACCGATAGGCTGGCGACAGCTCATGATGGCTATGGAAACATAGTCGACTATTATTACAACACTAGTGGAAGCACCTTAGTCCCAGGTCAGGTTGTAATTGTAGACACTTTAGCTACTCTGTCTATAACTTTGAGTGGCGGAATAAACAACCCTGATGCCTTGGGAGTTGTCACTGAAACAACTTTGGCCGGAGAATTAACGCCTGTTTGCACTCATGGGACTATTGCCGCATATTTAACGGCCGAATTGTCAAATATAAACATTGGAGACACTTTAACCACAGCCTTACAGGCCGGATTTGCCACAAGATCAGACAACTTAACTAGGACCATTTTGGGCAGATCCAATGTTTCACTAACGGTTGGATCTTCTGGGATTTATTCTATTGCAATAGGCGGCGGATTCGGGGGATTATCAAATCACGCTCATGCCGGCGCAAATGATGGAGGATTGCTCGGAGATGATGTGGTAGATTCTAGAATATTAAAAGATGCTGATGATTATACAATGGCCAATCTTATAACTACCGTAGACGCACATGTGATGGGCAAACTTACAGTCGACGGGGCGATCGACCCCACGGAACTAGACATGGGCGACGATCATCCAATATATTTTGACACAGCCAAACTTAATTATTTTTGGTATGATTCGGGCCTAAGCGGAATCATAGGCGTTTCTAATTATTGGAACATTTCTAATACCAATTTGACCACTGGCATTAATATATCGAATACAAACATAAGCCTTACAACCGGGAATGTTATAGCAAACATATCGACTACGGAACTTCTTACACAAAGCATAGGCGTTCCGACAACCATATCGACACTTCCCGTAGGGGGGGGTTTTTCTTCATTCGGAATATCGTTGACAACTGGCAGTTCGACTGTTGATTCGGGGGATATAACCCTACAGACAGGAGCGGCGAGCGGAATCAGGGGGACGATAATTCTAGATTCTGATATAGTTGATGTGATGGGCATAGCCTCTTACAATGTCCACCCCTCGTTCACCCAAGACACGGAAATAGTCGACAAAAAATACGTAGACGATGCGGCCACAGGACTTAATCTGGGAACTGCCGCGGTAAAAGACACCGGTACTATTGACGGAACCATTCCTTTGATTGGCGCGGGAGACAAGCTTCCCAGCAGTATAATTCCCGCGGTTAACATTAATGACACTTACGTGGTGGGAAGCTCGGGGGATCAATTGGCGCTTACGGTGGTTCAGGGAGATGTGGCCGTAAGAACCGATGAAAACAAATCTTATATTAATACGACTGGCAACAATGCCAGCATGTCTGATTGGCAGGAATTATTAAGTCCGGGCAACGTTTTGGTTGTCAACGGGCAAACAGGAATAGTTGTTTTAACCGCGGATGATGTCGGGGCGGTTAGTAATACAGGCGATGAAACAATAGACGGAATAAAAACCTTCACTTCGTTTATAGTTACGCCAACAGAGGCGCCTTCGGCGGATTATCAAGTGGCGAATAAAAAATACGTGGATGACAGAAGTGCTACGGGCAGTCTTTGGAGTAGGGCCACTCCGTATACTTATCTTGACAATGCCGCTGATTATGTTGGCATAAACACCCCGGTCCCTTGGCAAAATTTAACTATTAACGGCAGCGGATCCGATGTGGGCTTGGCCGTCGGGGATAAAGCATTATTTACCGGGGGACTAGTAAGACACGCCGTTGTGGGAAAACCCGCTGCCGCCGGTGGATGGACAGCAGGAGCTGGTTTTATTGACATTGTAGAACAAACAACTGATGGAGATGCGACTGCTGGTAAACAAGGAACGAGAATGACTTTTTATACGACTAAAAGAAGTGGAGCGGGTGCTCTGACATTAAATCCCGCCATGTGCATAGGCGCCAATGGATTTGTAAGAATAGGAAATAAAGATTATGGATTTGGAGGCGTAGAAGAGCCTTATACTAAATTTACTGTTCATGCCGACACTGGATATGACGCGGCCAGATTTGTTTGTGATGCGGGATATAGCGCTTTTTCAGTTGGTGCTGCTGGCAAAATTACGATAGATTCGGTAGGAAACCCTGGCGGTAGATTTTCTATATTAGATAACGGAGCTGTCGGCATAGGAACCGCAGCGCCTGCGGCCAAATTGTCCATTGAGGGCGGCTGCCACGTAGGCGGTACATCGGACCCGGGAGATGATAATTTAACAGTTGATGGAACCTTATTGGTAGTAGGACAGGCGCGGGGAACCGCATTATCCGCCTGTTGGGATTTGGGAACTAGCGCCTCTGTTACTAATGGAGTATTTATAATGTTAGTTCCATACCCTATAACTGTTACTAGCTTTATAGCTTATGCTCAAACAGCGCCTACCGGCGGAAGCGGGATAACCATTGACGTGACCAAGAATGGGACGAGCATATTTCCTACAAATCCAAAGGTTAATATCGCAAGCGGCGCCAATACGAGTTCGGGCGGCGTGCCGAATACAGTCTCGTTTACAACGGGAGATATAATGTCCGTAAATATCACAACAGTTGGCACTACGATCGCGGGAGGCAATCATTTGCTCGTTGACTTCTATGGAGTAAAGGCTTAATAATATTTTAAACACAAGTTTAAGAAAGGCGCAAAAATGGATTTAAATGAAATACTTAAATACATAAGCACTATAGGCTTTCCTATAGTTGTGGCTAGTTATTTATTATTATATGTGACTAAAGAAATTTCAGATCTTAATGATGCTGTTACCAAGTTGGACACTTTTATACGAATAAAACTTGGGGGTGAAAAATAATGGACGTAAGCATAGGAAATGTTATTGGACTTGCACTAACCAGTTTAGTCACAGGCGGATTTTTAAATCAATGGATATTAAAGAGAAAATTTAATGGCGAGAGTTTAAAGTTTTTATTAGTATCATGTATAGCCTTGTTTATGATATGTGGGTACTTGTATTTCACGCAAGAATATTTGCACAAAATAGTTCTGTTTATAGGGTTAAACTCTTTAGCTCCTATGAGTTTGGGAATATTCATGGACGAGAAATACATTAGTACGTGGATTTATGGCAAAAATAAGAGGTAAATAAATGGGTAAAACAGGCACAGGGCAACCTTTTGTATCTCCAGAAGATATAGTACAAAGACGCTGGGAACAAACAATAGACGCCGATAGGGTCACATTGATTGATTCTAGCGGTAACGTTATTAGTGCCCTCAATCCTTTGCCCACCAGTGCGACTATTTCTATAAGTGGTGGCGTGACTGTCGGTGGCCAGATGGAGTTAAAAGACGGAGGCGGCAGCAATTTGGCCGCAATAGACGCTAATGGCGCCTTATCTGTAAAAATTCAAGACGATTCTGGGAATATTGCCTCTGTCACAAATGATTCATTAAATGTAAATATTAATTCAGCTACCTGCACTCAAGCTGTAAGTGGAACAATTAACGCTATACAAAGTGGGAATTGGACTGTAACTTCTAATGTGAGTGCGGGCACACAAGCAGTCAGTGGAACATTAATTGTAATTCAACCAAATGGCACAAATTTACATATAGTAGTAGATTCAGGGGATTTGAATGTATTAAACACTGTGGCTGTTTCAGGAACAATAATCGCAGATCAAGGCGGAAATTGGAACGTAACGGCTAATGCAGGAAGCGGCACATTCGATATAAGCGGAAACATTAATGCTGCCCAAAGTGGAGCTTGGAGTGTTAATGCTAACGCGGGAACTGGAACTTTTATCATAAGTGGTAGTGTTGATGCTGTCCAAAGCGGGATTTGGAACGTTAATGCCAATATGGGCACAAGCACCTTTAATGTAAGCGGAGATGTTAACGCAATTCAAAGTGGAGATTGGACAGTAACAGCCAATGTAGGCGCGGGGACTCAAGCTGTTTCGGGAACTATAACAGTATTACAGCCCGATGGAAATGATTTGCATGTCGTTGTTGATTCTGGGAATATTGATATAGCCAATACGGTGGCTGTTAGTGGCATAATATTTGTCCAGCAAGATGGAGATTGGAGTATAACTTCTAACGCGGGTGCCGGAACTTTTGCTATAAGCGGTGATATAAGTAATATTACTGGAATAATTTCTTTGCCAACTGGGGCTGCGACTTCTACTTTACAGGCATCTGGAAATGCTATTTTAATTAATGGCGCACAAGTCACACAAATGCAAGGGTATATTAATGACACTGTTTTAAGAACAGCGAGAGTAGACAGCGCGACTCATGTAATAAAAACAATAGAGTATGAGCACTCAGAAATTCATGATGGTGACATGTTTGTTTGTTCTAATATAGTATCAAGTTTGGGGGCGGGAGCGACTCATACAGTAATAATTAATACCCCCGATACTACAAAATGGGTTCATGCTGTTTTTGCAATAGATGCTGGCAATGAATGTACAATAGCAATTTATGAGACAGTAACGACACTTACCGATGGCACGGCTCTTACGGCAATCAACAGGAATAGAAATAGTGCAACAACCCCAACAATAACAGCTTTTCACACACCAACTAATTTAAGTTTAGCAGGAGCAACATTAATTTATACAAGAAGATTCGGTGAAACAACTACAGGAGAGTCAACTAGAGGAGTTCACGAGTTTATATTAAAACAAGGAACAAAATACGCTGTGCAAATAACCAATAATGCCACTACTGCGGACAATTTCGGATATTATGCTGACTGGTACGAGCATACGGATAAAAACTAGTGCCATCATCAAAAGATATATTACAAGAAATTAGAGATAAACAGAATAGTTTTACTGTTATTAGCTTCACTTATAATGTAGACAAAACTATTCACACAATGATTGAATTTTGTCCTGCAAGCGGTGTGACTAGAACGTCAACTTTCGCTTATAATGTCGACGGAACAATAGACACAGTAACAGTAGTATACTCATGATAGATATAACCAAGCCAAGATATGAAAGAATAGGAGAATGCGGGAGATGCGGCGAATGTTGCGCAAATGAGGAATGCGAATATCTTAAAATAGAAAATAAAATATATACTTGTATGATTTATGATGATCCCAATAGACCTGAAAAATGCAAGATATTTCCGGCTAATCCTCCAATAGTATTCAAAAAATGTAAATATAAATTTTATGATAAATGGGAAAATATAACTCTAAAGGCCGGTGAAATATAAATGGGCACAGTAGCGGTTGCGGGAACAGCTTACACACAAATAAGTACTTGTGATACTACGACAGCGGGGGGAGCTTGGAGTGGAACAACGCCTACTGCTGATACAGGCGCTTTTAAAGAAGGAGCGGGTTCGCTGTCTTTTATAGTTAAGACTTCAGGAAACAATGATATGATATTCACTCCCACTACTCCAGTAAATCTATTGAACAAGCATTTAAGATTCTGGATTATTTCAACACACGGAGCTCTATTAAATACCTATGCCGCGGGTGGAATACAAATAGGATTAACAGGCGATTCTGGTACCCATCAAGGCTTTTGGCTGATTTCCGGCAAAAGTGGTACTTATCCATATCCAGGCGGCTGGTATAATTGTGTATTAGATACTTCTTTAGCCGCTGATTCGGGAACAAAGCCGACCGATATGACGTCTATTTCTGTTATTACAATTAGAATCAATCTAACAGGCGCTGGTAAAAATTCCGCGAATACCTGGATAGATAATATTTGTGTGTGTGACGGATTAACCGTATATGGGGATAATGGCGGAGCTTATATGGATTTTGATACTATTAATACTAAAGAAGAAACTGCTGTTGGTGGGGGCTGGGGAGTATTAAGAAAAATAGGAGGACAATATTTCTTAACAGGAGGCTTAACTTTTGGAGATACAGCGGGTACAGCGACTAAGTTTCAGGCAAAATCACAAATAGCAGTATTCGAGAATAGAAAAGTAGCTAGCACACTTTATGGGATAACAGTGGTTGATAGCGGAGGGGGGGCGAGTACGACAGAGTTTATTCTAGGTTCTAAAGCAGGAACGGCAGGAATAGAAGGCTGCGTTATAAGAGTCCAAGATTCTACGCAAACTCCTAAGTTCAAAATAGACGGCGGAACAGATGCAGATGTCGATAATTTTAAGCTTTATGGCACTACATTTTTTGATGCTTCTACCTTTAAATTTCCGGCGAATTCAGCAAATGTGGAAGTATTGAATTGCAATTTTGAGACAAGCGATGAAGTGTTGGCAACAACTTGTGTTATAAAGAACTGCAATTTTATTTCAGCAAACGATGAGGGGGTTGCATTAATATCAGGAAATACACACAACATAACTTATAGTAATTTTATGAATTGCCCCTATGGAATAAGAATTCCAACGGCAGGTACTTATTCTTTTAATGGATTGAAATTTATAAACAACACTAAAGATATAGATAATACAAGCGGCGGAACAGTTCATTTAGATTGTAGTAATTTAGCCGATCCAACAACATATACAGGAACTGTAGAAATAGATAATCCGGTTGTTTTAACTCTAACAAGTATAGCGTCTGGCAGCGAAGTAAGAATTTATACTCACGGAACAACGACAGAATTAGACGGGATAGAAAATACGGCCACAGCTGATCCTAATGATGCTGCAAAAACTATTTTTATTTATAATTATACTTATGCGGCAAGTACCTATGTAGACATTGCTATTCATAAAGCAGACAAAATTTATTATAGAATAGAAAATTATAATTTAGGGACAAGTAATGCTAGTCTTCCGATCAGTCAACAGACAGACAGACAATATAGTAATCCATAAGGAAAAAATATGCACAAAATAATAAAAACAACGGATGAGAAATATTTAGGAAGATTGATTGACATAAATAATCAAAACGTGTTATTAAATGATTTTATTTTTAAGATTGCTAAAGTAACGTATCGAGATGATATTATCGAATTAAGTAATGGAGATTATATAATAGAAGTCGAATTAATAAATGAGTTAAAAAATAAGGAGGAAACAAAATGACTGCGTTAATAATAGACCCAGATAATCTAGTCGATCCTACTAGTATAGCTATTGATGTAGGAGCAAAAACTGTTCAGTTAATCAAAGCAGGAAATTTGGGAGATGAAGGGGTAACCATAAAATGTGTTTACTCAAAATTGAAGGAATTGTGGAAGAGTGATACGACATATATTAAGTATCCATTTCCAATGGGTCCAATCACAGATGAACAGTTTGAAATGGTCAATGGTTGGGATTGGAAAGATGATACTACGAGATATTTGTTAAGAACGGGTGGCTGGGCGGTAAAAGACGCGGGTGGCATAAGTTTAGAAGAATGGGCTGGAATAGTTTCGTTAGGCTCGATTGATTCAGATGATCAAGCTTATTTTTTGCAATCAGATACAGTGGCAGTTTCTGGCTTTCAGTTAACAGGACCTATAAATCAAGCGATAAAAGTTTATGGTGACGGATCGCATGGGAGTATTGATTATAGAGGTTATTTGAAAATTTATTGCAGAATTTATCAAAAGTCTTATGCTTTCTCTCAAATAAGTGACATCGGTGTTGCTTCATTAACTTATCAAGCATACAGGTTTCCATTGGCAAATGCAGCTGATATTAAAATTACGCATAATGATGCAGCAATGTCAGGAGTTCCATATTCAGGAATGGATATAACTTGGTCTGCAGCACCAGTACAGAGAGACATAGGCGGAACTAATAGAGATTTCCATGTAATAATTGATGGAAATAATGCCACAGCAGAACAAATTTACGAATATGTTCAGTATCAATTAAGACAAGTGGGAGATATAGACGCTGGCGCCGGAGAACAATTAGGACAGAAAACAGGAACATTGTTAAATTTTGTTGGTGATACTCTTTATACAAATGAAGTAACAGAGGGTGGAGTATTTATTGATAATTATCTACCAGCAGATATTAATAGATTAGTTTTTATTGATGATTTAGGGGAATCAAGAACATTTCCTTATACAGCAGTGTTAACATTAAATTTCGGTGACAATTTGAAGAACGATCCAAACGCAAAATATTGGGTTTACTTCACCAATGATGATGCTGGATCTAATGCTGGGTATGATTATGGAACAAGTGATGCAATATTAGTAGAAGATGCTTCAGAAATAACCATGACTGCCGGTGTTAGCGGAGCATCATCTGTTCAGTTAACGTTTGCTTATGATACAAATGAACAAAGAGGAAATACAGCTCCAAATGAATCACCAGCTGATGATGCACTAATAACTTGTGTAGCTATTGGATTATCAACAGGACAGTTTGTAAAAGCTACAGGAACAATAGCAAAAAGTACAGCAAATAGCGTTTCACTTGTCGCGCCTCTGGAAAGAAATTACAGCAACCCTGCGTAAGGATTGAATAATGGGATATAGTTTTGATGGAATAACAAAAATAATTACGTTAACTTCTGGAACTACAGAGATTGATGTGGTTGATTTATACTCCCGTTGGAAAGATTGGATTAAATCTAACGGGAGTAAGTTTCCTCAAGCTATATACGTCGTAGGAGGAGACCCGGTTAATGAAAGCGCCGGTATTTATGTCACTAGTTACTTTTTCCTTTTAAATGGATGGAGAATAAAACCACAAGAAGCAAATCATACTCTTAATGTAATAGGCGGAGTGCTATTGGTGGATGGTGGTGGAGATCCTTTTATAGACACAAACGGGTATTATATAGTTAGGATAAACTATTCGCAACCCACTAGAACAGAAACCATTAAGTTGCCGGGAGGCAGCGGACTAACGAGTGATGAGCACAGTAAGCTTTATGATACGAATCAAAAGGTAGGCGTTACACAAGCGTTGGTAATGATAAAATAAGAGATAGGGAGAAAAAAAATGGGACTAACTGGAACTGGACAACCTTTTACAACAGCAATATCAGGAGGTACTACCCCCACCCCCACTTATCTCACTTCTATTACAGGCGCAGAACTAGATAACGTATTTACAGGACCTAGTGGATTTCTTAAAAAAATAGGAACAGCATCTTATATTTTAGATACTTCACCTAGTGGCGGAGGATATTGGGATAGAACTGGAACTATAATTCAGCAACATACTTTAGCAGATAATTTAGAACTATATAATATTGTGCCTACAAAAGTTTTTGGTGTTGATGGAGCAACTGGCAATACATATATAAAAGGGAGTATGTCTACTGATAACATAGCTTCCTATACGGCACATCCATCTTTTTCTACAGATACTCAAATTATTGATAAAAAATATGTAAATGATCAAGATATAATAACTTTATCTCAAGCCAAAACATACTCAGAAACAGCGAGCGGCAATTCTTATGGCCAAAGCGTTTCCTATACCAATGCAGCTTCTGCTAACTTAGTAAGTTATATAGACCAGCGAGATATTTATTTTAACAATTTATCAATATCATATACAAATTCAGCCTCGTCTGATTTAATAGCTTATACTGACACGGCTTCAGGAAATTTAGTTAACTATATCGATTCAAAAGTAGCTGCTCAAAATGAACTTAAAGAAGTTTTGGCCAACGGTAATTCTGCCGGCTTATATCAGATAGACATGAATTTTAACAAAATTATAAATGTTGATACCCCTACGGCCAGCGGAAATGCCGCTAATAAATTATATGTAGATTCTGCCGTAGCAGCAGGCGGTGGTTGTAATTGGATTGATGATAATGACATATTATATCCGACTATTTCTACAAATAGCGTTGGTTTAAACAATGATAGCAAATTATATTTTGATACTGCTAAAGTTAATTCTATTTATTATGACGCTATTTCAAATAATATGTTGGTTATGCAGACTCCTGATAATGCTGGTATTTTAATAACAACAGATCCTGAAACTTGGTATAATTCACTCGTCATACAACAGGGTTGGGTGTGGTTGTCAGCACAAGACCATAGCGGTCCTGCGGGGACTTGGCATAGTGGATATTCAAATTTTTGGTATGATTCATCTCACGCGTATTCTCAACTTGGGGCTACTAATGGGGCGATAGTGTCTGAACTTTCAATGAGAGAAGACCAAATAGATTTATTTATTAGGCAAGGAAGCCCAGATAGTACAAAAATATTAATGACTCTTACAGATTTATCTTTGAAAGATAGTCATTTGAGTTCACTTATTCCTCTTTCACAAACAGGAACTGCAGGATTAGCAGGATTTACAGCAACATCTATTATTGGCGCTTTAAATGAATTAAAGGCTGGAGCAGCTGCTCAAAACGAACTTAAAGAAGTTCTTGCTAATGGTAATGATGCCAATAATATAAAAATTACAAATTTAGGCGATCCTACGCAGCCTAAAGATGCTACTAATAAACAGTATGTTGATACAGTTGCAGCAGACGCAAGTGGAAATTCTTATGTTCAATCAATTACTTATACTAACACGGCTACGGGCAGTCTTAAGGTTTACGTTGACAATCAAGATTTATCTATTTTGTCTCAGTCAAAAACCTATTCAGAGACAGCCTCGGGTAATGCCTATGCTCAAAGCGTTACTCACACTGATTCTGCAACTGCAAGCCTAAAAGTTTATGTAGATAACCAAGATTTGTCAATACTTGCCCAGTCAAAAACATATTCAGAGACAGCAAGCGGCAACGCTTACAATCAAAGTGTGACTTACACCAATACCGCTTCATCAAGTCTTCTGGCTTATGATGTCATACAAGACGCCGCTTTATTAAGTCAATCTTACACTTATACAAATGCTTCATCAGCTAGTTTTGTTTCCAAATCAGGGGACACTATGACGGGAGATTTAGCCATAGATTCAACTGCTCCTGAATATAAGCTGACTGATACAAACGATACAAGACTGACCAGAATTGCAACGCTTAATCAGGCCAATTTATATCATGAAGTGTCGGTCGGCGGGGCAGACGGAACGGGCGGGGCTATTACACATTCCGGCGGTTATACTGTTCATACTTTTACTTCAAATGGAACATTTACAATCGGAGCTACTATAGATGCAAAAGTACTTGTAGTAGCTGGTGGCGGTTCAGGTGGCCATAACTTAGGCGGTGGCGGTGGAGCAGGTGGCTATGTGTATGATGGTTCTTATGAAATTACTGCCGGTTCTTATGATGTTACTGTTGGAACTGGCGGCGCAGGTGTAACTGCCGGGGATGGAAATAAAGGTAATGATTCTGAATTTGAAACACTGACTGCGGCAGAGGGTGGCGGTGCTGGTGGTGGATATGGTGATGGAAACGGAAAAAATGGTGGTTGCGGTGGTGGAGGCGGTGGCGATACTGGTACAGCAGGTAGCGGAACCCAGCAATATGATGGTGGAGATGGTGCTCCTTTATCTACTTATTTTATTGCAGGTGGCGGTGGAGGCGGTTCTGAAGTAGGAGAAGACGCGGGCAGTGTTATAATAAACTATGGCGGTGCTGGTGGAGATGGAGTTGTAAATCCTATTGCAGAGTCAACTACGGGTGAACTTGTTTCAGGAGATTATTACCTATGCGGTGGTGGAGGCGGTGGAGGTTATCAGCCACAAAATGATTCTCATCCAGGACCAGGAGGCAAAGGCGGAGGAGGAGCTGGAGGTTATACTACCAACCAAAATGGAACTGATGGTACTGATACTTATGGCGCTGGCGGAGGAGGAACTGCTGCTGGAGGAGGAGGAACTTCTGGCAAAGGTGGAAATGGGGTTGTAATAATAGCTTATATTCCCGCTGCAAGCACAGTAGAAGAAATAAGTATAATTGATTCAAGAGACTCAGCGGGTGTCAGTGAATATGGTGTAACTACTTTTGGCGATAGCCGCGGTGAAACAATTTTACAGGGATCGAGGCTAGTACTTGGAACTGGGGCCTTATCAACTACTGCAACAACGGGATTTGCTTATGTTTCAACTTGTACAGGAGCGCCTTCGGGAGTTCCTACGGCCACTACTGGGATGGTGCCCATAGTTTATGATTCTTCGAATAATTACCTTTATGTCTATAACGGCGGTTGGAAGAAGAATTCACAATTTAGTTAAGGAGGAATATGAAAGGCGATCTTTTACTTTGCACTTGGAATAGCCCTTCAATTAATAAGATATTAAATTGGTTTATTACATTTTTTATAAAAAATAAATATGTTCATATAGCAGTAGCCGCGGATGATTATGATGCCATAATCGAGGCTACACCCAGTGGTGTTCATCAAACTAAAAATTACTGGGTAAATTATGACGTCTATAGAATAGATGACATAATGGAATATCAGATTGACACTGCTTTAAATTTTGCCAGGAAACAAATAGGGGATTGGTACGATTGGAAAGCGCTGATTTATTTAATGTGGTTGTATGTAACTTTTCAAAGAAATAAAATAAATGAATGGAACGATAAAAATAAGTGGTTTTGCAGTGAATTAGTAGCTAGTATGTTTAGAAAATCTGGTAAAACATTGTGTCCTAATATACCAGATTCTAATACTACGCCAGCAGATATTGCTAATTCAAAAATAGTTCATAAGGAGGAAAATTAAATGCCGATAGCGATATTCCCAGCAGGAAAATATAAATGTACGGTGGCTGATACTACGGTAACGGCTGACAGCTTTATTTCTGTGACTTTTAAAGATAATACTGGGGCACAATTTGGCGCAGGAGTTGTACGCTATATAGACAAACATCCTGGCGTAGGTTTCACTGTAAATTTGAGCACCACTGCTCAGCGAGCTACTGCTTTTGATTACGAAGTAGAAAACGCTACAGGGCCTGGCGGAATACCTAGTTTGCAACAAGTGACGGGCTCAGGCACGACGACTTCTAATACTATATCCTATACATCACATCCATCTTTTTCTACAGATACTCAAATTATTGATAAAAAATACGTAAATGATCAAGATATAACAACTTTATCTCAGTCAAAAACCTATTCAGAGACAGCGAGCGGAAATGCTTACGATCAATCAGCGACTTACACTGATGATGTAAGCGCTAGTTTAATTTATTACATCAATACAAAAACTGCGACTCTCTCAGGCGGAACAGGTATTTCTTATGATAATAGCACAGGTACAATAACTAATTCTGCTCCTGACCAAGTTGTAAGCTTGACGAGTGGAACGGGGATAAGCATTTCAGGAGCATATCCTAGTTTTACAATCACAGGCACTTCATCAACATCAGGTGTGAGCGGGGATGTATATTGGTTCAGGGACGGTACTGATTTAACCCCTATAAATGTCGGCGACAATATTGCTTTAACTGATTATGCTAACTTATATTTTGATACTGCCAGAACTGTTAGAGCTTATTATTATCAAGCAACTCAAGCTTTGGCTTTTAGAGGGGCTGGAGCCATTGACATGCTGGCTACAGATATTTTTGCTAATAGTAGTGGTTTCGTAGCCGATGGCAATACGGTTCAAATGTATAATGCAAATGGCGGGCCTGCGGTAACTTTATTGAATGATGGCAATCTTCGTTTTACTTTATACGCCGGCAAAATGGCTTATTATAATGCTCATCCTACATTTAGTTATGACACTCAACTTACAGACAAAAAATATGTAGACGATTTAATCGCTGGAATATCATCAGGGGTAACTTGGCAAACATCGGTTCTTGATAAAGATTTATCAGAGCCTCCTATAGGTCCGGTAAGTGGAGATAGATATATTGTAACTGTTTCGGCATCAGGCGCTTGGGTGGGACAGGAAAACAACATAACCGAATATAATGGCATAAGCTGGGATTTTACGATACCAGAAATAGGGTGGGCTTGTTTTGTTGAAGACGAAGAGTCTATGTACCTGTGGGTTGGAACTGATTGGATAAAAATGGGCTCGGCCATAAGCCACATGAGCCTTAAAGACCTGGAGTGGTCTTTGGCGGGGCACACAATTGACACGTCTTTGGATATGCAAGATAATATTATTTATTTTGATATTGCAAAGCTTAATTATATGGGTTATATGGACGCCGGCGGGGCCGATGCTCTTTGGACAGTCGCCCCAATAAATCCTGGTAGCGCTGATGTCACAGGCTGGTGGGTCAGTACACCTGATTGGGGATATAATTTCGGCTATTGTGATGGATATATTGGATTTTCAGGCGGTGCAATAGGGGGAAACGCCGGTATATCAATAATCACTTCAGATCCTTCTATGACGCTGCAAGTTTCTTCTGCCACCCCCGGAAAAGGCGATATAGACATCCTTAATAATTCGGCGGGCGTAGGGGCAAATATAAACTTCCAAGGCGGATATAGTAGTGGACATGGGATGACTATCGACAAATACGGCAAAGTTACATTAAGAACTCCAACGGGAGCTACAGGATTGCCTTCTTTGTATATTTACGGCTCTCTAGATATGCACACAACTAGTCCAATTTATCTTGATGATAATATGCACCATAAGATATACTCTGATTCTTCGCAGATTTATATAGAGACTTTGTATCCTAATGCTTATGGTATAGTTCTTTGTAACGATCACGCGGGTAGAGCTGGATGGATACAAGTAACCGGTGGTTATACTTATATATGGGCAGGATATTATAATGGCTACGATACTCAGTTTGGTGGAGAATTATATTTTAGGGATAACAGAATGACAGGGTCTGGAATTCCTTTAACCGAAGGTTCTGCAGGTCAAGCTCTCGTAGGATTTACTGCGATTTCTTTAATTGGAGCTTTGAATGAATTAAAGATATGGAACAGAATAGGTTCAACTTTAACACCTGTTACTACAGGAGATTATATAGATGTAGGTGCTATAAAGACTGATGGAAGCGTGTTTCTCGCTACGGACATTGACAGGCATACTGTTACTTTGGCCGATATAGCCAGCGGCGATTATTACGAGATAGTCTGGAACAAAGCCACTATGGACAAAATCGTAGAGATTACAGCAGTGTATTATGATTTAAATGCTACTACAGTTTATAGTTTAATGTCTTCTTATACAGATGCTTTAGCTGTTGAATATAATGGCTCAATAATTACAGTTAACTGCACAGGCATGGTTGAAAATGATATTATTACTGTAAAGATTACCTACGAAAAATAGTACTCTAAGGGTGGTGATTTTATTAGAAATCTTTTAATATTAGTCATGTTGGTGTTTTTAATATGCCCAGTATATGCTGCCAAGGATTACGGGAAGCAATTGCAAGGCGATGTAAGGAATACTAAAAGAGAGATAAAAAGAGAAATAACAAACCTGAAGAATCAGCTGACTAAAAACGGCACCGCAGAAGAAATCCCTGAATGGTACCCGAACGCCGACGGTTCGCTGATGACATTTCCGCTGAAAGAAGAAGACTGCTTCATGGTAGGCGACAGGGTTTCCATCACGAGCTGGTATACACTTGTTAGGTCGGACACTAATGGCCTGACGTATAAAGCCTTAAATATACCGGCGAGGCCAAATTCCCCTGTTTACGCCATAGCGGACGGTCTTGTGACAGCTACCGGCGACGCTAGATTTTTCAGGCCTGAAAGGCGTCCTTACACAGGAATGTTCATAGAGATAACGTCTAAATCGGGACTGGTGGTTTCGTATGAGCATTTGAACGATTGGAGCGTTTGCAGGGGCGATTATGTTTTGGCAGGAGACGAGATAGGCTGTGTAGGCGGTTCGGGCAGGACAACAGGATTCCACTTGAGACTGGTAGGCGTATATGAAAAATACCCTGTGTGTTTAAGCGAGGTATTCGTGGACAAAAGGCACAGCAAAAACTTGACCAAGTATTTCGGCAAGAAGTGGTACCCGATTGCCCCTGGAGACTTGGAACATGTGGGCATCAAGTAATACTATAATAATTCCACTAGATAGAGCAGGATTAAACTCCCTGCTCTTTTTTTGTCATTTTACAGTTGTGAGTTTATATGTTATTATATATATGTACCCAGTCGATCATCTAGAGGCGCAGTTCCTCACTCCGCGACTTAAAATAAAAGCAGATGTAAAAGGAGTTAAGAAACTGTCTTTCCGACGGCACATATCGGAATGCTTTGAGGTTATGGCAAATGGTTTATTCTACCTTAATGCCAAAGACGAGCCCGAGAGGATTGATAACCTCAATTATGCTCAATTCTAAAAATTACAAATGAATCTATAGTCTCTCTTAAACACCTTACTAGTGTATTTCCTCCGGCACATCCAAAACATAAAATAACAGTTTACATCTTGACACAAATACATTATAATATATATATGAAACAAGAAAATACAAAATTGACCGAGCTGTTGATTAAGTTATTTGATAAAGATATTTATCAGGTCGGCGGCGTAGTCAGAGACGAGATTCTAAACAGGCCTTGTAAGGACATGGATTTTCTCGTCATAAATCGTGATTATAATTCTATAGCTAATGATCTGTCTTATTATGGTAAAACCTATTTGGTGGGCAAAAGCTTCGGTATAATAAAATTCAAGCCCAATGAAATGGATATAACAGTTGATATTGCAATTCCACGGACTGAAAAGAGCGTGGGGGTAGGACACCGGGATTTTGAGGTTAACACTAAAAACGTCAGTCTTCAGGACGATTTGGACAGGCGAGATTTTACCATGAATGCATTGGCAAAAAATTTATTGACAGGGAAGATAACAGATATAGTTGAAGGTCAAAGAGACATAGACAAAAAATTGATATGTGTGATAACGTCAAAGTCTTTTACAGAAGACCCGCTTAGGATGATAAGAGCCTGCAGGTTCGCCTCACAATTGAATTTTCAAATAGGCTGGACCACGCAAAATCTTATAATTGAAAGCGCTGAGCTAATAAAGACAATAAGTGGAGAACGCATACAGGAAGAACTGAACAAAATTTTGGTGTCAGACAAACCCTCAATAGGATTAAGGTATTTATCAAAACTAGGATTAATGATGTATATTGTGCCTGAAGTGGAACTTTTAAACGGCATAGAACAACCAAAAAAATATCATATGTATGATGCATTTATTCACACTATGGAAACCGTCGATCAAATAAAAAATGACTTGACGCTAAGACTGACAGCTCTGTTGCACGATGTAGGGAAGGTAGACACCCAGACTATTGAGAATGGCGAGATACATTTTTATGAGCACGAAGACACAAGCGTTATGAGAGCGCGAGATGTTATGTTGAGGTTAAAATATCCTAATGATATATCCGATAGGGTCCTGTTGCTGATCAAGCATCATTTGGTAGACTTGAACCTGTCAAGAAAAGGCATTAGGAAATTGATTGCGGCTGTAGGCGTTGATAATATATATGATTTACTAGAGCATAAGCGAGCTGATAAATTAGCCTCACTGCCAGATAATGAACAGTTGGAAGATATAGAGACTCTTAAATTAAAAGTAGAAAAAGAAATAAAAAACGAAAGCGCCTTCTCTATCAAGGATTTAGACATATCAGGAGAAGACATTATGAAAATACTTAATATTCCCCCGGGGCCTAAAGTTGGCGAAGTACTTAAGTCACTGTTTGATAAGGTTATGGATAATCCTGAACTCAACGAAAAAGAGACCTTAATTAAATTAGTAGTTTAAGTCTTCAAACAAGTGCATTATAATAAGTATAAGGAGATGAATAAAATGACAGAACATGAAAAAGCATTGAGAAGAAATTTGATAGAAGATATGTATATTCAAATGCGAAGTGGATTAACTAAGGACATTAAACGAAATGCAGCAATCGGTATCATAGCAGAACTCAAAGGAATGGATTACGCTAGGAAACAAAAACAATATCAATTTGTTAACATCGCAGCCCGGCTATATAAGGAATATATAAAAGAATTCGACGAGGCAAAAAATGATTGACATAGGATATTTTGGAAGAGCACATGAGAATGGGCATAGTGTTAAAAATAGTAAAGTTCATGCTATTTATAAAGGTAGGGTTTTATGTGGATATAAGCCCCATGAAACTATGAAATTTCAATGGTGTTCAACAGATGTAATGTTTAGCTATATTGAATGTCCTATTTGTAAAAAGAAAGCGGATAAAATTTGGGACATATTAAATCCCACAATAAAATCTGGGGGACAATCATTTTTAGAATTAGCCAAAAGGGGAATGATATAAATGAATATTATAGAACGATTTAAGAGATGGCATTTGAAATTAAAGAGAAAGAAAAGGGGGTTAAATAGAAATGAGCGAAATAGAAACTGGGGAATTGAAAATATTGTGTCCGTTCTGCGAAGCTCCTTATACGGCCAAAATGAAAGAAGATTTACATGAAACAGAAGGTTGTGATACATGTGGTTATGGTGAAGAGATACGCGGAACAATAACTATAACTTGCTCAAATTGTGGAAAAGTAGTTTATAAGAAAGAATATAATTGAGGAGGTAAAAAGTGACATCAGAAACAATCATAAAAACAATCGTATTAATTATTGGTGTTCCTTATTTTTTATGGTGGAATTGGAAAAAAATGGCAGAACACTGGAACGATAAGTGGTGAAAATAAATGTATAAATTAATGATAGCGAAAAACAAAGTGACCCAAAAATGTGAAGTTTGCCACAAGAAAATCAATAGAGGCAGAAAAATATATATTGTAGGCGAAATAATAGCTTGTAAAATGAGCAAATTAAAAGACATTTGGAATACATGGGGCAAATGTTGTTCAAAACTTTGTATAGATGATCTTGTATATTCAAAATATTATAAGGATAAGCCGATCGAAGATTCAATAAATCAGTTCAAATCTTCCAATATATGCATTATAATATATACATAAGGAAATGAAAGGAAGGGTTAAAATGAAACAAGAAAATTTATCAGAAGCAAATAAGATACTACATAATCTATATAATATAGAACAAATATTGGTCAAACAAGGACTGAAACCATTCTTTTATTACGGCAAAAGGAAATTAAGAGTTAAGAAATTCGCAATAGTAAAAGCATTAATGTGGGCATATAAAACTCGCAAGCCTATAACAATAATGAATAAGAAAAACATGCCGTCAATATTACAGAGAAAACCCGAAGATTACAGGCAGAAAGTTATGACGAGTTTGCAAGAATACAGGGAGTTTGAAAAGAAGTTAAGTTAAGGAGGAGATAAAAATGGAAACAATGAATATGGAGAGTATTAAGTTGAAGGCCCCAGCGGTATTTGCAACGTCCCCGGTGAAAGAAGCTTCAGATAGGTATTATTTTATATCCACAAAAGAGATAATAGACACATTAAAGACATTTGGCTGGCAGGTGACAAGCGCCCAGCAACAGGGAACACATAAACACAATGCTCATAGACAAAATTTTAAGAGGCATTTGTTAAGGTTCAGGAATCCCGAGATTGCAACCGGAGAAAACATACCAGAAATAGTTGTAATGAATTCACACGATCGAAGCACAAGATTCAAATTTTATGCGGGCATATTTAGGACAGTGTGCATGAACGGCTTAATAATTGCCGAGACCAAAGTATCGGGGTTAAACAAAAAACACATTGGTCATATAGATATTGTTAATGAGTTTATAGAGTCTACAATAGAGAAGACCACAGAGACGCTTTCAAAGATCAGAGAATATAAGAACACAAAACTTACTCAAGCTGAAAGGATAAGCATTGCCAGACAAGCCATAAGAATACACTGGTCACATTCAAGCTTTATTACGCCTGAACAAGTGCTGGAACCTCGCAGAGAGGAAGATAAGGGAACTGATTTATGGACCACCTTTAACGTTATTCAAGAGAACATAATGAAAGGCGGAATGAGCAAACAATTACATGATGGCAGAGTTCACACTACTAGAGAGGTAAAGAACGTTACCGAGATAGTTGGATTTAATATCAAACTGTGGAAGCTGTTTAAATTTGATATACTCGATGAAAGTATATAAATTAACTGTGTACATTTAAAGATCCAAATGTTATAATATATTTAGAGGAGGTGAAGATTATAAGAAATGAGTTATTGTTTTAGTAAAGTATAAAAAATAGGAGGAATTAAAATGGTTGAAGAGATTAGACAGATACGTAGTAGAAGGGTAACAGATCCTGTTGCAAAACAGAAAATAGTTTCAGATTATAAAGCGGGTAAAAAAATGAATCTTGATTATGCAATAGCGCTTAAAACATCTGCATCTGAAATAAAAGCTATTTTGCAAGAAGAGGGCGTGTATAAGGCGCTACCCAATAGGCGGAATCCTTGGAATTTTGATAAAAATTGGGAAATAATAAAGCAGGTATTAAAAAATGGTGCGACCAATAAGGAAATATGTGATAATTTTAGAATCACATTAAAAACTCTAACAAATAGATTAAGTAAGAAAAAATATAAAGTTAGAAGAATTGTTAGGCCAGATGTTAGAGCAAAGGTTATTTCTCTTCATATCGCAGGTAAAAAGCCTAAAGATATAATTAGAAAAGTAGGAGCTAGCAGAATAAGCGTTTATAGTATTATAAGTGCTTATAAAAAGTCGATGCTTAGAAATGTACCAACAGCCTCTATTTCTAGACCAGCAGTTGCCTTATCTACTTTACCGGCACAAACTAATATAGAAGACGTCGCTAAACAAACTTCTAATATTGTTAAGGCAACCATGGAAATTATGACATTTCCAGAAGTTGTTGTTGAAAAAAGTGATGGTACAAAAATTACATATAAAAATGTTTCTCATGCACATTTAGTTAAAGCAGGTATAGTTGATATAACTAAATCACACTGAAGAAATACTTAAATAGATGGGTGGAGTATAAATATCCGCCCTCTATTTTTTTCAGTTCAAGTTTCTTTTAATATGCATTATAATATAATTATAGAGAATGTTAAAGGAGATTAAAATGAATAGGATAGATGAAAAAAACTTGATAATGGAAGACTTAAGAAGAGCAGTAGAAAATCTACGGTCGGTTGAAAAAAAGAAAAAATTTAAAAGTGACGTAGATGAACTCGATCATAAGGCGTCATTAGAACATGCAAAATTTAGAGTATCATATCTTAGAAAGCAATTAGAGGAGGCAAGTTAAATGTACAATTTTTTAATAGAGAATAGTAGATTAATAACGACGATATTCCAAATATTAATAGGGTTCGCGGCTCTAATAGTATTGTTTTTTACAATAGTGGATTATTTTACTGATAAAATTGGCAGAATTGAAATAGGCAGGAGCCTCGCCACCCCAGCTGATCAATGCGCCAACTGTAGCTATAAAGTATATTTTCAAATAGGTCACTATCTTATAGGCAAATGGGAAAATAAAGGTCGTGTTTATTCTTATCCAAAATGGCATATTTGCCATTTAAGTAGGTTTTTTTAATGGACGCGGCCATAAAAACAAGTTTACAAAGACAGATAGAGCAAGAGGGTGACAGCAAATTTTGGCGTAAAGACGGATATTATTGTTTGATTATGCGCACTCCTGAGTTGAAGACTTTATGTGGATATGTTGGTGTTCCTAGGACCTCAACTCTTTATGGCCACGATGTTTTCAGCAACAGTAAAACTAAGATTCAAAAAGACATAAATAAGATTCGCGTTCATGGGGGTTTGACATTTTCAGGTAAATTTGAAAAAAAAGAAGGCCTACCTTTTGAATCTTTGTCTTCAGATATTTGGTGGTTTGGTTTCGATACTGCGCATTTTCAAGATTTAGTTCCGAGTATGGAATTGTTTCCAGCCATGCAGAGAAAAAATATGCAGTATAGAGATATTAAATATGTGGAGACTGAAGTAAACAATCTACTTTCTCAAATTAAAAAAATAGATGATAAACACTATTCATGGTTTTGGAATCTAATAGATAAATTAATTCATTTACAAGTGTTATAATATGTGTTATAATAATATTAGAGGAGAATCATAATGAGCATGGATATAAATAATCTCAGCAACGAAGAGGTCTTAAAATTAACGGAATCTGATATAGATAAATATATCAAATATGAGTGCGCCGAAGATGGAATCAAATTTGAACCTGCTCCAATAAAGCCAGAATTAACAGACAAAATAAAGCCCACAGTGGAGTGCTTTATAATGCCAAGCATGATAGTTCAAGATAAACAATTAGCACAAAATGCGCTTGATATTTTGACAGAAGGTCAAACTTTCCACGAAGAATATGATTATGCCGGGGCGGGATATGACTATAAATATCTGGAGCCATTTAATTTTCAAATATCATCAAAAATGCTTTATGATAAAAACATTATTGATGGTTTATCAGAAAAATTAAAAAGATTTAAAATACAAAAAGAAGAATATAGCGTATTACACGCCGCCTATGAAGAAAATAAAAAGAAATATGATGTAATATCTAAAAATATTTATGCCTATATAGACAACATAAAAGAGAAATTTGAAAAAAGAAACAAATACCAAAAAACATATAACGAGTATCTCTCTTTAACAGGCGGAGACGAGCATATAGCCAAGACATTCTTTATTAAAGCATACCCGGAGGCAGAAGAGATTTTGTTTTCGGTCGAATCAAACATATTAAAAGAGTCGATATGAGTAATTTAGAGACTTGGAAAACTGCTGATGGCAAATATATCATTATAAAAGACATGGAAGACGAACATCTAATTAATGCTTTCAAATATGTTGTTAACAGAATAGAATATTTAACAGCAGATCATATGAAAATTCCTAGTAAATGGATTAAATACTGGAACATATTTAAGCAAGAGATGGACGACAGAGGTTTAAATGAATTTTTTGATCAACTAGGCAGCAATTATAAAGGAGAAACTTACCAAAAGCTGTCCAAATTAGGCATAAAGAACGAGTCTATTTAGTTCAAGTTCAGCAAATTATGCATTATAATATACTTATAAGGGGTTGATAAGATTGAGTATGTCTAAAGAAGAATGTAGAATGAGTTCGAGTTCGGAAATAGAATGTGAATGCGGAGAGACGGTGTTCGTCGAAGATTTAGGCGATACTCCAATGTATTTAAGTGGTGAATGTGAAAAATGCGGAAGGCAATATGGTGGAAATGGCTTGGCAGGATTTGAATGTGAAAATGAACATGAGATAGCAGGCAAAGAGAAAAAAAATGGACATTAAAAAAACACTAGATGAGCGTCCGGAAAAAATATACCCTTCGGTGGAAGAGACTAGGGATATACTCAAAAACAACCCCACGTTTATATCGACATTAATTGCGATAGCGCTAGTTAACGATATAAAATTAGAACCAGCAATAGCGCTCATTACATGCTTATTTCACAATGGGTTGGTTGACATGGGCGCGCTGTATCATTTTGTAAAAAGAATTAAGAACAAGTAATTAGAGGGGAATTATGAATCAGGCGCTTATATTTTCAACCATATCGGGCTCGATAAACATATTGTTGGTATTATATTATATATGGTTGACTTTGAAAATAATGTGGCCATTGCAAAATAAAGTTGAGCATATGGGAAGGACAATGAACGAACAATCAGCAGTATTAAGTTCATGTGTTCATACTATAGATGGCTCAGAAAAACAAATGGCAATTTTATATAAGGTGTTAAAACAAAAGCAAGATGTCTTTAATGAAAGTCTATAATAAGGAGGTGCATTAGTATTAAGTAGCGATTATTTTACAGAGAGGGGAATGTAAAAATGACAACAACGAAGCATTTTCCAAAGTACATTAAAGAGATAGAAAAACACGATAAATACGCCAAATACAACCGTTCTCACGAAATACCTAGTCTAAATTCAAACTCAGGCCACGGATTAATGCTAAGGGACATATTAAGATTAAGAGATATTGCAGATGTGATCGATGTTTTGATTGATAGCGATTTTGGCAGCACAGAAACAATAAAGGAGAAGGATGAAAAAAAGTAGTCATTTTACAAAGTTAAAGAAATATGATATAATAATATTAGAATAGATGAGGAGGTGAAAGATGACTATAGTGAAAGCAAGGATTCCACACGGTAAATTTGGATATATAGAAATAGAGAGACAAATCGCCAATCAGGCCGAAGAGCAGAAAAACATCGATGATCTAAAAGTATTAATACAAGAAAATTCATTTTATGAGGACGATTCAAACATCAATCCAGAAGTAGTTGTAGAGGGCAAAGTTTGCCCTAAATGTCAAAGTAGCTTGGTTGAGCAAATTGCAATCTCACCTAAAACAAATAAACCTTTTCACAGAGTAAAATGCATAAACAACGTTATGCTCCCAGAAGGCGTTAAACCAGATGCTAATGGAGAAATTGTAGTAAAAGGCAAAAAAATTAAGTATTGTGACCATATTACCTGGATAGCTGTATCATTGAAACCGTAATAGGCCAGAGGCATCCTGGGGATGCTCAGCTTAACGTTCTTTGTTAGTATGTTAGATTCTATTAATGTCTAGTTTATGTAACCGGAGTGACCCGGCAAATGTTTACAAAGTCACAATTATATGTTATAATAATTATAGAGAGGAGGTGAATCATGACACAATCAGCATTAGAGCAGCTTAAGGAGAAGATAACAGGTTTGGATTTCTTATATGCAAAGATAGCCGAGAAGCCTTATGGATCGGAAGTCACCATGGCTAGGAAGACATATCAAGAGATAAAAACCTTGGCCAACCTTGAAAGGAAAAGACTTACGACAGAAGCAAAGAAAGCTAAAGCCGCAAAGTAGTAAATAACCGGTCCGGTTAAATATTTAAGGGTGGGCTTAGCGCCTGGTTAGGCCCACTCTTTTTTTAGAAAGAGGAACTATGCACAAAGAAGATTTAAACACTTGTCCCGCGTGTGGAAGCATTAAAAAAGACACAAATCAAATAGACGAAAATACGGTTTGCGAATGCAGAAGACAAAAAAAATTAGCAGCGCTATATACTAGAACAAATATCCCGTATGAATATTGGTTCAAAGACTTGTCAGATTTTAATGGTAAAGAAGAATATAAGAAAGAGCTGGAAGATTACGTTGGCAATTTAGACAAATATTATAAGCATTCAATTGGATTATTTTTGTGGGGTAAAAATGGTACAGGTAAAACTCTATTGGCCATCGGCGCCTTAAAAGAAGTTTTAAAGAAAAAACATTCATGCTTCTTTGCGTCTTATTCAGAGATTGTCAAGCTTTTTACCAGCGGCTGGAAAAGTGACGTTGCAAAGTCAAACTTTGAAATGAATATAGAGAATTCGGATTTTCTTGTTATAGACGATTTGGGCAAAGAATACAAAACTAATAACAATTTAACCGAAAGCGTGCTAGATGGCGTTATAAGATACAGAAAAGGTCCTACAATAATCACTTCAAATAAAAACGTCGAAGAACTAAAAGAAACATATAGCAGCACATTCGGCGAATCACTCGCTTCGTTGATATACGGCAAGACAATTAATTTACAAATTATGGGAACCGATTTTAGAAAAGACATTAGCAGCCGCCTTCGTGAAATAGTTAAACAAACTAACTATAGGTCTATAAAATAAGGAGAAAAAATGAAAAGATGTTTGCAGGAAAAATTAATTAAGAGGTTCAAATTCTTAAGACCCGCAAAAGACATGGATCGCCATGCCTATAACTTATTCGGTATAGAATGCGGCGATGGATGGTTCAAATTACTATGGGAACTCTGTGCGAGGATAGAGGATGAGATGAAAAGGGAGCCTTCAAAAGAATTTATGGTGGCTCAAATCAAGGAAAAATTTGCAGGACTAAGATTTTATGTATATGGTGTTAACGATAAGATACGGGAATTGATAGATGGAGCGGAGAATAAGTCACTTAAGATTTGTGAGGAATGTGGGAAGAAAGGCAAAATAGTAAAGATAAGAGGTTGGTTTATAACTTTATGTAAGGCTCATGCAGGTAAAAGGAAGGAGGCGAAAGAATGAAAAGTATAACAGAACGATTAGTTGAAAAATGTATAACTACCAGAAAATTAAAACAAGGAGATAGGACAAGACATTTGTATGAATTTGATATTGAGACTTTGGTAAATGTGGTAGAGGAGCTAATCAATGATAATTGGATGAAAGGGCTGCAAGAGTTTCGCAAAAAGTTAATGTTCTGGAAATTGAGGAGGACAAACAATGAACGCAGAATATAGTTTAATTAATGCTGTTATTACTCAAGGGCATATAATACCATTATTAAAAAGAATAGATGCGTCATTCTTTGATGTAGAGCTGCATAAAAATGTGTATTTATTATTATTAGATTATTACAATAAATTCAAGAAAGTGGCCCCATCTTCAGTTATAAAACAAAAATACCCAGATTTCGAACCCATAGAAGAAAATGGTCAAATTGACTTTTTCATAGATGAGATTATACAAAAGAAATGCGAGAGACGTTTAACAAGCATATTATCGGAAAGCGTCAATAAATTAAGAGAAGGCAAGTCTCAGGAAGTGATCGAATATATATCGTCGGAAGTCAAAGGGTTAAAAAACAGCATTCATACCGAAGAAGACATTGATATAACAAAAAACACAGAAAGAAGACTCGATAGATACATACAAACCGCGCAGGGTGCAAATCATGGCCTAATAGGGATTACTTCAGGCTTTAAGTCAGTGGACAATTTAACGGGCGGATTTAAAAACGGCGAGTTAATAGTTGTTATGGCCCCAACGGGAACAGGCAAAAGTTTCCTGTGTACACATTTTGCAAGAGCAGCTTGGCTGGCGGGATATAAGCCTTTGTATATTTCATTAGAGATGAGCGACATACAAATCTCATATCGATTTGACGCTTTAATTACAGGATTAAAACACAAGTTTATAAAACACGCCCAATTAAATGAAGAGGATTTGACCAAATATAAAAAGCACTTGCAAGATATAAAAGAGGGAAGGCCCAGTTTCATTATATCAAATCCATCTAGGTGTACGCAAAATACGGTTTATAATAAAATATTAGAGCACAAGCCAGATATTTGCGTGGTTGATTACATATCATTAATGCAAGATGAAAAGAAAAATAAAGATTGGCAGGCAGTTGATAGCATAATGAAAGATTTAAAAAATATAGCTAACGACAAACAAATATCCATACCAATAATTGCTATTGCCCAGGTTAATAGAGGTTTTGATAGAAATTCTCAAGAGCTTCCACAGTTAGATGATGTAGCCCGATCAGACTCTATTTCTCATCACGCTGATATTGTTATAGCGATACACCAAAATACGGCCCTGAAAGACGAGTGTGAAATGTTGTTTGGTATAATAAAACAACGAGATGAAGAGAATATGCAGATGAAATTGCATTGGGATTTAAGAAATTCTATTATAGAAGAGCCCGAAGAACAAACAGCAACAACTGCAACTACTGAAAGAACAAATGAAGGGTTGTTTGATTGATTAATTTGAAATATATGGAGAATAAAAAAGAATATTCAAATATTAATATTATTGTTATAGAAAATGATAATTATAAAGTATTTTCATCGTTATTTAAGGATAAATGTGCTAGCTAGGAATAAAAATTTTATAATAGATTTTCTTCATTCTAGAAATATAAGAAGAATTAGAATTAGCGGAGATGAGGCAATTTTTTGTTGTCCTTTTCATGGAGATTCTAATCCTTCTATGAGTATGAATATTAAAAGTGGCTTATATAATTGTTTTTCATGTGGAGAAAAAGGATCAATAATAAGTTTTATTTCTAAAATAGATAGTATTAGCAAAGAAGATGCAATAAAATCTTTAGGAGATTTAACTAGTAAGGATATAGCTTTGCTTAATTTAAAAAATGAGCTTGATGAATTATTAACAAGAGAAGAAGTAATCAAAGGTGCGAAACCATTGTGTTTTGAGAATGAAATTCTTAATAGTTATAAATATGACAATTATGATTATATGCTGAAGCGCAGATTTAATCTTCAGACTCTAAAGGAATTTGAGATAGGCTTTGTTGATGATAAGGTAACGATTCCTGTTCGCGATGAAGGTAATAATTTGATCGCTGTATTGGGTAGAAGCGTAGATCCAAATTGTAGAGCCAAATATATGCCAATAGTTCCCGAGAAAGGTTATGAAAAGTCAAAAATATTGTTCGGCCTCAACAAAGTGAGCAGAGATGAGAAAACAGTTATATTAGTAGAGGGCCCTCTAGACGCTATGATGTGTTTTCAACTTGGTCATCCCGCAGTTGCAATTCAAGGAAGTAGTTTGTCTTCATATCAAGCTAAAATTCTTGTAAGACGTTTTGATAAAATTATAATATGTACTGATAACGATAAAACAGGGCATATAGCCGCTAAAAAAATAGTAGATGTTTTAAAATATCAAGTAAAGTGTTATTATTTTAAATATACGTCAGATGATATTAAGGATCCTGGCGGAATGACTAAAGAACAGATAGAGTGGGGAATAAAGCATATGGGCATAATTGTATGAGCAAATGTTTAAGATGTGGACAATGCTGCAAAGATGTGATGATTTCCACCAGTCCAAAAGGATTAAGAGAGGGATATAATAAGTGGAGAAAAGGCAAAAATGATTATATTAAAGATGTTGATTTGATTTATCCAATGTTAATTTTTAAATTTTATTCTAGTAAAGATAAAAGATACCATTATGAATGTAAACATTTGAAATTTAAAAACAAAAAAGCAATGTGTAGTATAGAGCAGTTTAAACCTGAAATGTGTAGTGGATTTCCATATTATATAAGAAAACTTAAAATGACTCTGGACGTAGAAAAACCAAGTCAATATAAAAATTGTGGGTATAATCAATGCTAATGCTTATAGACGGACACAACATGATGCACCGGGCTCACTGGGCCTACAGGCACCTGTCAATAGATGAGCACACTCCAACAGGTATGATTTATGGGTTCTTAGTAATGACATTAACACTAATAAAAAAATATAAGCCTAAAGATTTAATTATATGTTTTGATGGAGGCAGTGGCAAGAGAAAACTAATAGACCCCAATTACAAATCAAACAGAATGCCTCTTAAAAATGGATTCTTTCAACAATATGTCGCCATAGTTCAGTTATTGAAGGACTTAGGCATGAAACAATGTTTGGTAGAAGGCGAAGAGGCGGACGATGTTATAGCAACCCTAGCCCAAAAATTAAAATCAAAAGATAAAGTAATAATAGTTTCAGGCGATCACGATTTTTTACAGTTGATAGATGATAACATATTAGTTTTGAGAGCAGGAAGCGACGACAAAATATATGACAAGCAAATGGTCAAAGAAAAATATGGAGTAGAAGCTAATCAATTGTATGATTTATTGTGTCTTACAGGTGATGGATCGGATAATGTATCAGGCATTAAAAACATGGGTGTTAAGAAGGCCGCGAAGTTAATTAATGAATACGGCAATATAGATGAGATAATAAGCAAATCTGGTGAAAATCCTAAGCTTCAGGCGATAAAGGACAACGTTACCATTTTACAAAGCAACAAAAAGGTGATAAAATTAAATTATGGGATAGATACAAAAATAGATTCAGGAAATAAGAATCTAGATTTGGTCAAAGACATGTTTCACAATTATTTCAAATTTGAGTCTCTAATAAAGAGATGGGACGAAATAGAGAATTTATCGGCAATAGGAGGACAATTAATTGAGTAATGAAGTTGCGGCGAAATTATTAGTGCAGTTTATGTTTAAATTAATAATGGCAATAATAGCCTATAAATTAATAATGTGGATAGGAGGTAAAATAAGCGTATTACAGCTAATAGCAATTTGGATAGCGTTTCATATATTCTGTAGTTCGCGCATAACATTTGAGTCTAGGAGGTGATGATAAGTAGTTTTTTGTGTTTGTAAAATAAAGGAGGATTGAAATGGTAAATTATAAAAAGGGTTTGGATGACGTTTCTAATGAATATGAGGGTAGTGGGTTTTCGTGGTTTAAGGTAAAAGAAAATGAGACCAAGACAATAAGGTTTTTGACTGAGGCCCCGGATATTATTCGTCTGCCTCTTCACTTCATTAAAATAGGGAAATTTAAAGGAAGTGTTATGTGCCAGAACGATCCCGATACCAACAAATTTGATTGCCCGATGTGTAAAGTTGCCCAAAAAGAATTCACTGCTCCAGTTGGTATGGTGGCGGAAAGAATGTTTGCCGTGATTATAGACAGGGAATCCAAGGAGGCGAAATTATTTCAAGGCACGGCTTCTGTTATGAATAAAGTGGCAGAAAGCTATAGACTCAACAAATCTCTAACAAATGTTGATTACTCAATCTCATTGAGGAGAGGCAAGAATAATTTCTTGGAATATTCTTTAAACGCCCTGGTTAATACCGCGGGCGAACTTAAACCAGAGGAAAAGGCTCTGGTAACAAAAATAAACATGGACGATGTTATTAAGGGCTTTACTAAGACTGACGAAGAGGTCACCAAGATTTTAAGGGGAGAATACGCTCCTAAAAAGAAAAGTGGCTCAGTTTTAGACGACATAATGGGCAGCAATAACGTTTTATAATGGAGAAGTTAGAACAAATATTTGAGTTCCAAAAAGAGTTCGGTAGCAGGTTTATCGATTTCGATAAGCTTAATGAAGAGCAGCAGGAATTAAAAACTCTCGAATTCATAGACCACTGTATAGAAGAGCTCATAGAAATGCGCAAGGAAATTCCTCGTAGAAAACACTGGAAGAAATTAACTCCAGTGGATAAGGTAAAATTATTAGATGAATACGTTGATGTCTTACACTTTTTTATTGAATTAGCAATAATTAATGGATGGACAGCTGAAACAATATATCAAGGTTATTTAGATAAGAACAAAGTAAATCATCAGAGACAGGAGAATGGTTATTAATGTATGATGTTGCCATAATAGGCTTTGGGAGAGTTGGTGCTCCCTTAAGCTTATCACTTGAAAAAAATGGATTGTCTGTTGTAGCAATTGATATATCAAAAGATATTATTAATAAAGTTAATAACAAAATAATGCCATTTAATGAGCCTGGATATGATGAGTTGTTATTGTCATCAAAAATACAAGTGTTTGATGGTAATGAAATAGAAAAATATCCAGAAGCGAAATGTTATATAATAACAGTTGGTACTCCATTAATGCAGCAAATAGAGACCGATCTCAGTCAAATTAAAAGAGTTATAAAAACTCTAATTGACAAAGTAGATATTAAAAATAAATTAGTAGTTCTACGCTCAACAGTGGCTCCATATACAACAGAATTTGTAAAGAATTACATATCATCAACATGTAATTTAAAATTTGGTGATGAGTTCTATTTAGCAATGTGTCCAGAGAGAATAGCAGAGGGTAAGGCATTAATTGAACTAGAACAATTGCCGCAAATCATTGGAGTAAGTGATGAAATATCATTTATGCTCGCGCAAGACGTCTTCTCTGTTCTAAAAGTTGATATTCTAAAATGTACTTATATTGAGGCAGAGTTGGCAAAGTTGTTTTGTAATATATACAGATATATCAATTTTGCAATTCCAAATTACTTTACTTACATAGCTGACAAATTTAAGGTGGATATATTTAAACTGTTAAATGTAATGAATTTAAAATATCCTAGAAATAGTGGATTAAAATATCCTGGATTTGCTGCAGGCGCATGTCTTCGTAAAGATTTTGGTATGATAAACGAATATTTTCCTCAAACAGACTTGTTGCTTCAAGCACACAAAATCAATGAATATATGCCTAAATTTTACACTGATCTAGTAAAAGATAAAATTAATGGCAAAAGAATAGGAATATTAGGCTACACATTTAAATCAAATACAGATGATACAAGAGATAGTTTAGTCCCTAAAATGATTAGATATATTGAAAGACAAGTACCATCCAATATTTTGATTCATGAGCCAAATCTTCCACAAGGACAATATTGCGACAAGTTTAATGAATACAGTTTTGATAACAAGTCATTAGATGATGTTATACAAAATTCAGATATTATATTTATAGCCATCAATCACAATGAATTCTCAAAGTTGAATGCGAGTATGTTAAAAGAATACGGTTGTAAAACTATTGTAGATATTTGGGGTATTTTAAACCTAAACGAATTGGTAATTAATTAAGAAAGAGGGGACTTCATGAAAATATTGTGGACTGGAGATAGAGGATTTATTGCTGGTTATGCTATTCAAAAGCTTTTAAACGAAGGTCATGAAGTGTTTGGAGTTGACAATGATTGGAAATATGGACCTGTAAAGAAAAGCTATGATGATTTTCAATTATATCATCACTATAAATTTGATTGTAAAGACAAAGACAAGTTAAAAGAATTGGTAATGGATAATAATATTGATGTATTGGTGTTAGGAGCAGCTATAATTGGTGGAATATCTTTATTTCACGAACTTGCATATGATTTAATGTCAGAAAATGAAAAATTAACGGCTACAGGATTTGATATTGCAGTAGATGCATACAAAGACAACAAATTAAAGCAAGTATTAGCAATATCATCAAGTATGGTATTTGAATCTGCTAACACATTCCCATCAAAAGAAGGTGATCAGTTTATTTGTCCACCACCATTATCGACATATGGATTTCAAAAATTAGCAGTTGAATATTTCGCTAAAGGAGCAAGACAACAATATGATTTGCCAGTCACTATAGTTAGACCATTTAATTGCGTAGGAGTTGGAGAACAAAAAGCTTTGATAGATAAAAAAATATTGAGTGGTAATGTTAATTTAGCAATGAGTCACGTGGTGTCCGATTTAATTCAGAAAATATTTAAAGGACAAAATCCATTACACATATTAGGAAATGGTAATCAAATAAGACATTATACTTATGGAGGCGATTTAGCGAATGGAATATATAAGGCAATCACAGTTCCACGAGCGTTAAATGACGATTTCAATCTATCAACTGACAAAGGACATTCTGTTTTAGAGTTAGCAAAAATTATATGGGATAAGATTAAGCCTGGAGAAGAATTTAAATATATTTCAGATGCTCCATTTTTATACGATGTTCAAAAGAGAGTTCCTAACACTGAAAAGGCTAAAGCTATTTTGAATTTCGATGCAGGCACATCTCTTGAAACCGCTTTGGATGAAATAATCCCTTGGGTAAAGAAAGCCGTAGAAGATGACGTTATATGATGATTTTAAAGTTATAGAAAGTGAAGTTTTAAATTGCAGTAAGTGTGAAAGATTAAGATCAGTTACTCCCAATCAAATGCCTCACATATTCTATGGGAATATAGACGACATAAAGCTTGTAATTGTTGGTAGGAATCCTGGTCTTGAAAATGACACTTCTAAAATTTCAAAAGAAAATTTCATGGATTATTATAGAGAGAAATGGCTAGAGTGTAAAATAGGAAAGTATTTAAGAGAAAAACTTGGAGATGAAGTGATTTTGAAGAAAATGTTTTTTACTAATATATGTAAATGTTCATCACCAGACAACAGCGCATTATTAGAAGAAGAGAAAACAAATTGTTTAGAGTTTCTTAAGAGACAAATTAATTTAATAAAGCCTAAAATAATAATAGCTCTAGGGTCAGATGCTAAAAAAGCAGTCAGTTCAATAGGATATAATTGTTCAACTCATTATTTATATCATCCAACTTTTTTTTTGTATAAACACGACAAAACATTAATTCATCAACAAGACTGCAGTTTAAATCTCATAAAAGGTGTATTATAATATATTGAGTAAAACACAACAAACCTCATCACTAAGAAGCTCTCTCTCAAAAATAGATTTAGACCCAGGTTATTTTTGTAAGTTTGTAAAAGATCAGTTTGTAAGAAATTTTATTAAGCAGACAACTAATCCAAAAATATTAGATATTGGTTGTGATACATGTTATATAGCTGGATTATTGAATTATGATAAGTTTAAATTTTCATATTTGGGATTAGATATAGAAGATAGAGTTTGCAAAGAACATTTTAAAGGTAAAAATCAACAATTTAAAATAATGAAGGATATAAGTGATATTTATAAGTTAGACCAATATGATATAATCTTATTGTTGGATGTAATTGAGCATATGAAAAATAAAGAGCAAGGATTTGAATTAATAGATATGTGTTTTGATAAACTCAAGAAAGGCGGCAAATTAATAATAAGCACTCCAAACCAATTAGGCAAAAAAGTGAATTGGCCTAAATATCATAAATTTGAATATACTTTTAAAGAGATAATGAATCATTGTGAGCATAAATTAATTACATGTTTTGGTTGGAGCATGGATGACGATTTGTTTAAAATTAGTTGTGGAATATTGCCAAAAGAAGTTAAAAGGGTTTTGCATGCAATTAATAATCCAGATTTAAGCAGGGATGTGTTATACGTATATGAAAAATGACATAATAATTTTTGAAGGTCCAGATAGATGTGGCAAAACAGAAATAGCAAAGAATCTTGCAGACATATTGGATTATCAATATTTTAAGAACACAGAAGAGCACAATAACTTTAAAAAAGGTTCTTTTAATGTTTCAATTGAATTAAAATATATTACAAGCCTTCTATCAAACATTGAGGTAAAAGGCAATGGAATAATTTTTGATAGATTTTTTATATCAGAATATGTATATGCAAAAATGTATAAAAGGTCATTAAATTTAAAAGAGATAAAACATTATGATTCATTATATGCAAAATCTAATGCTAAAATAATCTATTGCTATAAAGATAAGTATAGAACTTATGATGATGAAATAATAGACATTAAACATATAAACAAAATAAAAAAGTTATATGAGCAATATTTTAATAAAACTGAGATTAAAGTTTTTAAACTTAAAACCGATGATGAAGATTTGATTAATCAATTAGCTGTGATAATATCGTGGTTAAAGAATGGCAAAAAATGAACATATTATACATATTACAACAATCAATATATAATAAAAATAAGAAATGGATAAGCAGTGACAGTAATATACAAATGATGAGAGGCATCCTGAGCGAATTGATTGAAAAGACAGATTGGAATTTTTATGTATTAATTGCTGAATTAGAGAATTTTGCAGATATTAAAGATTATAAAGAAATTTTTGACAATGAAAGAGTTCATTTTATTCCCTATAAATTTCCAGTAGATGCCTTTTTACTTAGACAACACTTCAACACAACTGAATTCGATCTATTATTTAGATATGGATTGCCTAAAATAGATATTATATGGAACAATATAGCTGAAATTTCTAGGAACATAAAAACCTATTTAAAGTTTAATGTCAAAGACAATATTAAACTAATAACTTGTTGTTATTGGTTGGACACTCCAATGATAAAAGGACAAAATAAAGTTGATATTGATATATCATATGATTGGAGACAATTTGATGGATTTGAGTGTTCTGATTTATGCGTGTTTACTTGTAAATCAACTTTTAATGCATTTTTAAATAATGCAAAGCTTAAATTCAATAATAAATTTATAAAGAAAATAGCTAACAAATCTACTATATGGGATTTTGGCTATTCAATAAAAGAGTTAAATCAATATAAGGTCTCAAATGTGTTTGAAAAGCCAACTATAATGTTTTTAAATAGATTAAGTGAAATAAATTACACAAAACATATGGAGTTTATAAAAGCAATAAATAGGCTAGCTAAAAAGAGAAGTGATTTTCAAGTAGTGTTCACTAATCCAAGCATGAAGGTCGACTTTGAAGAGTTAAATAAAAGTGTTAGCAATATATTTCTATATTCAACAAAGCCATTAAACAGAGAACAATATATAAAATTATTATGGGGTGGAGTGATTTCAGTCCATCTATATACAAAAGAACTGTATGGCGGTTGTGCATCAAGAGAAGCAATAGAGTGCAACAATATAATAGTTACTCCAAAAGTATTTGAATATAGACAAATTTTAGGAGAAAATTATCCATTCTATGTTAAGCCAGGAATAAGTGAAGAGTATAAGGACCTTGATAAGATTTTAAACAAGGCATTAGACGGATATAAAAATTTTATTAAGAGCAATAAATTTAAACAGATATTGGAAAGAAATAGAAATAGCTCATTTGAGAAAATATCAAACAGAGTTATAAAGGATATAAAAGGTTTATGAGCAATAAGGACGTTTTTGTAAAAATATTCAAAGATTTAGATGATGCAAAAACATATAGTCCTAGAAATTTAAAAGTAAAAGAGATAGTTAATTACAACTTCACCATAGAGAATCCTTATGATAGAATAATGAACTTTGAAGGCAGGAACATTAATTTAAAATATATCATCGCAGAGCTATGCTGGTACTTACGAGGTGAACTCAAATTGGATGGTATAGATAACTATTCAAAATTCTGGCTTAATGTCTGTGGTAAAAAAGGTCAGCTTAATTCGAATTATGGGCATTATATATTTAAAGAGAAGCAACTTTTCAACAATGTAATAGATAGACTCAAAAAAGACATGTTCTCAAGACAAGCAGTTATCATTATAAATAGACTAAGTGTTATAATGAATAATGATACAAAAGATCAGATATGCACAACATCGTTGCAGTTTTTGATAAGAGACAATAAGCTTCATATGATAGTTAATATGAGGTCAAATGATTTGATTTTTGGGTTAGGCAACGACTTGCCATTCTTTACTATATTGCAAGAACTTGTATTAGAGATTTTAAAAAAATATTATCCATCTTTATATATGGGAAACTATTACCATAATGATGGTAGTCTACATATTTATGAAAGACATTTTCAAATGGTTAAAGATGTTATAAAAAATGATAAATATGACTCAATAGCATTTCCAAAAATTAATGGTTATAAGGAAGCCATGTATATTATCAACAATTTAGGTTCAATTGAGCAGAAAATTAGACAAGGAAAGGACATTAAATGTGATGATGAGTTTAAATTTACTCGTCAATGTATTATGATATTAAAAACATGAAAGATAGAGATAAGCTTTTTATAGATATTGCCAAAAGAGTATCTGAAATGTCATATGCTAAAAGAAATAAAGTTGGTGGCATACTAGTAAAAGATAAAAACATAATATCTTTTGGATGGAATGGGACTCCAACTGGCTTTAATAATAAATGTGAAGATGATAAAAACATGACTCTACCAGAAGTTATCCACGCCGAAATGAATATATATGCAAAATTAGCAAGAAATGGTGGCTCAGCTAAAGGCTCTGTTTTATATTTAACATTATCACCATGTTATGAATGTGGAAAACTTATTATTCAATCAGGAACAAAAAGAGTGGTATATTTAGAACAGTATAGGAATCCAGAGCCAATAAAATTTTTATTGAAAGCTGGCGTTAAATGTGTTCAATACAAGGAGAAAAAATGAAAGATTTCGTTCATCTTCATGTGCATTCTGAATATTCAATATTAGATTCAGCTGCAAAAATAAGAGATGTAATAGATAAGTGTGGAAAATTAGGCCAAAAGGCTGTAGCGTTTACTGAACATGGCAATATAAATAGCGCACTAAGAGCGTATCTTTATGCAAAGTCTAAAAATATCAAATATATACCAGGAGTAGAAGCGTATATTGTTGATGATATGACTAAAAAAGGTTCTGATGAAGAAGAAGACGAATTTGGCAAAAAGAAGAGACCTAAGAAAAATCACATAGTTCTTTTAGCTAAAAATGATATAGGATTTAAAAATTTATTAAAAATAACTTCATTTGGCTATATAGATGGATTTTATTATAAGCCAAGAATAGACCTCAATTTAATTGAAAAATATAAAGAAGGCATAGTGGTTTTATCAGCTTGTGTATTTGGAATTATAGCAGATAAGATTCTATATTCAACAGAGCAAGATCTGCAAAACACTGTTGTTAAGTTTAAGAATATGTTTGGTGATGATTTTTATTTAGAGATTCAGCCTCATAATTTTAAAGAGCAAATAGTGGTTAATAAGAAAATAATAGAGCTTTCAAAAAAACACAATATAAAATTAGTGGCCACAAATGATGTTCATTATACAAATGAAGGCGATCACATTGCTCAACAGTTTTTAACGATGTTAAACATGAAAATTGCTATCAGTCAATATGATAAAAGTAGATTAAACAATAACACTGGATTTCATTTTAAAACTAGAGAAGAAATGTTTAATGATTTTATGGTTAATCATAAAGAAAATGAAATTGAAATTAATGAAGCACTAGATAACTCAAATTTAATAGCTGATAAGGTTAATGTTGCTATAGACACTAAAACATATAAACTCCCAAAATTCACTCATATAGATGTTGATAAGACGCTTCAGGATTTGATACATTCAAGATGGGATAAAATAAGCGTAGACATGGAACCATCAAAGATTCCTCTTTATGTTCATAGAATAAGACACGAATATAAGATTATAAAAGAGAAAAATCTCTTAGATTTCTTATATATTATATATGATGTGGTTTTATGGGCAAATAAAAATGGCGTTATGACTGGTGTTGGTAGAGGATCAGCATGCGGAAGTCTACTGTGTTATTTATTAGATATAACCAAAATTGACCCAATACAACATGATTTGTTATTTGAAAGGTTTATAAATGCCAATAGAATGGAAATGCCTGACATAGACATAGACTTTGACCATAGATACAGATATAAAATAAAAGAATATTTAGTGTCAAAATATGGTGAACAATGTGTGTCTTCTATAGGAGCTTTCAGCACATTTCAACCTAGAGGTTTATTAAAAGATTTGGCAAGAGTATATGAATTGCCATTAGACGAAATTGATGCTGTAACAAAAACAATTCCATTTGATGCAGATGATTTTGATAAAGCGTTAAATGTTCCACAAGTTAGTGAATATTTTAAAAAATATCCACATCTATTGCCAATAGCAACAAGATTACAAGGTCAAATAAGACATTTTTCTACTCATGCTGCAGGATTAGCAATATCCAATAGAAGTTTATTTGAAAATGTTCCATTATGTAGATATAAAAACGAGTTAATAACAGGATGGGATGAAGGCGGAGAAGATATTAAATGTATATCAGAAATGAAAATAATGAAATTAGACTGTTTGGGGTTAGCAACACTAGGAACAATAAAAGATACGATTGATTTAATAAAACAAACTAAAAAGAAAGATTTATATGATTTCTTATTTTATAAATTACCTTTAAATGACCCAGAGGTTTTAAGACTAGCTCATAAAGCTGACACAACTGGTGTATTCCAATTTGAAAGTTATTCTATTAAAAATTTATTAGAAGAAGTAGGAATACAAGAATTCGAACACTTAGTTGCTGTTAATGCTTTACATAGACCAGCGACATTAAGATCAGGATTTGCTAAAGAATATGCATTGAGAAAGAATAGAATCAAAGAAATAAAATATGTTCATTCATCACTAGAAAAGCCTCTTAGTAGAAGCTACGGACTAATGCTGTTTCAAGAAGATTCAATGAGAATAGCGAGAGATGTCGCAGGATATACATTAGAAGAAGCTGATGATTTAAGAAAAGTTACATCTAAAGGAGCTAAATTATATCAATTAGGCCAAGGACATTTAGTTGATGAAGCAAAACAAAGATTTTTAGATAGATGTGTTAAAAATGGAACAACATTGGATCAAGCAAAAGAGATATTTGGATTTATAGAAAAATTCTTAAGTTATTCATTTAATCGTTCTCACGCTGTAGCATATTCATATATAGCTTATCAATGTTTATATTTAAAGAGATATTATCCTTTAGAATATATGACTGCATTATTGAATAATTCTGGCAGTGAAGACGACCTTAAACTTTATGCTAGAGAATGCAAAAAGATGAAGATAGTTATTCATTCACCTAGAATAAATGAAAGCAAATCAAAATTTGTTATTTTTGGTAGTGAGATGTTGTGTGGATTTTCAATTGTTAAAAATGTTGGTGAAAAGGCTGCTGATAGCATAGTTCAAAATCAACCTTATAGAAATTATAAAGAATTCCTAGCCAAGGTTAATAGAAGAGTGGTTAATAAGAGAGTAATAGCCGCATTGAACAAATATAAGGTATTCAGTCAGTTTAGTGATTTTTCATTAGAACTTACTGAGAAAAAACCTTCTAAAAAAACTAAAATCGAGTGAGTTATCATTTTACGAAAGTGTAATTTCATGTTATAATATATATAGAGGAGAGTGATAAATTTGCCAAGAGGTAGAAAGAAGAAAATTGTAGAGCAGATTCCCATAAACAAATCATCGGAGGATAAACAAAAGCAGTCTAATACGTTAGTGGAATTGACCATGGAAGAATTACTAAAATCAACAGATGACAAAAAAAAAGTTTTAGACACTTTAATGAGGGTTATAAATAAGCAGCATGGTAAGGGCATAATGACGACCGCGGACGACCCTAAATTAAAGATCAAATGCATTCCAACAGGCATTAGGACATTGGACGCCCTGTTGACTAGAGAAAATCAAGAAACCGGATTACCGATGGGCAGGACTATAGAATTGTATGGGCCTGAGCATTCAGGTAAAAGTACTATTGCCTTAAGATTTATTGCACAAGCGCAAAAATATGGATTTATGTGCGCTTATTTAGATAGCGAAAATGCATACGATGAAACTTGGGCAATTAAGCAAGGCGTAAACACTCAACTGCTTCAATATTCGCGATTAGAAAAAGACGACCCAGAATCCATAGAAAAAGATCCTGAGAAGATAAAGAAAATGCCCATGACATCAGGAGAGGTCTTGCAGTTAGTCAGGACCCTGGTAAAAAGCACAATATTCAAAATTGTAATAGTCGACTCAGTAGCCTCTTTAGTTCCAAGGAAAGAGCTGGAGGGCAATATAGAAGACAACCAAATGGCTCTGCTTGCCAGAGAGATGAGCAAAGGAATGAGATGCTTAACTGCGGAAAATAAAACTCAAGGAACCATAATCATATTCATAAACCAGCTGAGAAGCAATATCGGTGTTATGTACGGCAATCCAAATGTTACACCCGGAGGAAGAGCCTTAAAATTCTTCGCGAGTTTAAGGATGAATGTGCGGTCAGGTGAATCATGGCCTAATAAAAAAGAAGCAGAAGCAAAAGAGGTTATTGTTAAGCTTGATAAGGACAAAATATTTGGCAAATGGGAACAGGACGAAAGGTTCTTTTTGTTCAGAGACGGGCATATAGATTTTAGAGAGGATTTAAAGAAAAAGATGAAAGGCACAGACGACGATCCTACGCCAGTTCCTGCCGATGAATCTGGCATTTTTTAATAATATAAAATAGCATTATGGCTATAGCTGTCTTTATGGGAGGCGAAAATGGAAAAATTAAATTGGCGCCAAAGAATAATGAAATGGCTTAAATGGATTATTTGTCGGCATGATTTCACGGACTGGGATTATTGGGAAGATTTTAAAACAAGAATATGCAGAAAATGTGGGGAAGAAGAAATAGAAGAAACATGAAAACCAAATCAAAAAAGCAAGAATTAAGATGGGCAAAATCATTAGACGGCAAGGCCATTCCGGGAAGTGGCAATCAACCGTCTTGGAAGGGCGATGTAGACTCAGGTTTAAATAGTCCAGATTTTCTTGATGATTGGAAATTAGAGTGTAAAACCACAAAGAGACCGTTTTATACTTTGCATATAAAAGACTTAACCAAATTAGAAGGTCAGGCTAAAAAAGTTTCAAGATTACCAGCTTTTGTAATTGAATTTTTAGACGCTTGTTTATATAATGGAAACGAATATGTTATTATTAGAGAACAAGATTTTAACAATGAAAGATTTCCGCATTTATTAGACAATGAAAGCACGATATATCAAATTAAAAGCAAAAACATTAAATTTACTGTAGAAGAATTAGATAATTATTGGTTAAATGATAAAAAAATAGAATTATTATACAAGGACAACCTATATATAATACTAAATAAACTTGATTTCTTAAAAATGATAAGGAGGATTTAATGAATAACGTTAAACACGGTTTAGATGATATAAAAAAGTATTTTAGCGTCTCACAGATCAACACATATATGAGGTGTCCTTTTCAATGGTATTTTAGATACGTAGAAGGCCTAGTAAAGCCACCGGATTTCGGGTTAATAGTCGGAAGCGCAACTCACAAAGCAATAGAGACCAATTTCAAACAAAAAATAACATCAAAAATTGACGCTCCTATGGAATTATTAGAATCAGCATTTAGTGATGAGTTTGATAAAAAGAAATTAGATGTTCCAGATAGGAATGACGAAGGCCAACAAAAAGATATGGGTATAAAATTGGTGAGAATGCATCGTTCTAAATTAGCGCCCCGAATACAGCCTACGCATGTTGAGCACGAATTTTTAATAGATGTTCCAAAACAAGAAATAAATATAGAAAGCAAGTCGGTTATTATAGATATTCCGTGGAAATTTAAAGGCTATATAGATTTAATAGATGCGGACAAAGTTGTTGTTGACAATAAGACAACTGGAAAATCATATCAAGAAGACGCCGCAGACGAGAACTACCAGCTTATGGGATATGGATTTGCTCATAAGCAGATATTTGGAGAATTGCCCAGTGGGGTCAGATTTGATATATTGGTAAAAACAAAAGTCCCAAAATTCCAACAAATTAGATCAACAATTGACGAGAATAAAATTAACAGGTTTTTATTGGCAGCGAGCAACGTGTATAAAGCCATCAATGCAGGAATATTTTACCCTAGACGTGGACAAGATTGTTCCTGGTGCGGGTACAAAGAAAATTGTAAAAATAAAAAGATTTGGTAGGTGATAAAATAATATGACATCAGGAGTTTATATAAGAACAAAACAACATATATTAAATCGAGTTGCTTCTAGAAAGAAATATGATAAAAATGGAATGCTAAGTTTTAAAGATATTCAGCGTCAGAAAGAAATCCAAGAAATGTTTCCTGACTTTAAATTTAAAAGAATAAAAGAAAGTGATACTGGAGTAAATTTATGAAAATAAATAAATGTAAAATGGAACAATTACTTAAAAAACATAAAGGAGATAATTTTGAATGTTGGACGGAAATGGGCGTATCAGAAAGAACATGGCAAAGATATAAACGATTATATAAATTGAATCCAGTTCAATTTGGGCTATCTCCTCATCAAGAAATAATTAAAGATTCAAAATTAGACAGTCTGTCATCAAAATTAAAACAAAGCGAAGAGAAATACAAAATAGTTTGCAAAGATAACGAGTCGCTTAAATCATTATTAGAGGCAACGAGAATCATAGATTCCGCCAACACTTATTTGATAAAATCTATTAAGCACGATAGCAGAAATTTAGTTACAGCGGTTGCCTTGGCCAGTGATTGGCATTATGAGGAAACTGTTCATCTTGCCAATGTTAATAACAAGAACGAATATAACCCTAAAATTGCAAAGGAAAGAGCAGAAATGTTTTTCATCAGCACAGTAAGGCTTCTTAAAATATTTGGCAAAGAGAGCGAAATAGAGAACCTTATATTGGCGTTGTTGGGCGATTTCATTAACGGCCAATTAAGAGAAGAGGCGATGGAAAACAATTCCATGAGGCCCACCGAGGCCATGTTAGAGTCCTGGAAAATTTTATCGGCGGGTATCAATTATATTCTGCAAAACACAGATATTAACTTGACAATACCGTGTCACTCAGGCAATCACGCTAGAATTACCCCCAAAACTCACATGTCTACAGAAGCCGGTAATTCTTTAGAGTATATTATATATCATGGACTTGCATCAGAATTTAAAGATAACAAAAGAGTCAAATTTATTATTCCAACAAGTTATCACTCTTATATAGACATAAATGGATTTACAATTAGATTCCATCACGGCCACGCAATGAAATACCACGGCGGAATCGGGGGGATATATATCAGCGTTAATAAGGCTATAGCCCAATGGAACAAGGTTAAGCATGCCGATCTAGATGCTTTTGCGCACTTCCATCAACTAAGAGATGGCGGCAATTTTATTTGCAACGGTTCTTTAATTGGCTGGAACGAATTCGCTAATTTTATTAAAGCCGATTATGAGAAGCCCAAGCAAGCATTTTTCTTGATAGACCATGAAAGACAAGAAAAGACCATCAACGCTCCCATATTTCTTTCTCGTAAAGATAAAGAGGGGACACAATAATGTCATCAGGTGTTTATATAAGAACAGAATATCACAAAAAACGCTTAAAAGAAAATCATGTTGGAATGTTGGGCAAAAAACAATCTAAAGAAACTATAGAAAAGAGAAGTTCTAAATTAAGAGGTAAAAAAAGACTATTATCTCTACAACATATACAAAATATACAAGTTGCTAATATAAAAAGATGTAAAGGTAATCCCGCGCATAATAAAGGAATTCCATCATCAGAAGAATCAAAATTAAAAAATAGATTATCACATTTAGGTAAAAAACGTTCTAAAGAATCTATTAAAAAACAGAAAGAAAATGCCAAGATAACTTTAAATAGGCCGGAAATTAAGGCAAAAATGCGTCAAAAAGCTGTTCAAAGAGTTTTGCTTAACAATGGTAAATTTCCTTCTTACAGTAAAAAACAAGTAGAATATTTTAAGAATTATGATAAAAAAAATAACGCCAATGGACAATATGCTACTCATCCTCATGAGTATTATATTAAAGAGCTTGGCTACTGGCCTGATTATATTAACTTTGATAAGAAAATAATTATGGAATATGACGAAAAATATCATTTTAATAAATCAACTGGGTTACTAAAAGAACAAGACATTCAGCGTCAACAAGAAATCCAAGAAAAATATCCAGATTTTGAATTTATAAGAGTAAATAAGGACAAAATATGATAGTATTTCCGATTGCATTTTTTGTACTTATGATTTCATTGACAATCATAGGAAACATAATGGAACGTAAGCTTTGGAATAAAGGAAAATGCCCCGATTGTAATAAAAAATGGAGATATTTTGATACTGATAGTCAGGGCGGCAAGGGATATACTTGCGATAAATGTGATAGAACTATTTGGATAAGCTGGCCATTTATAGATAAGAAGACAAACAATGGAGAATAAACATTCGAATTGTCACAATAGGCCAGAAAAACATTGTCAAGAATGCAGAGCTCTAAGAAAAGCAAGAGAAGACAAAGAATACGCTTGGGAAATGGTCGAGTACAGAGAAAAACAAATAGAGGCATTAAAAAAACAAATTAAACAAAAATGGCAGATATTACATAGAATATCTTGTGGAAAAGATAGCAAGTGGATTTCAAATTGTGGAGTTTTATGTGATAAAAAAGGATTATTAAAATCTATAAGCAAAACACTAAAAGAAAAAATGGATAACGGCGAAGACTTTATTTTGGCAGTAAGAAAAGCGATATAATGGAGGTAAATTATGTTAAATGTTAAATTCAATGAGCCATTAAGGGAGACATGCGTGATGTTTTTCTGTCCCGCCTATCAATACATTGTATCATTAAGCAACAACGGAGATTTGAAAGGGCCTGTTAAGTGCCCCAAGATTTTTTGCGATAGAATGAAATTGATTAACGGGGCTTGTTCAAAATGCAAACAATCTAAACCCATTCATCAAGGTTATTATATTAACAGTGCGTTTACATGTTTTGAATGTGACAGCGGCATCGAACAAAAGCATATAGAGATAAAAGAAGGGCCGGCTAAAGAGGTTACCGTATCTCAAAACAAAATTGACGCATTAACGAAGGAACTGTTAGACAAGTCTAAAAATTCTAAGTTCATGCAATATTATAGTGACACCAACAAAGAGCAGCAAAAGATAAGTTTTTACAATCCAATGAACACGTCAAGCTTGCCGCTGGTGTGGGATTTTGATTATGTTAACAACAGCAGCATAGAGGCCTTAAGAATTGAAGTGTTCGCTTTCTTCAAATCATTTTTTGAACATTTTGAGGATGCTCCTAGCTGTCAAGGGTGCAAATATGAAAATACAACTTGTAATGGTATGAGCTGCGTAGATTGTAAAAGAAATAAGAACAGTATGTCAATATTAAAAAAGGATCGTTTTAAAGCTTGAAAATACTGTGTTTTTATAGCAGCAAAGACGACAAGTTTAAAAAGCACAATGAGGAACAACTCATTGAATATACAGATTGTGACAAGAAAAAAAATAAGGATAAATTTGATGAATACGTATTCAGAAAAGCAAATTTACCAGCGTATTATTTTTATTCAGGTGATAAGCTTAAATACAATACAATGGGCTTGTATTTAACAGACAATGATGTTAAAGAGGTGATAAAAAGATATGAGTAGCGCCAATGATAGAGGAGGCCAATATTACAGAGATGGAGGCATAGAGACTTGGGATTATATTTTGTCTCATCATTTAGGGTATTTAGAAGGCAATATCATAAAATATGTGACCAGATACGATAAAAAAAACGGATTGGAAGACTTATATAAAGCTAAGCATTATTTAGAGAAGCTTATAGAATATTTGCAGATTAATAAAAAAGAAGGGGGTGAAAAAAAGTAATGCAAAAGTTAAGAAGTAAGTTTCGCAACAGTTCAAGTTTAGAGAAGTTCATTGATAAGAGTGGTGGGGTTGTAACTGCGGCTCACAAATTAGGCGTGGACAGGAAGACATTGTACAATTTCAGAGTGGAGATGGATCTTATATAATGATATAGGCGCCGACAGGCTTAATAAAGGGAAATATAATGCCCTAATTGGGATGCCAATTGAAAGCCTATATCGATTAATAATAGGAGCCGGTGGTATGTATACTTTATCGATTATACCTCTGCAGCCGGCTTCCTATAAGAAAGTAAATATGATAATAATGGCAATCGACCCAGCAAGTAAAAAAATAGGCTACGCATATTTTGTAGACGACAGATTGATAAAATATGATAGCCTGGACCTGTCTAAGGACACTGATATTAATAGCAGGTATAAGAAAATATATTTAGATTTATCAAACAGGTTGTTAACGCTAAATCCAAATGTAGTCGTTCTAGAAGCGCAAAAGCATTTTTTAAATGCTAAAACTGCGAGAGTGCTTAATGAGGTTGTAGGGATTATCAAAATCTGCTGTTTAATAGAGTATGGATTTTGTAAGTTAGAGGAAATACACCCAAAAACTATGAAGAAAATGGTTACAGGAAACGGAAGCGCATCTAAAGAAGACGTGATAAAATACATTATGAAAATATACCCTATTAATATTAAAGATAAAATCACTGAAGACATGGCAGACGCGATAGGATTAGGCTATGCATATTTTAAGAGGCAAAAGTGTCAGAAATAGAATGTCATGAATGTGCAAGCAGCATAGATTCAGACGATGAAGCTTGTTGCTCTAGTTGCATGGAAGAATTAAATAGTAAATTAGAGGATGCAGAAGAAGAAGTTGAAAATCTAGAATATGAAGTTGAGTGCTTAAAAAAAGAAAGAGATGACGCAATAAAAGAGTATGAAAAATTGGAAGAAAAAAATAAAAAAGGGGAAATAAAGGACGAATCAATATGAAAGATAATACTGAAGTCGACGAATTTATATCATCAATGGGCTCCAGCAAATCTAAGATACCTATCACTTATCAATCTAGCGAAGTAGAGACCATTGTCGAGAAAATAGGGGGTCAGGTTTTAAACAGAAAGCAAAGATATGATAACGGAATTGACGTCGTTTTACAATGTTCTGGATGTGGTGAATATATAGTGCAAGGCAAAGAGACGAATGATCAGGTCGATGAAAGCAAAATATACTGTTTTAGATGTCGCGAATATAAAGTAAGAAAAAATATATTAATATGGTCAAAGAATAATTTATGGATGAAGCCAGAAATGCCTACAATGAGAGTAGAATATGAGAAATTGATCAATGAGTTTATTAAGAATAACAAGCCAAAAATAATTAAGATATAGGAGATAATATGCCTACGGGAATTTATATAAGGACTAAAAAACATAATAAAAATATTTCAAAAACACTAAAAAAGACTTGGGTTAAAATAAAAAATAGCGCCTGTACTTTAAATAGAAATAAAAAAATAAGTAAGGCTAATAAAGGCAGGCTTTCTCCTAAAAAAAATAAAAATTATGAGGAATTTTATGGGATAAAAAGATCTAAAGAAATAAAAATAAAACAGAGTAAAGCTAAAAAAGGTAAAATATTTTCGCAGCAACATTGTAAAAATATAAGCATCTCTCAAAGTGGATTAAATAAGAATAAGACTTATGAAGAAAGATTGGGAGCGGAAAAAGCAAAAAAATGTAAAATAAAACAAAGGCTAAAAGCTATACAAAGAATAGAGAATAATTATGGCAAATGTGAACCTAATTATAATTTAAAAGCCTGTAAAGTATTAAGACAATTTGATAAAATTAACAATACAAAAGGTCAATATGCAGTTTATGGTGACGGAGAGTATTTAATAAAAGGCTTACATTATTTCCTTGATTATATAAATTTCGATAAGAAATTAATTATAGAAATTGATGAGAAACATCACTTTGATAAATTTGATAATTTAAAACTAAAAGATATTGAAAGACAACAGGAAATTCAAAAAATTTACCCAGATTTCAAATTTCTAAGATTTAAAGATAAAGAAATGGATAAAATTTTGGAGATAAAAATATGAAAGATAGTTTGAGCTATGTGATAATTTATATAATTATCTCGGTGCCTGTAATTGTTATTACAGTGTCTATTTCATATTTTATATTGCAAATAATTCCATCATTTAAAATATTTCTTGAGAAAAGAGGTCAAATAGGAGATAAAATAATTGTTGTTAATCCCCAATCAAGTCAACAGCCTGTCGCAAATGATTTTTCAGGATTGGCAGAAATTATAGCGAAAATTACATCAGGACAAAAAGTTGACGCACCGGCTGGACTTAGTGATAAGGAACAAGAAGAAAAATTTGAAGAGATGAAACATAGGGTATTTATTGCGCCTGATAAAAAAACTTCTACAACAAATTTTGAATCTTTAGGTCAAGAGACTACTAAAAAGGATAATATTAATAAAACAGTGAAATTACTAAAAAAGGATAAATAATATGCCCAAAGGAATATATATACGAACTAAACAAAATATTGAAAATTTAAGTAAGGTGCATAAAAATTTACCAAGTCCAATGCTGGGTAAACATCACACTAAAAACGCCAAAAAACTACAAAGTAAATTTAGAAAAAACAAGACCTATGAAGAGATTTATGGGGTAAAAAATGCCAAAGAACAAAGAAAAATAAAGGTTAGGGCTATATTAGGAAATAAAAATCCTATGAAAAATCCAAATATTGCATTAAAAGTTAGTTTATCACTTAAGAATAGAAAATTAACTGAAGAACATAAAAACAGTTTAAGCGAATCTCATAAAGGAATAAAATATTCAAAAGAACGAAATAAAAAAATAAGTAAAAAAAATAAAATTATTTTAAATACGCCAGAAATTAAAGCAAAAATACGTCAAAAAGCTGTTCAAAGAATACTTTTAAACAATGGTTATTTTCCATCTTACAGTAAACAACAAGTAGAGTTTTTTAAAAGTTATGATAAACAACACAACACTAATGGTCAATATGCAACAAACCCACATGAGCATTATATTAAAGAGCTTGGTTATTGGCCAGATTATATCAATTTTGATAAGAAACTTATAATGGAATATGATGAAAAACATCATTACAATAAAAATGATAAACTTAAAAAAGAAGACATAATTCGACAAAAAGAAATTCAAGATTTTTATCCAGAATTTAAATTCATAAGAATAAAGGAGAACGCTATATGAAGGGTGTGGTACTTTGTGGAGGGCTCGGGACTAGGTTGGGTCTCATCACTCAAAGGGTGACAAACAAACATTGTTTGCCGGTATATAATACACCTATGATAATTTATCCTTTGAGAACGCTAGTTAAAGCAGGAATAACAGATATTTGCATAGTGACAGGGGGAAGATATAAGGGTCATATACTGGATTTATTAGGAAACGGAAAGGAATTCGGAATTAATTATTTAACATATGAGTTTCAATATGGGGAAGGCGGAATAGCTGAGGCTTTAAGTTTATGTGAAAGATTTGTAGAGAGCGATAATTGTTGCGTCATATTAGGCGATAATGTATTTGAGACGTTTGATTTAAAAAGCATTGTTAATGAATTTGATAAACAAAATGAGCCAGAGGTTGCCATGAGAATAAAAACCAAGCCGCCTAAAGCTAATTTATTTTTAACTAATGTAAAAGATCCTCAAAGATTTGGAATAGCAGAAATTAAAAATAACAAAATTATTAATATAGAAGAAAAACCCGCAATTCCTAAAACAGATTTAGCAGTCACCGGTCTTTATATGTATGACAATAATGTTTTTGATTTTATTAGAGAGATAAAACCCAGTCAAAGAAATGAGTTAGAAGTGACCGATTTAAATAATTTATATAAAGAAAGAGGCAAATTAAGCTATACAATACTGAATACTTTTTGGAGTGATGCAGGAACACCTGACAGCCTCTTAAGTTGCTCAGAGTGGGTAAAGGAAAAAAATAAAAATGCATAATATACTCATAACAGGCGGCTGCGGATTTATAGGCAGCAATTTTATTAAACATATCATGGATAAAAAAGATTTCAATTTGTTAATCAACGTGGATAAGCTAACATACGCCGGCTCAATGTTGAATGTTGTTGATTTAAATCTAGACACAAATCATGTATTTATTAAGACGGATATAAACGATAAAGCGGCGATCAAATACATTTTGGACAATTACAATATAGACTATATTGTTAATTTTGCGGCCGAAAGTCATGTTGATAGAAGCATTGAAGATAGCGATGCATTTATGCATTCTAACATATTAGGCGTAAAAAATCTTTTGGATTGTTGTAGAGAATATGGCAAGCTTAAATTATTTATTCAAATATCGACAGATGAGGTTTACGGGAGCGCCAAACCGGGGCAATCATTTAAAGAGGACGCTTCATTTAATCCAGGTTCGCCCTATGCGGCATCAAAAGCGGCCGCCGAGATGATATGCAAGGCGTATGCTAATACTTACAAAATACCCATAACTATCACAAGGTGCAGCAATAATTACGGTCCAAAGCAATACCCTGAAAAATTGATACCAGTGGTTATAAGCAAGGCTTTAAATAACGAGAAGATCCCGGTGTATGGAGACGGAAAGAACGAGAGAGAGTGGATTTATGTTGACGACCACTGCGAGGCGATATACCAGATAATAAAGAACAATATCATTAATAAAATATACAATATATCTAGTAAGCATAAAATGAGCAATTTAAGTTTGATTAAAATTATACTTAATAAACTTGATAAAAAAACCAATTTAATAGAATTTGTAGCTGATAGATTAGGACATGATAGAATATATTCTATCAATTCTAATAAGATACGAAAAGAACTTAAGTGGAAACCAACAACTAATTTTTATGATGGTTTATCGACAACAATTAGATGGTATAGGGAGAGATATAATGCCTAAAAAAGGATATAAGCAAACAGAATTACATAGAAAAAATACGAGCATATCTATGAAAGGTAAAAGACATGATTCACCTATAAAAGATATGACTTATGAACAAAAATATGGAGTTGATAAGGCTAAAGAAATTAAAACAAAGCAAAGTAGAAGCAGAAAATATATAAAGTTCTCAGAACAATGGTGCGAAAATATAAGCAAAGCCAAAAAAGGTCTAAATAAAAATAAGACTTACAGCGAAATGTATGGTATTGAAAAAGCACAAGAAATTAGAAAAAAACAAAGTAAAGCTCTTAAAAATAAACATTATAAAGATAAAACTTATGAAGAGAGATATGGAATTGAAACTGCTAAAAAATTAATAAAAAAATTGAGTGAAGCAAAAAAAGGTAAAAACCAAACAGAATCTGCAAAAATAAAAACTAGACAAAAAGCAGTAGAAAGAGTCTTATTAAACAATGGTAAATTCCCTTCTTACAGCAAAGAACAAGTTGAATATTTTAAAAACTATGATATTAAAAACAATACTAATGGACAATACGCAACTAATCCTCACGAATATTACATTAAAGAATTAGGTTATTGGCCAGATTATATAGATTTTAATAATAATCTTATTATGGAATACGATGAAAAACATCATAGTAAACCTAAAAATAAATCTAAAGACGTAATTCGTCAAAAAGAGATTCAGCAATTATATCCAGATTTTAAATTTATAAGAATAGGAGATAATAATCATGTCTAATCGCGTCTTGATATGCGTAACTTCTTATAACAGACAACCCTACACCAAACAATGTTTAGAGGCGTTGTTCAATTATACAAGCGAGCCTTTTGATTTAATTGTGGTAGATAATGGTTCAGCAGCACCTTCATTAGAACTATTAAAGAATTTTGAAGATAAAAAATATGGCAATGGTTCAACTTCAAGAGTAGTATATAATGGAACTAATTTAGGGGTATCAAAAGCCTTAAACATAGGAATGAGATTGAGGCAACCCGGGCAACACTACATGAAGCTCGACAATGACATGGTATTGCCAAATAATTACGAGAGCTGGCTGACTGAGATGATAGACATCACCGAGAACAGCAGACGAGATATTGACAATGTAAAATTGGTAGCATTATCGCCATTTAATTATAATAGGCCTATGTCTGAACATTTTCCTAGGCGTTTTTTGGATTTAACCAATGGGCACAGATATGAAATAGAGGACCCTATGCCATACGCTTGTTTGGGGGCAGGAAAATTTGTGCATTCAGATGTTATAGACAGAATAGGCGGATATAACGAAAAGTTCGGATTGTATGGATTTGAAGACACTGATTATGGCAACAGGGCAATAAGAGTGGGGTTTAAAAATGTATATCACGCAAAAGTTCAGGCAAAGCACATAGATGCCGAAAATTTGCCAGAAAGCGCTGAATTAAGGGCTTTAAAGACCAATGCTCTGAGACATAATGGAATACTGGCTGGAAACGCCAGGATAGAATACGCTCATGACGGCGGAAAGGTTCGCATTCCGCTTTAAGGATGATAAATGAGTAAATCTATAATAAGAGGAATTAAAACAAATCCAGCTGAAGAAGAAATGCACAAGATTTTAAAACTTAAAATTGAGGGAAATATAAATGCATAATCCTATTTTAGTGGCAATGCTTTCATATAATAGAGTAGACTTTACTCAACAAGCCATAGAAGCATTATATAAAAATACCGATCTAATGTTTGATTTGGTTATTTTAGATAATGGTTCTAATGATGAGACTGTCAAGTATTTAAAGTCATTAAATAAAGAAAATTTACATATAATATATGAGCCTGTAAATATAGGAGTTTCCAAAGGAATGAATGTGATATTAGAACATAGAATGAAAGATCAGCATTTTATGAAACTCGATAATGATATGGTTTTTGATGATAGTACCAGTAAAGATTGGCTCGAAACGATAATACACTTGTTAGAATTTCCGTTAGAAATTAACGTGAATGATCCCCGGATTAAAAAAACAAATGTTTGTAAAATAGGCGCAATTGGATTAAAGCCGTATAAATTATTGCCAGAATTTGAAAATAAAATAAATGTTCTGGGCATTAATTTAGAATTGCCGCCAGAAGGAACTTTAGGCTGCGCCACGGTCTACAAGAATGAAATATTCGATAAAATAGGGAAATTTAACGAGGAATACGACAAATACGGATATGAAGACCCGGACCTAAACATTAGATTAGGCATGTCAAACTATATAACGTGTTTTTGGCCAGAAATAAAAATAGCTCATATTGACCCAGGCGGTGAAACAGACTATATGAAATGGAAGCAATTAATGGCTGTAAAAAACAATAAGTTGTATTTTGATAATTATAATGACTATAAGGGCGGTAAGAAGAAGGTAAAAATATGATAAATTTTTTAGATAATGTATTTGGCGTTGCAGATGAATATTTTAAAGACGAAAAAGAATTTAGGCATTTTGGTGGCAATCATCTAAACAAGCTAATAAATAAGCATTGCAGAAAAGACATGACGGTGATCGACGGCGATTGCATCCAACATAAAATCAACTTAAATGGTAAAGAATACATTAGAGACATAGAGTATAAGCATCATAAGGATTCAATGTCACAAGTTCAACTTAATTTATTATTGAGGAGAGCCAAGGATGCTAAAATAGTTATGGAACATGAACCCGATCAAGTAAGGCAAGTATACATAATTCAGTCTGATTATCCTTTTCAAAGAAACAACATAGTAAAAAACCTAATAACGGGGGCTTCTAAAACTCTTAATTATGATGATTTTATAAAATTTTTAAATTTCGAGTTGGAGGTATGAATTGATAGATATAATAATTCCTTCAGGTAATATAAAACATTTAACGCATCAATGTATTAATAGTTTATCATCATTTGATGCAGGAATGTCTTTTGAAACAATAATTGTTGACAACAGCGATGGAGAGCCTTTCAAATTGCTTGCAAATTTTAAAGTTGAAGGAATTAGAATAATCAGACTGAATGGTCAACAAGGGTTTGCAAAAGCGGTTAATGCGGGATTAAAAGAGTCTAAAAATGAATATAAACTAATTCTTAATAATGACACCGTAATAAAACATAATAATTGGTTGGCTAACCTGCATAAATGTTTTAATCATCAAGAAAAAATAGGCATAGTTAGTCCTACGACAAATTTCATAGCTGTAAATGAGGCTAGATGCCCAGGAATAGAACAATTGCCTAACAAATACATAGAAACCTCAGTAGTTTCTGCAGTTTGCTGGCTTGCAAATCAAAAAATAATAGAAGATATAGGATTGATGGACGAACAATTTATGAATGCCTTTGATGATGCGGATTATTGTAAAAGAGTCAAAGAAAAAGGATATAAAATATTCATTGACGGATTCACCTTTATACAGCACCTTGGAAGTCAAACAGTTTCTAGAACTCCAGGATATTACGAGGCATTTCAACAAAGTTCAGACAAATTTACAAAAAAATGGAGGAAATAATATGACAGTAAAAACACTAGACGACATATTGAAATTTAAAATAGAAGAGTTGGGCAAAACAGAAATACCAGAGTGGATAGATAAGATCGAGAAAGAATATGATACGGCGCTTGAATTAACAGACTATGAGTTGACGCCCGCCGAACACGATATTTATGCTATAAAATTTGCCAGAATTCATGACTGGTTTACTATTCAAGTAGCAAGAGCATCATATTATAAAGCGGAAGTGGAAGGCAAGCTAGAAAAAATATTAAGAGAAAATAAAAGAAATGCGCCCCCAAACTTTACCTCAGAAGCCTCAAGAGTTAGGTGGGTAGAAGAAAATGTACCTGATTATGGTAAAATTAAAGACGAAATGTCTCAAGCAATAGGATATTATGATTATTTTAGTGGTAAGATTGAGAGCATAAAAATAAAGCACTATCTTTGTAAGAATTTGGGCAAGTCTGAAAAGTCGGGGTTCAATATAGGATCACACACTTAATGACCGAATTAAAAATAAATAAGAAAATAGAGATTGAATTAAAGCCCTACATAGACGAAATGTTGGAGCGCGTTCATAAGGTAAGGAGAAAAGGAGGTTATGCGACCATTCAGTTAAACGCTAAGGTTATTATTCAAGACGGCAAAGTCACCCAGTTGACATTTAATGAGGAGCACATAAAAATAAAGGAGGAAGAAATATGTTCAGGGACATAACAGAGTTTATAATAGGTGGTCTAATATCGGTTCCATTGGCGATGATTGTAGTTTCTTTTATGAAATGCGAAGGTTTAAGACTGGCATTTTTTGATGTATTGCCCACAGCCATATACATGATAGTTATTTTTATAGTGTTTGAAGCGGCTTCGGCCTATAGAAATATGAGAGAAAGAGAAAATTTAAGGAGATAGGTATGACAGTTATATTATATACTTTGCCTACTTGTGAAAAATGTAAAGGCCTAAAAAAAATAATGAAAGAAAGAAAAATAGAGTTTAAAGAGCTCGACTTGAGTAATCCAGATAATTTAGCTATTTTAGTCATGAAAGGCGTTAATATTTCACTTGCTCCAATTTTGGAAATTGACGGTAAGTTTTACAATAATCATGAAGGAATTTTAAAACACTTAGAAGGAAAACGAAATGAATAAAATATCGGAGATAAATTTATGAAAAAGCAAAAAATTAAGATTAAAGATTTGCCAGAAGATTTTGATATGATCGGGTGTAAGTTAAAAGGTAAATATATTTATAGCGGTTGGAATAAAGGGTTTTGGATGAAAAAGAAGATGAGCGATACTGAAATGTTTCCTTTGTTTTTTAAAAGTTTTGATGATATTAAGAATTGGGAGATAGAAATAATAAAATGACCAAGAAAAAAATTAAAGTAATAACAAAACAATCTAAAGCAGATACTACTGACAAATCACTTAATGTAGAATCTTTTTCTACTTATGAAATGATAACTGAGTGGGATAAATCTAGAGTCGCTGATAGTCTGCAAAAAGAAGCCGGAGTGACTGAAAAATTAGCAAAAGATATAGCAAACGCGGTAGAGAACAAATTATTAAAACTCGAGATTGAAAGCATTTCAACAGAATTCATCAGGTCTTTGGTTGATGAGGAATTGCTTATAAGGGGCGAAAAGAAAAAGCTCCAAAAACAAAAAGCATTAATTATACCCACTTATGATTTAGAGCAAGTATTGTTCGATAAAACTAATGAGAATAGTAATGTTCAATCAAATAGTCCCGAGGCAGTAAACATGTTTATAGCCGAGTCTATATTAAAACAATATGCTCTTAACCGAGTATTTTCTACTGAGGTCGCCAATTCACATCTGAACGGAGAAATACATCTACACGATTTAGGGTATATTGACAGGGTATACAGTCTAGACGGGTTAAATAGTACCATAGAGATTAAAAGTGGCATAAATGGGCCATCTAGAAAAATTTGTATGAAAAATTTATATGATGTTATATGCGAAGAGGAATTATATGATCCAGAATTAGATGCACATATAAAATATCCCAAAGATTTATTTATTAGGGATAAAAATGAATGGGTGGAGCTAAAAAAAGTATTAAAACACAAAACAGATAAGAAAATTTTAAAAATAGACACAACAGAAGGGGATAGCCTATGGGTTACAGAAGATCATCCTTGCATAATTTTAGAAAATGAAATAGAGATTACAAAACAGGCAAAAGATTTAAAAGAGAACGATATATTGTTAAAAATTATATTAATAAATGCGTCAGAAAGGTTAAAAGTGTTTATGCAACAAGTTAAAATAAAAAAAATACAAAAAGTAATTAATTCAAGCGATTTTGTTTATGACGTAACTACAAAATCAGGAACGTTTATATGCAATAACTTATTAATTCACAACTGTTCATCTCATTCATTAGAATACATAAAGAAATATGGATTAAGTTTGCAGAATCTGTCAACAAAATCGTCACCTGCGAAATATGCTTTAACGTTAACAGGTCATTTAAATACTTTCCTAGCTTCAATGCAGGCTTTTTATGCAGGAGCCCTAGGAATAAGCTACGTGAATATATTTTATGCTCCGTTTTTATTAGGAATGACTAAAAAAGAATTAAAGCAACAGGCTCAATACCTTATATTTTCATGTTCTCAAAATGCTTTTAGCAGGGGAGGGCAGACTTTATTTATAGACTTTAATATACATTTAGGAGTACCTAGCATATTAGCAGATGTTCCAACAATAGGTCAAAATGGTAAATATATTACTGAATTAATAATCGATGGTATGGAACCATCAGAACAAAGAAGAGAAAACAAGGAATTCAGAGAATCTTTATGGATATTGACTAAAGAAAGAGACGAATTGACGCATGAGAAAATATTACAATATTATGAGTTATTTCCGCTAGAATATGAAGGCAAGAAAATAATAGAATACATAAGACTTAGAGCTTATCATACAAGGCAATTAACATATAAAGATTTTGAGAAAAAATCTCAAGAATTTGCTCAAGCCTTAATGGAAGTATGGCACGAGGGCGATTCTAATCACGGAGTATTCCCATTTCCTAAATTTGACCTACATGTTAATGAAGAGTGCTTTACTGATGAAACTCAAAAAAAACTAATGGAATATGCCTGCGAGTTGTCGGCAGACAAAGGAATAACATATTTCTTCTTTGATAGGTCAGAGGCTCAATTGGCGCAATGCATTTCTGGTAATTCATTGATCAAGATTAATAATAAAAAAGTACAAATTGAAGATTTATTTGAAAAATTAAGTAAAAATGTCGAAAAAAGACAAGATGGCTCTGAAGTTATAAAAATTAAAAATATAAAAATTGATGATTTTGATATAAAAAATAACAAAAAAGAGAATGTAAATATGAATGCATTGATGAGAAAAAAATATAAAGGTAATATTATTAAAACAATGATTAATAATAAAGAATTAATTTGTACGCCCGATCATAAATTTACTGTTAAATGTAAAAAAAATAATGAGTTAATTGAAATAACTGCAGAAAAATTATATGAAAATAAAGATTTATATTTAATCCCAATGGAGAATTAATAAAAATGTGTAAAAATATGATTAAAAATAAAAAAGGTAGACCTAAAATAGAAAGACAGTTTAAAACATGTAAATGTGGTAAAAATTTCGAATGTAGGATAACAGAAAATAGGAAATATTGTTCATTAATATGTTGGTATAAATTTGGCGATAAAACTAAAGAAAATAATCCAGCATGGAAAGAAAGGGAAACTCACTATTGTCAATGTGGTTGTAATGAAATATTTGAAACAATAATAACATCTAAAAGAAGATTTATTAATGGTCATCAAATGAGAGGCATAAAGCGTAGCGATGTAACAAGAGCAAAATTAAGGGAAGCGGCTAAAGGAAGATTTACTTTAAAATGGTATATAGAAAGATATGGAGAAAATGAAGGTGAAAGGAAATACATAGAACGCAATAAAAAGACAGTTTCTAACAATTTAGAGGCATTAACAGTTAAATATGGGAAAGTTGTTGCTAAAGAAAAATTTGATAATTATCTCAAAAAATGGAAAAGACAATACATTGAAGAATTTTGGATTGAAAAATTTGGCGAAAAGATTGGTAAAGAAAAATATATTAAGAGAATGAATAAGCTTTTTCCCAATTGTTCATCAAAGATCTCTCAAGAATTATTTTTTAAATTATACAATAAATTAAATTTATCTAAATACAAATATGTTTATTTTGACAAATTAAATCATGAATTCTCATGTGGAACTAGATATAATTTTGATTTCGTAATAAATGATATTAAAAAGATAATTGAATTTAACGGTGATAAATTTCATGCTAATCCTTCTATTTATAAAGCTGAAGACGTTTCTAATCCATTTGAAAAATTAACAGCTAAAGAAATTTGGGAAAATGATAGTATCAAAATAAATAAAGTTTTAAATAAGGGATATAAAGTACTTGTTATTTGGGAAAGTGATTATTATAAAAATAAAGAAAAAACTTTTAAAAAATGTAAAGAATTTTTAGAGGAGTAAAAAAATGAAATTTCGTGAAATAGATGATATAAAAATAGAAAAATATGATGGATATGTTTATGATTTAGAAACAGAAAAATATAATCATTATGCTGCAAATGATTTTATAATACATAATTGCTGTCGTCTTCGAGAAACTATAACAGATATGACTATGGTTAAAAATCCTGAAAGTTTGAGATTTTGTGGGTTCCAAAACGTGACTATTAATCTTCCGCAAGCTGCTTATAGGGGTAAGGGTGATTTTAATAAAACTGTAGATGAAATAATCTGGGCAATGAAAATAGCTATGAAAGCCCATCTGCAGAAAAAGAAGTTTATACAAAGTTTAATGGACGATGAAAATAAACCTCTTTGGCAAGTAGGAAAACCATCTGAAGACGGAAAACCATATATCGACTTAGAAAAGTCAACATATATTATAGGAATGCTAGGATTAAATGAGTGCGTTCAAAGAATAATGGGAAAACAGTTGCATGAATCGGATGATGCGTTGAATATGGGTATAAAAATAGTCGCTCATATGTATTCCGAATGTAAAGAATTTGCCAAAGAATATAAATTAAAAGTCGTATTAGAAGAATCTCCTGCAGAAAGTGCGGCAGCTAGATTGGCTAAAATAGACTTGAATAAATTTCCAGAGGCTAAAAAGTATATTAAAGGCAATAAAGATAACGGAGATGTATATTATACGAATTCTACTCATTTTACCGCAGATGCAGATATTGATATATTAGACAGGATAGACAAACAATCTAAATTCAATCAACTTATAGAGGCAGGAGCCATAACGCATGTTTTCTTAGGAGAGCAAAGGCCCACAAAAGAAGCAGTATTTAATTTGGTAGAAAAGACATGGAGAAATACTCAATCAGCTCAATTAACGTTAAGTCCTGAATTGATAATATGTCATGATTGCGGAAGGGTGACCAGAGGCTTTTCTCAAGTTGAAGATGAATAGTTTAATTTTTATAATAAATGTATTATAATAAATATCTGGCGTCATCGGCTAACGGTAGGCCAGCGGGCCTTCAACTCGCTAACAAGGGTTCGACTCCCTTTGGCGCCATAATTAAATTATAAGGAGATAACATGAATTGGTTAGAAAAAATGGATAAATTGCCAGAAAAAATTACTGATATATTTTCTAATAAATGTCCTAAATGTCATAAGAAAATATATAATTGGACAAAAACATATAGATTGTATTTTTTTAGAGTTAAAGGTAAATGGTTTGGTACTTATAGGAATCAAGAAACTATAGACAATGTAGTTTATTATCAAGATAAGAATTTTGAAAAATTAATAGAAAAACTTTATAGGTGGACAAGGAAGTATAAAAATTGGATAAGGGCTGGAGAGGAATACGAAAAAAAAGGAGGTTGAAAAATGGACAAAAAGAAAAAAGTAATCTGTTGCAAAGAATGCGGCTCAGAAAATGTTGATTTATTGACGCGCATAGTTGGATATTTTAGTTCTATCAAAGTTTGGAATAAATCTAAAAAACAAGAACTGAAAGCCCGTCAGAAAGGAAAGTATAAATTATGATTTTAGAAAAAGAAGTCAATCTTATTCAAGATATAGAGATAAAAGAAAATACTCGTAGGCTGGTAGACAAATACGAGGAGAAAATAAAAACTCAACCAACAAGTTTAAGCGGAAAATATCACAGAAGTGATCCTGTTGTTGAACTTCATTTACGCAGAACGACCTGGTTCGCGAATGAATTGTGTAGAGAATTTAATGTTATAGGCATAGAGAGAGATAGCATTATTTCTGCATCGATACTTCATGATGTGGGCAATTACGAATTTTCTCACAAAGGCAATGTAGAAAAGTGTGCCAATTATTACCCAGCAACGGGATGGTGCAGAATGTTTCCTCTTGATCAGCATCCTTTAGAGGGCAAAAAGATAATTGACGAAAAGTCATTTAAAAAGTCAGAAGAGATAGGCAGAATGGTAGCTAGTCACATGAGTCATTGGCACAAAAATTGCCCTCAGCCCACTAAACTAGATGAATATATAGTTTGTATTGCTGATTATTTTGCTTCAAAAGAAGAAGTTTCGGTTGAAGGAATTAATTTAAGTCAGGCTAAAGAAATAGCGAAATAAGGAGGTATAATATGAATGAAAGTGAATGTTTAAAGATGGGTGGACATTGTTGGGATAATAAAAATGCAATAATGACTGATAGTTTAGGAAATGCAGTAGTTCCTGTAAGATTTAAGCAGGTATGTAAACATTGTGATAAAACAGAATTTAAAACAATGGATGAAATGTTGAAAGAAGAAAGATAACATGGATATAAGAGGCTGGCATAAAGTGAGCTTACTGGATTATCCAGACAAGGTAAGCACATTAATTTTCACTTATGGATGCAATAGAAGGTGTCCATATTGTGTGTCAAACGACACTAAAATAACTTTAAAAAATGGTAAAACAAAAAGAGCCGATTTAATTAATGTGGGAGATATTTTAAAAACACCTTTCGGAAAAACCAAAGTTACGACTTATATAGAAGACATAAAAGAACTTTATGAGATTAAATTTAAAGGTGGTAAAAAAATTAAAGTAGGCAAAAATCATTTATTTATGAGTGAAAAGAATTTAAAAAAAGTAAAGAATTTAAAAATAGGGGATATAATTTATGGTGTGTAATTTAAATAATAGCTTAAGAATGAAATTAAACAATCCAATGAAAAATAAATTAATTGTTAAAAAAGTTATGAACACTAAAAAAATAAATCATGTTTATGAAAAAATGGCTAAGAATGCCATAGGAAAAAAAATGTTAAAAGAATCAATTTTAAAAAGACAGAAAACTTATTATAAGAACAATCAGCATATTAAATCTTCTAATAGAATGAAGATTAATAATCCAATGTTCAGAGTTAATATTAAACAAAAGATGAAAAATACATTTAAAAATAAAACTTTCAAAGAAAGAGAAATTATTAATAATAAGATTTTAGAAACCAAAAATAAAACTGGATGCTATAAAAATATGTCCAAAAATATGAAAAAAAATAATCCTATGTTTAATGAAAATACAGTTAAAAAGATGGTCAAAACTATGTATGAGCTTTGGCCAAATAAAAAAAGTGGATTAGAAAAAAAATATGAGAAAATATTTTATATATTAGATAAAAAAATTGAATTTGTAGGTAATGGTTCAGTTTGGATTAAAAGACAAAACCCTGATTTTATATTGAGAAGTAAAAAGAAAGTTATTGAAATGACTTCACATTGGTTTTATAGAACTAAAAATAATTATGCCATTAATAGAATAAAAAAATATAATGAATGTAATTGGAATTGTCTAGTCATTTTCATAGATAAGGATAAATTTAATGATAGCTTAAGATTACAAATACTAGATTATTTAAAACATGATTATTCAGGGGTAATAGAATATGGCAAACTTGAAAAAATATAAAATTTTGAGTATAAAAAAAATAGGATATGACAAAGTTATAGATTTTTCATGTGAACCAATACCATATTATATATCTAATAATATGATTTCGCATAATTGTCATAATCCAAAATTAGTCTTAGTGAGAAACAAATGGAAATTGACTGAAAGAATAAAAGAAGACAAAATCATAAATTTCATTAAGAGTAAAAACAAGACTAAAAAATGGGTGGATGCTATTTCCATATGTGGCGGTGAGCCTACGACCCAATGGAGTTTGATCAAGTTCTGCGAGAAGATAAAAAAAGAATTAGGAATACTTATTAAGGTTGATACAAATGGAACTAACCCCAGAATGCTCAGAAAATTAATAAGTAGGAAATTGGTTGATTACGTGGCAATGGATGTTAAAGTGGATTTATTCAATAGGCGGAACTATAATCTCAGCATCAAGCTAGTAAAGAAGATGAAAAATTATGAATTTCGTTTGACAGCGGTTCCAACATTGGTTAAAGACGACAATATAGAACAAATAGCAGAAAAGTTCAAAGGAGCCAAGAGGTTCTATATTCAGCAGTTCAACAACAAGGTTAATATGCTGAATAACAAATATAAGGATATAAAGCCTTATAAGCGGGCGACATTGGAAGAATGGTGCAAGAAAATCAAGAAAAATTTTGATAGATGCGAGGTGCGCGCGTAATGTGTTTTAAACAAATTCTATGTTTGTTGGGTATGTACAAAGATGAAAAAATATGTTATAATAGTATTAGAGAAGAAGATAAGGTGAATGAACCTGTAAAGCTTTTACGACCAGTTCAAAAAGATATTAAAGAGGGGATGTTATTCGGAGAAGTCTATCCTGCAGAAATACAAAAGATGACGGGAAAGACTTCTCATATGGGCATAGATTATTTAGCGCCAGTAGGAGTTAAGTGTTATGCTTCAGGAGGAGAAATAGTCAACGTTTACGATGATAAAACTTTGTTCGGGTTATATGTAGTTGAGAAGGTAATAATAGATGCAGAGAATACTATATTTTCATACTTTGCACATTTGTCAGAAGCACTAGTTAAAATAGGAGACAAAACGGAAAGAGGTCAAATTATAGGTTTGTCTGGATGTAGTGGGGATGCCACGCAGAACGGGATTCCTCATCCTCATCTTCATTTCGAGGTACGATTAAATAGTAGATTGCCAAGTGCGGCTATTAATCCAGAGCCATATATAAGCGTTGTAGACGAGGTGATTTAAATGAATAATAAAGAATGGTTAATAGACGAATTTAAATGTGCTTGGGGAGATAGCAAAGAATACGAAAAATGGAGGATAGGCCCCAAAGATGCATGGTTTTGGACTGGAACCGTAGAATCAGAAAGGTCAGCAGAACCTATAGTAGAAAAAATAAAATTTTATAGAAAAAAGAAAAAGAGCAAAAGAATACACAAACTAAAGCATAACGCTCTCAATAAGATGAAGAAAATAGGAATTATAGACGAGGCCATATAGTTCAAGTTTTGTGTTAAATGCATTATAATAGGAGATATTAATGAGAATAGAATCATCAATAGCAGACGAAATAATAAAAATGTTAAAAGGTAGAAAAATTAAGGATGCCATTGACAAATTAGAGGGACTGAAATGTAAACATCATATCCCTTTACCATATAATGTCACGCATGCGTCAGGTTACGGGTTGAAAAAAAATAAAACATATAAGCGTTGTTCAATATGCGATGAAATATACGAAGAGATTAAGCCTAAAAGTTGGAGGGCATAATGACCAGAAAAAAAGAGGCCGTGATATGCGACATTGACGGAACAGCGGCATGTGATATGCCTAGGTGGAGTGCGGCGACCAATAACACTAATAAATTGAAAAATGTCAATTGGGATATTTACTTTGACGAGAACTTGCTGTTAAACGACAAGCCTATTAAAGAAATAAAAAAAATAGTATTGAAATATTTTTCAGAAGGTAAACAGATAATATACTTGACAGGAAGGCATGGTAAACTTTTAGGTATCACCAAAAAATGGCTTAAAAACAACAATTTTCCAATAGGAATAGTGTTAATGAGAGAAAATGACGATTATGAAAACATATTTAATTTTAAAACAAGCAAAATAAAAGAAGTATTAAAGAAATATAATGTAGTATTTGCATTGGGCGATTTAAAAGAAGACAAAGCAGCTTATGATTCATTTGGAATACCAAATTTTATTGTAAAAGGGGGGTGAAAAAGTTATGGCAGAAATTACATTCCATCGTCTTGGTGGAGATGTGTCTAAGTTGAACATAACAGAGGAAATATCTGTTAAGGATGCGTTAGACAGGGCAGGTGTAAAGTATCAAACCGGTGATGACATCAGAATCCAAGGCAAATCTGTGGGGCTTGATACGAAGATTACCCCTGATCAAGCGCAGTTTGTCACAGCAGTCCCGAAAGTCAAAGGGGGTATTCACTAAAATTTTAGTGTGATAGGGATTAAGGACGGTGAGTCCGCCGATAAAAATTGGGAGCATTGGACATCTTTACCAAAACCTTAGTTCCGTGTAAAGGAGAAAAAAATGGCTAAAGTAGATGATAAAATAGAAGACAAGAAATTTAAAGAAGAGCAAGAAAGCTATATTCAGACATGTCAAACTAGGCATGACCATAGAATAAAGACTTGCGATGACAAAGAAAAGCAAATAAGCAAGGAAATAGAGCAGACCAGTAAGCAATTAATGTTGTATGTTAGAGCGTTAAATGATATACAAATCGAGTCAAACGACCTGAAAAACAACAAAGAGAAGAGCATAGAAAAATATAGAGAGGAATTCAAGGCGCTCAAGTCTATGAAAAATTACAAAAATATTCAAGTTTCATTTAGCAACAACAGACCGGCGCTGGTAGGCTTTACTAATATGATATATATACAAGATAAAAATCAGTGGTACAAAATAGGTAAGTTTAAAGTTGTTATTCAAGATGGTACTATTAATATCGATAATTTGACAAGTAAAAAAGAGGGGTATAATCATCCACATGTTCAAGGAAACGGCACTCCGTGCCTCGGAGACTTACAATCAAGTTTGCCCAAGTTAATGGGCAATCACGAATATGCGCTCGTGTTTGACATCATACACAAATATTTATGTAGCTACAATGAAAGAAGTCCGTATAAAAAAGTAGAGGCCTGGGAGAGAGTAAGCAAGCCAGGGGATGACGCATAAATGTTAAAATCCAAAATATTTTTAACACCAGAAACATTCAAGAAAATAAGATTTTTTACCGATCTGGCTGAAGGTGAGGTATCAGGTCTAGGTAAGGCAGAGCGATCGGGTAATGATTTTATTATTACAGATGTCTATTGTCTTAAACAATATAACACAGGGGCATCAACTGAATTAGACAGTGAAGACATTGCAAAATTACTGTGTAGACTGTATGAGAAGAAAGAAGATGTTAGCCTGTTGAAATTCTGGTGGCACTCTCATGCTAATTTTGGTGCATTTTGGAGTGGAACTGATACTCATACTATTAGTGAATTTGCAGCCAGCAACAGCTATTTAATATCGCTCGTAACAAATAAAAACGGCGACATATTGGCCAGATTAGACATATTTAATCCAATTGAATGCACTTTTGATAATGTAGAATTGGACGTAATGATAGATGCGAAAGATGCTGCATTAAAAGAAGAGTGCCAGAAAGAATTGGAGCATATTAATGAGTGAACAAAAATATTGGAGACAGTTAGATATAGTTAATAATGATAAGTTAAGCATTCCTATAACTATAATAGGTGCAGGGGCCGTCGGTTCATTTGTGTGTTTGACATTAGCAAAAATGGGATGCACTGATATAACAGTATATGATGATGACGACATAGACACTCACAATATTTCTAATCAATTTTACAGAGAACAAGATTGCGGTAATTCAAAAGTTGAAAGTTTGAAGGCAATAATAAAAGAGTTCGATAATATAGATATTAAGATTGTTTCAAAAAAATACAAAAATCAATCTCTTGAAGGCATAATTATATCTGCTGTTGACAGTATGAACGTAAGAAACGATATATGGAAGAATATCAAATATAATCCCTCCATAAAATTATTCATAGATGGCAGAATGGGCGCCGAAGTTATGAGAATATACACAGTAAAGCCTCATGATAAGGACGAGATAAAGTTCTTTGAAAAATATTTATATACTGAAAAAGAAGCAGAGGAATTAAAATGCACCGAGAAGAGCATAATATATAATGTTGCTGTTGTCAGCGGATTAATAACTAATCAAGTTAAGAAATATTGTATGGAGCAAGAATATAACAAAGAATTGATTTTTGATTTAAAGAACTTGTTGTTTATAAAGAATTAGTTCAAATGAGAAGAAAAATGCATAATAATACTGATGTGAACATAATAGACTATACATTGTCCAGGGAACTGGACAAGATTAAAAGGAAGCGTCGATCAGCTGAAAGAGATTTAGCAGATATTAAATCCAGATATGAATTAGCTTCGGTTGAAGTTGAATATTATAATCATTGTGAAAAAGAAATTCTTGAGAAGTTAGATAGTAAATACATAAAAAAAATGAGCGAGCCTGAATTCGAAAGAGTCAGAAGAGCCAAATATAATAGTTCGGTCAAATATAGACGTAATGGAATTACGGAGGAAAGTATATGATATGTGAAGATTGCCGTCAAAATGAAGCGACATTTGAAGCCATATTTAATATAAATGGCGCCAGGCGCGTTAAAAATATATGTGATGTATGCTATAACAAATATCAACTAAGCAACGACGAACAAGTTAAAGAAATTTATAACAAATTAAGCGACGCCACCAAGAAGTCTATTTATTATGCAAGGAGAGAGGCTAAGAACAGAAGGCATAAATATGTCACCGAATACCATTTATTATACGGAATCGTTCTCGAGCAAGGCAGCACATATAACACTTTAATAAGCATCGGCGTGAATATTGATAGTTTAAAACAAAAAATAGATTGGGCTTTAACTGCTGTTGCTGATTTAGTTGATAGGGGTAGTCAAGTTGAACCACTTTTATCAGTTGAAGTAGCCAATACATTAAAAGCCAGTGTCAATATAATAAATAAAATAGAGTTTCCAGAAGTGGAGCCTGAACATATTCTAATAGCAATCTTGGAACAAAGAGACAGCGAATTGTGTAGAGTGCTGAAACAGCAATTTGGATTAGACATAATTAAGATATTGGAGGAAATAGAGGCTCAATTACCCGGCGATATTGACCTAGTTAGAAAATATAAAGAAAATGATTCTAAGAAAACAGCATTAGAAAAGTACAGCAGGAATCTGACTAAAATGGCCAAAGCCGATGAACTCGATCCTTGTATAGGTAGAACCTTAGAAATAGAGAGAATGATACACATATTGTCTAGAAGGACCAAGAACAACCCTGTGCTGGTCGGAGAAGCCGGTGTTGGTAAAACTGCAATAGTAGAGGGATTGGCAAGAAAAATAGTTGAAGGTGATGTACCTGAAAACATATTAAATAAGCAAGTCTTAGCGCTGGACTTAAACTCGATGGTGGCGGGAACTAGGTTTAGAGGAGAGTTTGAAGAGAGAATAAAGGCTGTTCTCGATGAGGTAAAATCTCGCTCAAGAGAGGTTATTCTTTTCATAGACGAATTGCATACGTTGATAGGCGCAGGTTCGGCTCAAGGAAGCATGGACGCCGCCAATATATTGAAACCCATGTTGGCGAGAGGGGAATTACAATGTATAGGAGCAACAACTCGAGAAGAATACAGCCAACATATAGAAAATGACAAGGCGCTAGAAAGAAGATTCCAACTTATTGACGTTTCAGAACCTACGGTAGACGAGGCAAAAGAAATCTTAAAAGGCGTAAAATATAGATATGATAATTTTCACAATGTGAATATAAGCAACGAGGCTATTGACGCGGCCGTTGAAATGTCAACTAAATTCATAGCCAACAGATTCTTGCCGGATAAAGCAATAGATTTGATGGACGAGGCCAGTGCTAAGGTAAAATTAAGCAAGTTGGAATTACCAGAAGACATTAAATCCCTTAAAAAGCAAATAGCGCTAGATAAGAAAAATAAAAAAGATACTGTAAAAGAAGAAAAACTGCTTAATCAGAAACTCGAAAAAAGAACAGAGGACAATAGCAAAATAGTTCTAAATGTCGAGAAAAACGACATAGCGCAAGTGGTTAGCAGATGGACTAAAATACCCGCAACTGAACTATTGAAGGAAGAGAAAACTAAACTATTGCATTTAGAAGATAAGCTGCACGAGAAAATCATAGGTCAAGACCAGGCAATAAAGGCGCTTTGCAATTCGATACGAAGATCGAGAGTCGGTATAAACGACCACAACAAGCCAATAGGCTCTTTCATATTTGCCGGTAAGACCGGAGTGGGTAAAACTTTAGTGGCCAAAACACTAGCCGAATATCTATTTGATTCTCCCGAGCACTTTATAAAAATTGACATGTCAGAGTATCAAGAAAAACATACAGTTTCTAGACTAATAGGAGCGCCTCCAGGATATATTGGATTTGAGCAAGGCGGGCAATTAATAGAACACTTAAGAAGGCACCCTTATTCAGTTATATTGTTAGATGAAATTGAAAAAGCTCATCCAGACATATTTAACGTATTATTGCAAGTGACTGAAGACGGGGTAATAACTGATGGCAGAGGAAGAAAAGCCGATTGTAGGAATTCCATCATAATAATGACTTCAAACATAGGGGCGTTAAAAAAGGACATTATAGGGTTTAATGCAAAGATCGAAACTAAAGACGAATATGAGAGGCTTAGAACAGCTACAGAGAATGCCATGAAGGAGTTTTTTAAGCCTGAATTCTTGAACAGGATAGACGACGTCATAGTATTCCACAATCTGGAAGAGGACGACATGTATAAGATAGTAGAATTGATGATAAACGACTTGTCTGCAAGAATGAAAAAGCAAGAGCTCAATATAAAGATAGACCAAGACGTCAAGAAGTTGTTGGTGGAATCTGGATTTGACAAAGAATATGGCGCTAGAAGTTTGAAGAAATTCATAGTTCGCAGGATAGAAAATCCATTGGCTGAAGAGATGCTTAAGGACAAATTTAAGCCTAATGACACTATATTAATTACTAAAGAAAAGAAAGAAATAATTTTTGAAGTAGAAAAATGATACCCTTAGTTATTAAAAGATTAGAGCCAGATTTACTTAAAATTTATAACAAATTAATAGAAGACGGATGGAATTGTGTATCTAATAGCAGAATGATATTTATGAAAGATTTGTACGAGGATTTTCATACAAAAGTTACTGTTATTAAGGGACGCAGAAAATTTCGCTGTCAAGTAGACTGGGACTTTTCTAAACTGTTATGGATTGAAAACGATTCAAGGGTGAGGCTGATCGAATTTCACAAGTCAGATAAAACAAAGTGGTTTCGATCAAGAGGACAGTTGGAGAATAGAGAAATATCTGTAGATCAGTTCGGTAATTTGGATGAAATATTAGACGAAATGTTTGACAATATACAAAATATACACAGCATTAACAAGGTCAAGCGATTGCGTTTATTTAACGAAAACATTTAGTTCAAGTTTGTTGAAAGTTGCATTATAATATAATAGGAGGTTAAAACAAATGAACGTATTTGATTATGGAGTTGACTTATCAGGTGTTTGTGATAAATGTAATAAAAAAATAATAATGGGTATATGCGCTTGTGAAAAGACAAATAGAAAATTAGCTTCTATACAAAAAATATTAGCAGTTGAACCCATAGAAGGAGCTGACAACATAGAGAAGGTTAAGGTTCTTGGGTGGCAAGTAGTGGTGAAAAAAGGAGAATTTAAACCAGGAGATTTATGCGTATTTTTTGAAATAGACTCATTTTTGCCCATAAGAGAAGAGTTTGAATTCTTAAGAAAATCTAGTTATCGCCTTTTAGAAGATGGCAAAGAAGGATTTAGATTAAAGAGTTGCAAGCTCAGGAAGACTTTATCTCAAGGACTTGTAATGCCGCTATCTATTTTAGATGGAAAATTAACTTTTTCAGCACCTTCTGGTTTAGAATTAGGAAAAATGATGGAAATGGCAATAGACAAAGTATTAAGTGCAGAAGAAGGATTAGATGTTACAGAAATATTAGGCATTACAAAATATGAGATAGCAATTCCCGTCCAACTGAAAGGAATTTTAGAGGGGAAATTTCCTACAGAAATAATACCCAAGACAGACGAGATACGCATCCAGTCGGAACCCGGTCTTATTGAGGAAATGAAAGGCAAGGAATATTACATCACTGTCAAGGTAGACGGAACAAGCGCCACATTTTATAAGCACAACGATAAGTTTGGTGTATGCGGCAGAAATTGGGAACATAAATTAGAGTCCCAAAACGCTTATATGCAAATAGCACAGAAATACGATTTACAGAATAAGCTGAATGCACTGGGTAAGAACTTGGCGATACAAGGGGAAATCGCAGGGCTTGGCATACAGAAGAATCCTTTGGGACTTAAAGAATTAGAATTATTTGTGTTTTCTATATATGATATAGATAATAGAAAATATTTGGATTTAGAGGAATTTTTAAATACAGCAAGAGAATTAAATCTTAGAACAGTTCCATTTGAAGGAAGAGATTTGGATTTTGATTATATAATGGAAGAACTTATTGAAAAAGCTAAAGGTAAATATGTAGGGACACAGAAAAACCGAGAAGGCATAGTTATAAGACCGATAAAGGAAACATATTCAGAGTTATTGAAAGGGAGATTATCATTTAAGGTTGTTAATGATGATTATTTACTTAAGGATGAAGAATAGATGAGCAAAGAGGGTTTACAAAAAGCTGCTCAAGTATTTATAGATATGCAGCAATTAAGAATAGAGTTTTTAGGGCATTCAAAAGATAAACAAGATATTCTTTTAGGGCAAATGTTGGAAGTAGGTAAAGACGCTATGCAAAAACATTTTGCAGAAATTACCTTAATGGAAAAATATGATTCAATTTAACGCCGGGATAGCTGAGATTAGCGCAACCCTGAAAAGGTTGAGACAATGGTGCGATACCATTTCCTGACACATTCCAGGGTCGGCTAATGGTAGGCCAGCGGGCTTTGAACCCGTTAACGGAGGTTCGAATCCTTCCCCTGGAGTTCAAGTTCGCTGAAAAGTGCATTATAATAAAGATAGGAGAGTGATTAATATGAAAAATTGGATTAGTGTATTGGTAGTTTCAATGTGTTTAGGCGTAATGTTGTGTGGATGCGGTCAAAGCCCTGTAGATAATAGCAAGGACAAGACGTATTCAACAGTTCATCATTATTTTGGGACACAATCCCCCGGCGATGCATGGGACTGGACTACTGAGAATTATACATTTAGCGGCAGCAATGAAATGACAGGCCTTTATTTTTCTGGCCTATATTCAATTACCTCTAATGGATATATGAAGGCAACAATAGAATCTACAAGCGATAATGTGAATATGCCAACCGGAACAATAATATACGGACTAGAAATTCCGGGAACAATGCTGATAATCAAGCCCGGAATAAATGACAATATGAACAGAGTTATTATATGCGCTGCAAAAGCAAATTCCGCCTATGTAGGCAAATTCAATTGGGTGGTTATGCCTGGTGCATATTGGGATAATTTCGGTCCTTCACCAGCCTATGGGACAGGCGAAATAGTCTCTCAACTTGATAACACATATACCGATTATGCTACAGGCAATTATATAGACGGTTCATTTGCCGCCTCATGGCAAACAGACGGAATGATTTTTGACAATGGACTATTTTATGAACCAGGAGAAGACTTTAAAACCTGTATTATGGAAAGCGGAATAGGAGTATCAGATTGCGGCGCTAATAGTAATAGCATAATTAATTTGGGCGACCCGAATACTGAGATTAGTTCTGTTGATGTCGCTGCAGATTTAGATTATAGAGGAGTTATATATTATACCAATGCTGTTGGCGCTACAAGTACGGCAGAAACTAAACTTATCGGAGCCAGGAAAGACCCGTCAAGAGAAGGAGCATTGCAGATATACAATTGGGCAGGGAACAACTTTGAAGATGGAAGCCCAGATTATACAAATTGTATTACTTTGGAATTGGGAAGCAATATCAACAATGGAATATTAAAAGGAAAATATATAGACAGTAATGGAGCTACACCTAATAGTGAAGTAATAATCTCTAAAATTGACAATAAATATATTGTTTTCGGAATATCTACTCTACCAATATCTAATTATCCAGTTAATGTGGTTTTGATACAGAGGTAAAATATGAAATGGAATGAAACAATAGCAAGTCAATGTAGATACGGCGATATAGCTGGACAAGTATGGGGCAAGTGGGATATTATCTGGGAGGACAGTTCGGCTGATTATCAAGGTCATGCAACTATTTTGGCTAAAAAGGGTAAAAAATATTGCTTCTATGAGTGGCATTACGGTTCGTGCTCAGGTTGCGATGGATGGGAAGCTGACGGAAAGACTGGCGACGAAATAGAAAAAGAGATGCGAGACACAGCGATGTGGCTTGATAATAAAGCACAACTCAAAAAGTGGCTAAACATGCTTGAAGGCGACCCTAGAAGTAATGCTAGCATGGAAAGAGGCGGAGGTCTTGCATATGGAATAGATTTTCTAAGTGGAGGCTTAATAGACAGGATAAATGCCATTAGAAAAGAACTTAAAATGCCCGAGCTTAAAAAAGAAGATTTTGATCCTTCAGAAGTAAGCTCGTGTGAAAGCTGTTTTTGTATGACTCACGCTATTAATGGTAAATGCGGAAAATGTGGAGCTGTTAAATAGGCTGGTGCCAAAGTTGGGGTTTGAAGCCGCAGTTATATGCGAATTGTATATAACTCATAAGACTATCTTCGAACACACCAAGCCAAGCTGTCAGGAGCAATTTGCGGTTGAAAAATAGGCGTTATTTAGATTAAGGGTTAGTCGACTTGATTGAATAAGGACATTTTCAACAACGGACAGTCAGCCTAGTTTGCAATGTGTTCAATAGAGGTGATAATATGAAATGGTTATGGAAGAATTTTCGAAAAATTATAAGAGATAATTTCTGGCTGATAGCGTTTGTTATAATAATCGGCATACATCAAGCTCAATATGCCTCTTTAATGTCTAGAATTGACATGTGGGAAGCTGAAATGGGATTTTCTCAAGCAACAGGGTGGATTAATGTAGTTGCGTCTTATTTCGGTAAAGGTGATGGTTTAGAAAAAGCAATTATGTATAGCGGGACCAGAGTCAATGACAAAACATTATTCTTTGCCTCAAGACATGTTCCTATGGGGACAAAGGCAATGTTTTATAATCCTAAGACCAAAAAATATGCCGTAGGAATATGCTTGGACTGGGGGCCGAATGCAAGGTTGAAAAGAGATGTGGACTTGGGACCTGCATTATCAGATAGACTCGGATTCAAAGGGGTTTATGCTATAAGAATGAAGGTACTGAGATAAGGGAGGTAAAAGAATGAGAGCTAGAATACTCTGCTTCTTTATGGGGCATAAGTGGTGTGACCATAGATGTTTGCGGTGTGAGCAATGGCAGGAAACTAAAACCTGTAATACTTGGGGCGAAGAAACAGCAAGCATATTGGCACAACCCTTTTCAGAATCAGTAGGGGGGTTGAGTGCTGAGCAAATGGAAATTGTTGAGAGGCAAGCCCTCGCCATCAAGGAAGCAGGATATGTGAAGAGGGATTGGGTTATAGGGATAGTGGAGAAGGCAAAAAGGACATATTGCTTTAAGCCAATGAAAGGACTTGATGTATTTGACCAAGCAATAAAAGAAATACTGTGGGAGGTAAAAGAATGAAGTGTGACCATTGGGGATGGTTATACCCAAAGTTTATTAAAAGAAAGTTAAAAGTCTTGTGCTGTAGGTGTGATAAGTGGCTAACAAAAAAGGAAATAAAGAAATTATTGCCTGAATGGAAATTGGGGAGGTAAAAGAATGAAGTTAATACCGCCAGATAAAAAACAATGTCAAGCTGAAAAGCCCTGTGGAACTAATTTTATGACATTAGGTGGACTCCCAGTAGGAACGCTTGTGAGATGTACAAACAAACCTACAGTTATAATTACTGAAGCAAATAAAAACAAAAAAGATGGTAAAAAGGGAAGTATGGCATTATGTGATGATTGTCTTGGAGTAGCTTTAAAAGATTTTACTAAAAGGCATTTTGTTATCAAGACTATAAAATAAAATGTGGGAGGTAAAAGAATGAGAGAGATAAAGTTAGACAATCTTGCTATGTTTAATTGTGGTTGTTTAAGTCGGGCATTGGCAATCATAGATGCTCAGATAAAAGAATTGTCAAACAAAGGAAGTGAATAAATAAATGAATACGTTTAGGAACTTGTCAGAAGAGGAATATGAATTTATTAAAAGGACTATAAAAGAAGACCAAGCAATGGAAACTTTGCAAATATGCTTTGTTTCAGATAAACGCGGAAAATTCACCACATGTTTATTGAAGGTTAAAAATCCGCCTCTTTTAGATTTGTATTGTAATGAGATATATGTGGGAAATAGCAAGAGGGTCACTTACGCTAAAATGGCAGATACTTATAATGAAGCGACCGGCAGATTAGTATCATTAGGAAGAGCCATTAAGCATTTAGTCAATAAAGAAAGTTTCGTGTCTTTGTAAGAAAGGAAAAATATGGGAATTTGTATAGTTGACATTGAGTCCACTTGCGATATTTCAAGGAATATAGATTCAGAAATAATCGAAATAGGCGCCATTAAAGAAGATGGAAGTGAATTCCAAGCTTTTATCAAGCCTACAAAAAAACCCTATTCTGTCGAAATTTTGCAAAGAATTAACAAGCATAACGCAAGATCAAGTGGAAAGCGCCGAGAAGTTCAACATTGTAGTTCAAAGCTTCATAAAATGGCTCGGAGAAGATACGATAGTTTCATGGGGCGATTATGACAGGAACATGCTTCAAAAGCAATACTCTTCATATTTTCAAGGTGCTAAATGGTGTTTTAATCATGTTAACCTTAAGGCAGTATGGGCAAAGCTTCACAAAAGATGCAAACAATGCGGTATGAAAAAAGCTCTAGAAATAGAGGGAATACCACTAGACGGAACTCATCACAGGGGGATAGACGACGCTCGCAATATTCTTAAAATATATAAAAAAATAAAAGATAGAATAAATTCATCAGAATTATTAAAAAATGATATAGAATTATTAAATTTAAAATTAAAAGGTCATAAAGTACAACCTTATGAGAAATAAATGTTTTATATAGCGACTTTAATTTATATAGCGGCTTTAATATGGTTTTTAAGTGGTATGCAATGGTAGGTAAAAGTCGAAGTGGTGGAACTGGTAGACACAAGGGCCTTAAAAGCCCTCGTTCGTAAGGACATGCCGGTTCGATTCCGGCCTTCGACATTAATTAAGAAAGAGGGGATAAAATGGGAATAGATTTTTTTAATTTAGAAAGTCCCTGTTTAAACAATAATATAGAATGCAAAAATTTTAAAAAATGCTCAGATGAAAAATTAGCTTGCGCCAGGTTTTTAAAGTATTATGAGAGCATTACAGGTAAAATAGACGTTAATGAGGATATTGCACCTCGTAAAATTTATTATAAAAGGATATTTAAAGAAAATGATATTCATTAATTCGACAGGGGGAATAGAATGGTGTTGCAAGTGTCAAACAAATCAGTTATGTAATAAATTTATTCAAGGTAAGGTAAAAACTTATCAATGTACAGTGTGCGGAACGACCATAAGGACGGAATATGTTAAAGCTAAAAACAAAAGAATTAAAAAGAAATGACGCAAAAGTAATTAAAGAGTTTATTAGCTTATTGAGAAAGCAAAATAAATCTTCAATAACATGTGAGATGCATCTTATTAATGCAGGACCTTTTAAAGTACATTATGAGAGCGGCAAAGTGTATTGTTCAGATAGGGGATATTATATTCCAGGAGACCACATTATATGCTGTCATTATAAAGGATTAAGTTTAAAATACTTATTAGAAACATTAGCGCATGAATTTAAGCACTTCATTCAAGATTTAGAAGAAAAAAAAATAGACATGAACGACGAGGAGGAAGCCGATGGATTCGCTAAGGATTTTGTTAGAGAATTTGGTAAATAATTTACGTCAAGACGCCATGTTAACAGCAATAGAGAGGGATATTATGGATAATAATGAAAGAGAAAACGAAGAATTTAGACAAAGAATGGAATTAAGACACAATTTGACAGGCATTGACGTGGTGGACAGGGACCCATATTACTTTGAAACTACACAACGCAGGTCGGGATTAAGAATCTCAGGTTTTAGTTATCATCGCATTAAGTATTATGTTTTGAAAATGGAAGACGGGAATATCGAAGTTTTTGATGCAAATTTGTTAATCGCAAAACAAGTTCCCAGCAAAAGCGAAATTTTCAAAAAAAGAAGCAAATTACTTAAGGAGGGTTTACTAGATGAAAGCCTATGATTTTCCTATGAAAGATACTATCGACTTTGTAAGAAATAGCAATAAAATAGAGGGTATAGACTATGATTATGCCAAATATGAAGAGGCCATAAAATACCCCGAGACTGTTGATAATGATGAGATACAAGGTCATCTCCGCGCTTATGAGTATCTGGCTGTAAATTATAAAGATGATTTAACAGAAGAGCACATATTAGCGATGCACAAACTACTGACCAAAGGATTGGTGGCCGATAAGCATAACGGCAAGTACAGAGACTGTCTCGTGTCTATTGGGGGCAGGATTGCGGAATTGCCCATTGCAATAAGACCTAAAATGAGAGAATTAATTGTCATGGCTAAAAAAGTCAAAACAATTAAAGAAATATGGGCTATACATGATGAATTTGAAATTGTGCATCCTTTTGTGGATGGTAATGGGCGCACAGGAAGACTTATTCTTAATTGGTTAATGTTAAAAAGTGATCATCCTTTATATATAGTCTATTTTGATAATAGATATGGCTATTATGAGAGAATAGAGCGGTATAGGCGTAAAAAATACGAAGTTTTTAGTTTAAAAAATTACGATAAATAATGTACAAAGTCACAAATATATGTTATAATATATATAGAGGAGAGTGATAAAAAATGTGCGGAACTAAGAATTTTACAATAGCTTTCAAAACTCGCAGCGGTGAATTTCTAGACACTGTTGTAGAAGCTGTCAATACCCCAGAAGAGGCGGTTAAGGCATTGAGAGAGTCTATTCCAGAAGTTGAATCTGTAGTATGGACTGAGGAGAAAAAATGATCGACAAGAAAACTATAGAGCTGCTTCAAATAGCAGTTGTTATATTGTTTTTTATAGGAACAGGATTATTAATTTGGGTGAGGGAGAAAATATTTAAATGAAACTTTGCAAAAATTGGCACTTATATGAGGCTATTGACATAGCTTTACATGCTCACGGCGAACAAGTAGACAAGCAAGGTTTGCTTTACATTTTACATCCTTTATATGTAATGGAGATTGTTAAAGATCGGGGAATAGACTATCAAATCGTAGCAATATTACATGATGTGCTGGAAGATACAGAAATAACTTCAAGCGATCTTCATATGTTTCCAGATTATATTTTAGATGCCTTGAAGTTGTTAACTCATAAAGATAATGAAACATATGGGAATTATATAAATAAAATAGTAAAAAGCAGAGATGAACTAGCAATTACAATTAAATTTGTTGATGCGCATCATAATCTTATGAGGCTACCTCAACTTAAAGACGCTAAAGAGAGAAAAAGATTAGCAAAGAAATATTTAATGGTTCATGAAAAGCTCAGAAAATTAGTACCATAGGAGGTGAAAATAATGTCTCAATTAGGAATTGGAAGCAAGGTCGAATATATTGGACGGTCTACAGGCGTTAGAGGAATAGGTACCATAAAAGAAATCAAGCAAACGGGCATAAATGAATTTAATGTCGAGTTTGATTCAGGCATGAGATGGTGTTCCAAAGAAGAGTTGCAAGAAGTAAAGGGAGGTGGAAAAAAGATGGCAGAAAATAGAGGATTATATCAGGTTGTGGTGGTTAATCCCACTGAAGACGGAGAGGTTCTTTTAAACGAGCTCGTAATAGCAAAAGACATATCAGAGGCCAAGTTCAACGCTGAAATTAAACCAAAGCTTAAAGAGAAAAGCCTTAAGATTGGGTCGGTTGACATAATAGTGAATAAGGTCGGAGACGTTAGACCTTATGCCGAAGAGCAAACTGTTAAGATCGTGGGCGGAGTCGGCGAGTATAAATTGATTAAGGAGGCACAATGACATCAGGCGTTTATAAGAAAACCTTTTGCTGAACAACATTGTATAAAAAAATTAAATTGGTAAGGAGGAGAAATAAATGAAAGCAATAGGCGGAATTCTTGTATTTGTGGGGATAATCGTAGGCCTATACGTTGGAGTTTGGTGGGCTTTTATTGGAGGCATAATTCAAATAATAAATGCCGTTAAAGCAACTCCAGTAGAGGCAATGCCGGTTGTCATAGGCATAGCCAAAATAGTGTTCTCAGGAACATTAGGCTTTATAGCTGGCGCTGTATTATGTATTCCAGGAATGT